ATGAATAGGCGGGCACTTCTCAAGCCGCGCGAGGCCGCAGTCCTTGCCCGCCTCGCCGCCGACGGCGCCATGACGGCGCTGGAGATCGGCCAGGCCTCCGGCCTCTACCCGAATGGCAGGCCGGCCACCTGGGCCGAGTTCGGCCGCCTCCTCGTGCAGCCCCTGCTCCGCGCCGGCGCCGTCACCAAGGCCGGCCGCAAGCCTCTCCTCGACATCACGGAACGCGGCCGCATCGCGATCGCGCTGTTCCGCGCCATTGCCAACAGAAAGGGATCAACATGACGGGATTGACGCTCGAGGAGAAACTTGCCGGCGCCGAAACCCGCGCGCGGCAACACACGGCGGAGAAGCATTTCTTCGAAGCGGCACAACCGTTCTTCCCGCTCGGGTTCTCGATCGGCCGCCGCAATCCTGGACACTGGGACGTCTACGCGAACCGGTGCCCAGGTTATGCGTCGGCGTGGCAAGCCGCCCATCCCGAAGGGTCCACCAGCGCCACTGACAACGATCGAGAGCGCGCATTCCGGATCCGCGGCGGCCCGGGCGACGTGCAGGTGATCGACGAGCGCTGGAATCCGACCAATCCGCACCCGCGCGAGTGGATGAAATTCCGCAGCATCACCGCGGCGATGGTCTGGATCTGCGAAGAGCTCATGCAGGAGCCGAGCGCATGAACGACCCGCTCTTCTGGGCAGTCATCGTCCTGCTCGTCGTCCCAGCCTATTTCCTCGCCAAAACGTGGTTTCAGCCGGCCGGCGTCTCCGCGACCATCGGGGCGACCCTCCTAGTTGTCCTGATCCTGCGATTTGGCATCCCGACGGCGCTCGCCGCCGGCGGATACGTCATCACCACGATTGCGGAAATGACGGGAGGCTAACGTGGCGAACTCGACCATTCTGGCCGCGGCGATCTTCGTCGCACACGCTTGGTACCCGCCCCAATGCTGCAACGGTGACGAGCACGGCGGAGATTGCCGGCCTGTGCCGTGCGAGCAACTGACCGTCGACCCGCGCAATCCCGACCAGGTCGTCTACGGCGACCACGCTGCGGCCAAGGCCGAGATCCGCCAAAGTCCGGATGGCCAGTGCCACGTCTGCGCGCGGCCGTCGTCGTGGAAAATGTTCTGTGTCTGGATGCCGAAAGAGGTGACGTCATGACTCATGTACCAACCGTTACCCATCGGCCCGTGTCCGATGAACGCGCGTTCGAGCTCGCTCGCTGCCTCAAGGATCATCTGACGGCCGAAGAGGCCGCCATTGCGATCATGGAATACGCGACCGATGCCATCGAGCAGGAGCGCGCTGATCGCACCTGGATCTCACCGATAAAAACCGTAGCCGATCTGGTGAACAATCTGCTGACGCTTGACCAGGCGCTGGCGGTCTATGGCGCTCACTTCATCGATAAGACCGAGGACCGCTGCCGCGCCCGTGGGCTGTCCCTCTCGCTCGAGCACGTTGCCAACGGTCGGATCAAACGCGACGCCTCCATTCCGCCCAGCCTCGTTATTTGGACGTCGATCGACCAGCGTCTGCAGGCCGGGCTAGCGGCCACGGTAGAGCCTCACGCAGCGCTACGGGACGAGCAAATCGCGATTGCCGGTAAGGCGCGCGAATGGGCCGAGAACTATTCGCAAGGTTCGGACGGCCGCAACACGTTCGTCCTTTTCGCCGAGTGGGTCGAGCGTCGCGCCGCCCTCCAGCCCGAGGCGCCCGCTCGCGGCACGACACACGCTGTCCAGATGCGCCAGGCGCTGATCGAAATGCGCGGTGCTTTCGTGAAAGCCTGGGGCTTCGAACCGGGGCCAGAAAATACCATCTACCGACCGATACTGGACCGCGTCGACGCGGCGCTCGCTGCAGCGCCGCCGCGGACACCAGGCGCCCGGTGGCGCGAAGCTGGAGAACCCGATCCGCACGGGGTCCGGTACGACTGCGATCGCGCGCAGCTGGCCGGCGGCGACCTGACTGACGACGAAGTGGCCAACGCCGTTTTCCTCGATCCCGGCATCAACAACCTAACGATCGCCAAGGACCGCATCCGCTGGCTTTCTCGCCGGCTCGAGTCCGCCGGCGCGGACCTCGCCAGGATCAAGCAGATCATCGAAGACGTCGACAACCGGGCATTGGCGGCCGACGGCCCGGTCACGCCGACGTTCCAGGAGATCACCGACAACGAACTCAGTCGGATCTTTGCCCTTGCCTCTCGGAAGCCGGAGGACTGGCGGCCATGACGACAATGCCTTTCGCGTTGATCAGCGACATTGACCCAACAGCGATCGCCGAGGTGCTGAAATCGCGATCACCGTATCGGACGCTCCTCTTGGAGTTGCCCTCAGAGGAGCGCTGGCCTTGCAAGGTCCAGTACGATCACCACGGAGCGGTCTATGTGCCTCGCGAGGCGTTTCGGTTCGAGCCGGACCGGCTAGGCCCGTCCGACTGCGTCTGGATCGTTCCGGGCACGACGCCGTGAAGTTCGCGCCTGTCAGCACCGTCGCCGACCTCGAGACGCTCGACCAGGGGCAGATCCGCGAGGGCTATATGTCGGCCGAGCGCGGCGATCCGGAGCCTGGCCCGAACCGCGGGCGCTCGTACTGGCACGGCTGGCGGAATGCCATGATGGATATGGGGGAATTAGAGATCGATGAGGCCGCGAGATCTCTGGTTCGCGAATTGGCGCCTAGCGGCGTCATGAAGGAATTGCCTCGGAGGAACAATGACTGACCTAATCGATAGCGCTCGCGAATTCGCGCGGGAGAAACACGCGGAGCAGCTGCGCAATTACACCCGCGAACCGTACTTCGTGCACCTAGAGGAAGTCGCCGGGATCGCGGAGCGCGCGGGCCTGTCCGAAGCGGCGATCGCCGCGGCATGGTTGCACGACGTCATTGAGGACCAGAATGTCTTGGAGAGCGAACTCGTCCTGCTCTTCGGTCAACGGACTGCGGCCATCGTCAGTTCTCTCACCGACATGCCGCCGACGGCTGCCCTCAACCGCGAGATGCGGAAAGAGATCGATCGCCAGCGTCTTGCGGCGGCGTCACCGGAGGCTCAAGGCGTCAAGTGTGCCGACCTTATCAGCAACACCGCGACGATCGTTAAACACAATCCCGGCTTCGCGAAGAAGTACCTGCCGGAAAAGCGCGCCATCCTCGAGGTTTTGACCCGGGCGCCGGCGCCGCTGCTCGAACAGGCATGGGCGTCGCTGATCGAGGCCGAGCGGCAGTTGGAGGCGACCAATGCCGTACGATGAAGATTACGATTACGGCTATGACGACGCCTACGATTCAGAACGCGACTGCGAGCACGAGCATTACGAGATTGACGTCTGTACCGGTCGAGCCCAGTGCGAATATTGCTCGAAATCCTGGCATCTGTCGGCCGAGGAGATTGATGCCGAACTAGATCGCCAGGCCAACTATCAAGAGGAATGCGAACGAGAAGAACGTCGCCGGCGCAGACGAGAGTTCTGGCGCAAGCTGACTCTGCCGGTCCGATGGCCGATCTTCCGGCTACTCGAGCGGGTCTGGCCGCGCAATTCCCTATCCATTTTGACAGACGACGAAATCTCGTTCTGACGCGTGAGGATGCCATGAAAGACCCAGTCGACCACATTCTACGCCCGCGATTACCGTGGCGCGGCGATGAAGGTGCCATCACCGAATGCGGATACGATGCGGCGAAGGTCAGGACGCTGACACGGGACGAATACTTCGCGCGCAGGAAAGAGCTCGGGCAACGCCGCTGCGCGATGGTGACCTGCATGACCTGCGCCGATACCGCGGCTCGATGGGGAGATTGGGGGGATGATCCGAGACGCGCCCTCGAGCGCGAAATAGCCTGGGAATGCGGGCTCGGCTACCGCACCAGGACCGACCACGGTCAGCGACTACGCGACGAACTCGCCGCGATCGCGACGCTGATCTAGAACCACCCCGACGAATTCGCCGCGCTCAAGCGGGAGATCGAGGAGCGGCGGGCATGGCTGGAGAAGAAAGCCGCGCTGAGCCGAAAGGCGCCGGCACCGCGGCCGGGCCCAGGACTATGAGATTGGCAGGAGCGGTAGGAATCGAACCCACGTAACCGGTGTTGGAAGCCGGTGCCTTACCACTAGACGACACTCCCAAAATTGGCACCGCTTGGAGGAATCGAACCTCTCGTTACCGGGTCCACAACCCAGCGTCCTACCATTGAACGAAAGCGGCAAAGGAAGATTGAGATGGCAACACCGGCACAGAAAGCGGCATCGCGGAAGGTGATGGACGCCGTGACGGCGCTCAACAGCGCGCTCGACGACACCGGCGCCGAGGGCCTGCACGTAAGGTTGCAGACCGTCGACACGTTCGGCCGGCGCAACTCGAACTATGTCGTCGCCGAAATTGAGACCAGGGAGACGGTGTTGCCATGAACACGACTTCATTGCGAGTTGATCTGAACAGCGATGGTCTCTACGCCCTCACCCGTTTGACGAGACGCACCCACCCGGACATCCCCAAGCTCATTCTCGCTTCCACCAGCGATATGGCGCGCGTTTTCCGAGACGCTCACATGGTTGGAAGCTCCGTGCCGGCGCCGAACTTTATGGGCATCAGGATTGTCGAGGATCCTGGGCTCGAGCCCGGCGCGGTCGAGTTGGTCATGAGCGAAGAAGCATCGGACAGCCGCCTTCACCTGATTAGGCTCGGCTTGACCGTAACGCCGGACGGGCTCATCAAGCCTGCGGACTGGTGGAGGAAACGGCCACGTTCCGGCGAACCGTCGTCGACTTAAGGCAATTGGTCGCTCGTGCGGGGCTTGAACCCGCCAGTCCGTCCTTATGAGAGACAGCACCTTACCCAACGGAGGCCGAGCGATGTCGATAATTGAGGCTGAAATAGCCAAGGCGGTAACAAGCCCGTGCCCTCGTCGCGACTGCGAGGTTCAAATCCGGCGAGGTGAAGAGACCTGCATGGGCTGGCACGGACCCACATATGACCGGGACGGCAAACGAACCGACCGCGGAGATCCGAACCGAGTCCATTTCGCTGCGAGGTGCGGCCGGTGCATGCATTCCTGGTCGGTACGTACGCGGCACGAACGGATTGAGGACGTCAGGTGATGGCAGGCGCGGCAGGGATCGAACCTGCGGATGTCGGAATCAAAATCCGATGCCTTTGCCAGCTTGGCTACGCGCCCGTGAATGGTGCTCCCTACGGGAGTCGAACCCGTTTCCTCACCTTGAAAGGGTGATATCCTGACCGGTAGACGAAGGGAGCCATGAATGGTTGAGAGATTGATGCCGCCGGAGCGGATGACGCACTCGGTGCTATTTACGACAGGCCAAATCCACGCATTGCTGATGTTTGCTCAATCGGTCGTGAGATCGCATCCTGAGCTTCTTGCGGAAGCTGAAGTCGCATGGCAGTTCGGCCTCGCCGGCCTTGAGCAACTGCCTGATGCTGCTGATGTCACGATCGAAGGTTATCAATTTGTCGTCGGCGCCATCCGGGAGGCAGCAGCGTCCGGGCAGAAAAAGTGATGGTGCGGGCTGCCGGACTCGAACCGACTTAGCCTGGGTGGAAACCAGGTGACCAGCCTATGGCCCAAGCCCGCGCGTTGTTGTGGCGGAGAGAGCGAGAGTCGAACTCGCCAGACCCGAAGGTCACGCCTCGTTAGCAGTGAGGTGCCTTGCCGCTCGGCCATCTCTCCAATAGGAAACGATCATCGAAATCCTGCATGGTCGTTGGTGCCGCTGGACCGGACAGCGCCCGACGATTATGCATTCAACGAACTCGCGGAGTCGGGGTATCGAGTACGATCAGCTCGGTAATCACAAGGTCGTGCGCTTGGACAGCGCCTTCTTCGCTGGTCCGTTCTTAGCTATGCGCGGGCCACGAGGAAGCAGGCTCTCGATCTGCGCCCGCGCCTTACCCATTTGAGAATAGGCTGGAAGGCCCGGAATCTTCATGCGGCCAGCGTCGATCTTAAGCAAGTAACGGATGAAGGTCTCTCGGACCTCACGCATGTGATGATCTTGCATCTGCTTGCGCATTTCATCCCGAGCAAATAGCTCGTTCACCCCGGTCACCAAGCCCATCTGCTCCGTGAACACTTCCGATAGCATGGCCATTTCAAGATGAGCTAGACCGCACTCCTTGATGGCTATCTTGTCCGCGAGGCCAATCACCTTGAGGTTCGGATCGAGGGCTTCCACAAGTCTCCGGTCATAGAGCCGGGCGACGGTCTGCATCACCAGTTCTTCGGCAACGCCGCATCCCTCGAAAAGTTGGCACAGCTCAGAGACTAGCCAGTGTTTGCTTTCAACGCTCTCGTCACGGACGGAATTGAGGCGCTGTCGCAATAGCCAGAGCAGATAGAAAGCCAACAGCGGCGATTCCGGCTTCTGTGGATTGGTGTAGAATAAGTTCGAGATGAACTCGTTCTCGGTCTCGCTGAACCGGTCATATTCACCTTTGATAAGGGCGCGGTGAGTCCGGTATTGGTCAGTGGTGACGCTTGGGCCGCCGAATTTTGACTTGATGATGTCATCAATCTTCAATTCAGGCGACAGGAAGATCCTCTCCGCCAGCTTGAGCATACGCCGGATGTCGAAGTTACCGAGGCGGCCGATGAGCCCCGACACGTAGTCGTTCTCGACAAATACCTTGCCCACAGCTTCAGCGAGCATTGCCAGGTCGTTGACCTCGACTTGGAATCCCTTGTTCGAGAAATAGGCCTTTGCCGCTTTCGGTTCGGCCTTGACTTTGATTTTCAGGAAGTCGACGCGGCGAGAGATGATTTCCTTGGCATCGGGTACTGGCAGGTAAAAACTTTTGGCAGAATAACTTGCCAACGCTCCCGCCTTCGACAGCCGCCACACCGTGCGGTCGGTGATCGGTACTACGTTGAACACCGGTGCCGCGCCTTCAAGAGAATGCGCCATCTGATAGACGGCATCTTGTACGTCAGTCGGGAACTGATCGGTATTATCGAATACCAGGCAAGGCAGCTTGTTGTGACCGCGCGACGCCCAATCCAAGAGCTTGCGCACCCATTCGTCAGGATTTCTTTCACGGCGATCCTCAAGGTGGATGCCGAACTGGTTCTTGAACTCGATCTTGTTGGTTTCGTAGAGATGTTTGCGAGAGCCGACCATCCAGCGTTGATACTCCTGGAAGTTCATGCCCTGCAGTTCGTCATAGGTCGGCGGGTTGCTGGTGAACACTTCCGCTTCCAGCCTCTCGCGGAGTTGCAGAATGATCCAACTCACGATGCCCTTGGGATCTCCGTGATAGTCTTGCAGATCGACACGCGCGAGAACGCATTTCTCGCGGGTCGCCCGCGGTAACACCTGTTCGAAAAAGCGGTCGATGAAAGTCGATTTGCCCGCACCCTTGTTGCCAATTAGCAGGACAGTTTCCGACCGTTTTGAAGCGATGGTCTGTTCTAGCTCGGCCTGCAACGCACCGCCCCCGCTAGTCGAGATGGGCGCGATAGTATTCAGCACACGCTGAATGATTTTTTCTAACTCGATATCGGCTTTCCGGCTTTCGTTGGTTTCGACGAAGCAATCCCGTAGCATCTCGCGGTCTTGCTCATCGGACAGCCTCGAGAAGAATTGCGAGAACAACAGCGCTGCGTCCTGCGCCAATGGGTCCCGCTTGCGCATCTGGGCATCCGTCGGATTTAGTACGAAGTACTGCTGCTCCGCGTCAGTGACCGTCAGGCCCTCCGCCTCGTTGAGGTGCGCGAGATGCCGCCGCTCGACAATCGGTATGGGTCCGAGCATTTCGGCGAACTTCGCGAAGTTGGCAAAGACCGTTTCGAGGCTCGGGAAGAGCAGGCCCTTGCCTTCCAGCGGTTTCTTGCCGTCAGTCCGAGAGGCCTTAAAGAACAACCAAGTGTTTCCATCGGTAACCACGCCTGTGGCTACGCCGTTTTCCAACGCATAATTCATGGCCTGCTTAATGCCGGCCATCAGCGGCTTAACCACCTGGCCATTTAGAGCCACCGTCATTAGCTCCTTCGATACCGTTGCAGGCGCAAGCAGCCCTACGCGCTTTGCTTCAATGACCATGACGCCTCGACGCTCGCCAATGGTCAGCAGGTAGTCGATGAAGCCCGATTCGGTGTGCGGCTCCACCAACACAGGGGCGTGCTTCCAATCCAGGACCTCGAATAGGACGCGATCCAGCACTTTTAGGCGGGTATCGGCCTCGTTTTGCCCGGCTTTCAGCCCATCTCGAAGCTCCGGTTCGAGGGCATTCAGCCGCTCGAATGCTGCGTCAATCGAATACGTCATGGGGTCGCCCCAGTCGGCTCGAACAGGAGCCTGCGATAAAGGCGATCTTTTAGTCGAAAAACAGCCTGAGATCGAGACTGATCACAGGTCGTTCTCCCGGATGGTTAGCTGGCGCGCTCGGCAGGACTCGAACCCGCATGCGGCGGAGTAGAATTCCGCTGGCCGTCCAGTTGGCCCACGAGCGCTTGCAACAGATCTGAAAAATAATCTTCGGCGTTGGCGCTTTTTCTATGGATGTGCGGGCCGGGATCGAACCGGCTCGTGGCGGTTTTGCAGACCGCAGCGTTCCCATTTCGCCACCGCACCATGGCTGCCTCTCGCGGCCTCGAACCGCGGACCTCCGCGTTCAGAGCGCGGTGCTCTTCCATCTGAGCTAAGAGGCGATGATGGTGGTCAAGGCGGTCGGACTCGAACCGACGGGATCCGGTACCCAAAACCGGCGGGTTAGCCGCTACCCTACGCCCTGATGATGGACGACCCGGAGGGACTCGAACCCCCGCCCTTCCCGTTCGTAGCAGGACGCTCTTTCTCCACTGAGCTACGGGTCGAATTGGCGCTGCCAACGGGACTCGAACCCGTGTCGACCGCTCGAGAGGCGGTCATCCTGGCCGCTAGACGATGGCAGCATTCGGCCATACATTCGCGCGCCTGTAGGAGGCCCCGCATGTCGGACGAAATTGTTGATGAAGCTGACGACTATATCTGCGTCGACCTCGGCGACATCCGGATCGTTGATGGTCTGGGTCGAGAACTCATGCAGAAGGATTACCGTGTCGGCGGAGAGGTATGGCGCGTTCACAAGTACGACGTTGACCCCTTCCCCTCACGACCTCATGCCCATTGCGTCGGCGGCCGAGATCGCCACATCGGCCTGAAGCTTCATCTCGGCACGGCGGCACTTTTTAAGGGCAACGAGCCCATCGGCAGAAAGCTGCACCGGGATCACTTCCTCAGACTTTGCGAGATCGTCAGTAGGAAATTTCCGGATATCGCTCTTCCTCTTCCAAACTAAAGTTTGGCTCCCCGACCAGGACTCGAACCTGGATGGACCGATTAACAGTCGGGCCGCTTACCGTTAGCGGATCGGGAAAGGCTGCGGCGGAGGTTTTCCACCGATCAATAAGGATGATGGACCCTGACCCACACCCTATGGTTGGATGCCTTCGCGCGTGATCAGTGTCCCGCCGGCAGGGTCGTCGGCGACACGATGATCGCCCCAGGAAAATAGCCATGGCCAAGCCAACAGAGGTCTTCACTCCGAACGATGTACCGACGTTCACCTACGTCCAACGACCGGTGCACAAGCTGGAGGACCGGCTCAGGGAAGCATTTGAAGTCCCTAAAATGATTGTCTCGATATCGGGGCCGTCCAAATCGGGAAAGACCGTGCTGGTAAGCAAGATCATCGAACCAGACAATCTAATCCCACTGACCGGCTCAACCATCCGCAGTGCAGACGAGCTTTGGTCGAACGTATTGCAATGGATGGACGCACCGCACTCCAAGTCTGAAAAAGTTGGTTCCACAACGAAGTTTGGCGTTGAGGCTGTAGCCGAAGGCAAAGCAGGCGTTCCATTTCTGGCGGAAGCAAAGGCCGGCGGAAAGGCGTCCGTGGGCCACGATAGAACGGCTGACGTCACTCGCAACTACAAGAGCGACGGCTTGCAGCAGGTGATTAAGGAGATTGCGCACAGCAGCTTTGTGGTCTTCGTGGATGACTTTCACTACATCCCAAAAGAGGTGCAGGAGGAAATTGGAAGGCAAATCAAAGCGGCAGCTGAGGCCGGCATCCGTATATGCACGGCGTCCGTCCCCCATCGCCGAGATGACGTGGTCAGGAGCAACCCTGAACTTAGGGGGCGTGTAACGGGCATCGACAGTGGCTATTGGAGTGATGACGAACTTTCGCAGATTGCGTACTTGGGCTTCCGCGAGTTGAACGTTGATCTCTCACCGAATGTAGTGAGGCAACTCGTTGCCGAAGCCTTTGGCTCACCGCAGCTCATGCAAGCAATCTGTCTGAATTTTTGTTTCGAGAACGCTATAAGGGACGCGCTGCCAGACCAGGTCAGGATTGATCCCGATTTCGTGACGATGCAGCAGGTGTTTGAGCGCACATCGACCCTCACCAACTTCTCCTCCATGTTATCTCAACTTCATTCTGGCCCGAGACAGCGCGGCATGGATCGAAAAGTGTATCTATTTAACGATGGCAGTAAGGGCGACGTCTACCGCTGCGTTTTGCTCGCAATGAAAGCCGATCCGCCGCAGCTTGCGTTCAAATACGACGACCTACTCAAGCGCACCGCTGCGGTTTGCCTCGAGGATCGTCCATCCGGCTCGAGCGTCAGCCAAGCCTTAGAGCAGATGGACAAGCTCGCAAAGCTTGTCCAAGAAGCGACGGTTATCGAATGGGACGAGGACGTGCTCGATATCATCGAACCGTACTTTTTGTTCTTCCTACGATCATCGACTCATCTGAAGTCTATCGCCTAAATGGGCTATCATGGTGGAGCACCTCGGAATCGAACCGAGCTCAGCTTGCTTGCAAAGCATGCCCGCGGACCCAGCGCGTGCCCCGAATGTACGTTGAGGTACACTGACGTACCTCGGAGGATTTGGTGCCCGGAAATGGAATCGAACCACTGACGCGCACGCCTTCAACGTGCCGCTCTACCGCTGAGCTATCCGGGCGAAGTTGCGAGTTTGCGCAATTTCGCAAACCGCCGATTTGGTGCGGGCACCGGGAGTCGAACCCGGGCTGCCGGTGTGGCACACCGACCGACTACCGTAATCATTTACCCGCTTGAATTGGTGCGCAGAGACGGAGTCGAACCGCCACAGGTTTAACCGGCGCGTTTACAGCGCGTTGGGCTCGCCACGTGCCACAGTGTCTGCGCGCAATGGATCTGCTGCCGGGCCGAAGCCGATGCCGATGCCGACTGTCCCTTCCCAGTGCCTCCGAACTTAATCCGAGGTTGCGGGCCTAGCGCGCGGGCGCGACACCCGGCAGCAGAATTGGTTGCGGTGGAAGGGACTCGAACCCCCGACCTTCTGGTTATGAGCCAGACGAGCTGCCGCTGCTCCACCCCGCAATGATCGTGCCCGGGCTACAAACTCCCTGGGCGGCGCCGGCGTACATCCGGCCAGGCGCGATCGTTAGTCCCACGACTAAATTCAGTTCGTGGCGTAACTGAGTCAGGATTATCTTTCACGAAGGCCGAGACCCGCTAGAAATTCGGCGTCTTTTTGGCATTGGCTGACGTCCTTCCGCTTTTGGCAGTTCGCTTCAAACGCGCGTCTCTCCACGCGACATACGCTCAGTGCCTCTATTCCCCTGCCCTTGCCCCTAAGACAGTTGACGAATTGCACGTCGACGGGATCGCGGTTCTGCATCCTTTGCGCCGAAGCAGCGCCGGCCATACCGCAATCTATTTCAGCGTCCTGCACCGCACCGACGCGCGCCACGCAAGCTCGCTGGTAGGCCTCGATCTCGCGACTGCAAACCTGCATCACATCGTTGTCACCACCGTACGGCGGATGCAGATTGGAATGGGCTGCGCAATCGACGATACGTTCCTCAGCCAAGTCGAATGGCGTCTGTGCCGATGAGGTCCCGCAAACAAAGACGGCTACGAGCGCGACGAACATCAATGTGCATAGCCAGCGCTTCATTGGCAATCTCTGAAGTTGGCGGTTGGGGTAGGATTCGAACCCACGGTGCCTTGCGGCACTTCAGTTTTCAAGACTGCTGCCTTAAACCACTCGGCCACCCAACCAATCACGCAGTCCTATCCGCTGGCGCGGCAGGCGTCGGCTCCTTCAAGTCCACCGGCAGTGGCGGTCTCGACGCTTTTCGGACATCTGGCTTCCCCTGCTGGACTCGAACCAGCGGCCTCGGCCTTCGGACGGCCGCGCTCTCACTCCACTGAGCTAAGGGGAAAAACGAACCGGCGGCAGGCTTGCCGCCGCCGGCAATTACTTCTCGAGCTCGACGTCCCAGTACAGGAAGTCCTGCCAGGTCTCGTGCATGAAGTTCGGCGGGAACAGCCGCTGAGCAGCCATCAGATCGTGCTGCGACGGCTCGAACGGCGCCCGCAACGGCTTCAGGTGGAAGCGGTCCTTCCGCGTGTTGCAGGGGCTGCACGCCGCGACGATGTTCGTCCAGGACGTCTCGCCCCCATCCGCGCGAGGCACGACATGGTCGAACGTCAGCTCGCCCCGCAGGTGCTGCTCGCCGCAATACTGGCAACGAAAGCGATCGCGGAGGAAGACGTTGAACCGCGTGAAGGCGACCCGCGTCGGGGGCCGAACATAGTCGCGCAGCGCGATCACCGACGGCAGCCGCATCTCGGTCGACGGGCTGCGGATGACCTGGTCGTATTCCGCGACCACGACGTGAGATCCTTTCACGACGGCCTTGACTGCGATTTCCCAACCGAACAGCGACAGCGGGAAATAGGACAGCGGCTGGAAGTCGGCGTTCAACACCAGCGCCGGATTTGCGGCGAACATAGCGACCTCCATTGATTGCGTTGCGGTTTCTCGTTTCCAAGAAGAAATTCGGATCTTTTGTCGTGGTAGGCGCAGCCGGATTCGAACTGACGACCAAGCCGTTATGACCGGCCGGCTCTACCGCTGAGCTATGCGCCCGAATTGGTCGGAGTGTGACTTGAACCTGCGGCCCCCGTGTCCCGAACGCGGTGCTCTGGCCGGGCTGAGCTACACTCCGTTATGGCGCCCATGGCGAGGATCGAACTCGCCCTCCCGGATCGACAGTCCGGTCCCTTCGCCAGATGGGGACATGGGCAGAGATTGCTGATTTGCTGCTTTGCAACCAAGCTTCTGAACGGGTAAGGTTCGCGCGCCGTTTTTCATCCTGTCCACGGTTTTCATGTCAGTTCACGATCGCTTCGATCAGTTTCTTACCAACATAAGTCTTACGGATGCGCAGAAGCTCGACGGCGCTACCAAGCGCGGTAGCGTGTGCAAAGTGCTGAACGGCAAGTACTACAATTCAACCTCAGACACCGCGAACAGCATCTATGTTGGGTCCTGGGGGAAAGGCACTCGCACGCGCCCGCCGCGCGACGTGGATGTTCTCTTCAAGCTGTCAAATGAGGTGTATCAACGCTTCGAGCAGCGCACCGGAAACAAGCAATCCCAATTGTTGCAGGAGATCAAGAACGCATTGCTGGGCTCGTTCCAAAAGACCGACATTCGGGGCGACGGCCCCGTCGTGAAGGTTCCCTTCGGCACTTACGCAATAGAGCTCTTACCTGCTTTCGAACTGCAGAGCGGCCAGTACGGGGTGCCCTATACCAGTGCTGGTGGTTTCTACAAAACCGTCGATCCTGACGCCGAGGCAGCCGCTGTTTCCAGTTCGAACACCGCAACCAACAACAATACTCGAGATCTGGTCAGGATGCTCAAGGCGTGGCAGGCAAACTGCAACGTCCCGCTCAAATCATTTTATTTGGAGTTGCTCGCCATCGATTTCCTTAAGCAATGGTCGTATGCCGGAAAGAGCAAAACCTACTACGATTGGATGTGTCGTGACTTTTTCGCTTACCTGATCAACTGTGCCGACGGTTATTTGTATGCTCCTGGCACCTACGAAATTATGGCGCTTGGCAGCGCATGGAAATCAAGAGCAGAGACTGCCTATTCAAATGCCGTCGAAGCAACGAACGACGAAGAAAAATATCCTTCGCTAGCTGGCACTGAGTGGCAGCGCATCTTTGGAACGGACATTCCGATTTGATAGAAACACCGGCAGAAGCTCTACGCGCACAGTGCAAGCAACAGTGGGAACGGTGCCTCTACACATCGACCATGCTGTTTATCTGGGTGCGAACTCTAAGGAAGCTACGTATCGCCTTTGTTATCACGCCGATCGTTTTTGGCGCCATAGCCGGCTGGGATCTCATTAGCACCGACAATCGTTTCCGCGTGGCGACGGCGATACTAGCACTCGCGGCAGGTCTAATCCCTGCCGTTTATACCGCACTCAAGCTCGATGAGCACATACCTACCGCTACCCGGCTCGCAGGGGAGTACAAAAATCTCGAGATCATCTTCAAGGATCTAGGTCGCATAGGGCCAAGCAAGGAGATTGCTTGGTTCGAAGATGAATACAGAGCGGCCAGAGACCGGCTCCAGGCGGCAAACGCTGAAGCCTATACTGCACCTGAGTCATACTTCGAGAAAGCCAAAGCCAAGATCGAAAAAGGCCATTATACTTTTGAAGACGAGTAGATGGTGCGGCCGGCCGGAATCGAATCGGCATGGTTTCCCGTCAGCCTCTCAGACTGATGCGTCTACCTGTTCCGCCACAAGCGCTCTTTGTCGACGCCGTTTTCGAGCGGCGCGTTCATATTCCGCGGTGCTGGTCACACCTCGCAAGACCGGACATTTCCGCCACCCGAATACTTGGTGGCAGTTCGGGCACAAGAATTTCAGGTTTTCCGCCTCGTTGTTGCAAAAATCACCGTCGCAGTGCTCAACCTCGAGCCTCAATTCCTTCTCGCGCCAGATTGGTGGGATCTCGCATTCTGCGCAAACGTATGGGCGACCGGACTCGATCAACGCTCGCCGAAGAACGAAGGCCTCGACTCGTTGAGAACCCGTCGGGCGCCGAACAAGAATTTGCTGCCATGGTCGCTTAGCAGTCCCTCCTTTGCGATTTGGCCCCCGGTTTCGCGTCTTGCCTAAAAAGTGCGACGTGTCGATCTCAAATCGCTTTAGCAGGCTGCCAATGTGGGTATACGTTCCACCCGCGAGCCTCAAATCAAGTCGGCGCAAAACATCGGCGGTCGACAGGCTATCTGCGGCTGCTGCCGCCAATACTTCCCTCGTGTATTTCATGCCGGGAGTCTACCCGCGGTCGAGCGGTGGATCGGTAAGGTAGTTGGCAGTCATCCACCGCCGAATTGGAGGACCTGGTCGGACTCGAACCGACGATGGCTTGCGCCGACGGACTAAGAATCCGCTCCCTTAGCCGCTGGGGGCACAGGTCCGTTGATGGAGGATCCGGGTGGTTTCGAACCACTTGCGCACGGGTTAAAAGGCCGCTCCATCTCCAGTCAGGTATAACGCTCCGGATCCATCTTCCCGATGGTTGCGGCGGCGAGCCGCTCCGGTTTCGCGTGGCGCGCTGCGATGGCGTCGCCCTCCGCCTTGGCGCGCGCGAGCGCGGCCTGGCTCTCGGCCGACAGGACGTGCACACCCGGCGGCAGGATCGCCGGCGGCATGCGCTGCATCAGCGTCGTCAGAACAACCATGATCGGCGTCCTCGTTGTTGGTGCTCCAGTCAGGAATCGAACCTGCGTCAACCGCTTATCGAGCGGTCGCACTGCCACTGTGCTACAAGAGCGTTGAAGTTGGTGCGTCCGGATGGAATTGAACCACCGGCATCGACCATGTCGAGATCGCGCTCTACCACTGAGCTACGGACGCGAATTGGTGCTCCCGGCTCGGATCGAACGAGCGCATGTCGGTGTGTAAAACCGATGCCTTAACCGCTTGGCGACGGGAGCGAAGACATGCAAGACCGGATCGCGGCCGAGCTCCTCGAGATTGAGGCCATTCTCATGGACGATCGTTTGGCCGAGGAAGACCGCGCTGCGCTTCACGGCGCTCAGCAGGCGCTCCGCAACGCTTTGGATCCGAACACTTGGCAACCTGCATCCCTAACGTTCTATCGTCTCGGTGCGCGCCCAACGCTTGCCGGACCGGCGCAGCATTGATGGTGCCCCAGGCCGGGCCCGAACCGGCAACAGAAACTGCTTTCGAGGCAGCGGCATCTACCATGTTCCGCCACCGGGGCAGTTGTTTCAAATTGAAATAGCTGGTGCGGACGGAGGGGATCGAACCCACACTCCGAAGAACCGGTTCCTGAGACCGGCGCGTCTACCAAATTCCGCCACATCCGCAATGATGGTGGTGCCACCGTAGGCTTCTGGCGTTTGCACCTGCCGCGAGCGTCACGGCACCGACAAACGTCGACGCCTGGGTGACGCCGCCGCTCTATACCGGCAAGAATCCCAACATTATGTCCACCCGCTATGATGCAAGCCCAGCGATCAATGCGCATCGGCGTTCGTGTAGGCATCGACAACATCCCGTTTTCACGCAGGAATGACTCGTTTGGCCCGCCATGGCGCCGACTTTACGGGGGCGCCGCTCGCGCAGTCACGCCTTCGTGCTATGCGCATCCCGGTGTGATTTACGCCCTTGGAAGCGCGTGCCTCGTAGCTTCCCCCGTGCTAGACAACACGAGCCAAGCCATTGGTGGTTTTTTGGCAGGAGAAAGGAGAAAAAAATGCGCGCCGAAGAAGTGCGAGTCACGATCGGCATCGCCGGTAGAACCGGCAATGCCGTCTTGGTCCTCGTCATCGTGCTTACCTGGATCACGGCCTGCCAGTACGTGTTCTAAACGAACTGGCTTTGACAACTGAGGCGTCACGCCGGTGGGTTGCAGCCATCGGCGTGACGAAAACTAGCACCTCTTGGCTGATCAGAACAAGCCCGGATCGTTGGTGCCCGCAGCATGGGATCGAACCTGCGACCTCTCGCCTACAATGCGAGCGCTGCTACCGCTGAGCTATGCGGGCGTGGTGCCGGCGGCCAGATTTGAACTGGCGACCTTCGCGTTACGAGTGCGCTGCGCTACCGCTGCGCCACGCCGGCGAGAGAGAAATTCACAAACGGCCGGGACGAGCCCGGCCAATAGAAAACCTATCGCTGCCTGAAACCACCGTTTGCCGCTCCACTGAAAGAGACCGGTACCGGTCAGCGAGATCGCCTTATGTCCTTGCGGGGGCGACCATCCCGTAGTCGAAATTCACGTCATGCAGCCGTGCGCGCGCCGCGGCGGTGCGGCTGCGCTCGGTTGAGGTAATCGAGGTAGATCTTGCGAGCCTGGGCCTCGGTCACGCCGCGGCGAACCACAACGGTCCGCACGAAGGCGAGCGCTACCGGAGAGGAGAAAATCCTCTGCTGGGCGCGGTTCTCGAGTCCTGTGGTGGTGTTGGTGCGGGCCATCTGCCCTCTCCGCCTGATGTGGCGGAGGGTGGATTCCCGCCGCCGGTTACGCTCTTGCTATCCTGGATGTCCCGAGATTTTCGGGGCGTAGATAGCTTGGACCTTGCTTCGTCACGGACATGCGCGACCAATCGCACGGCCGAATAAACGGCAGCGCGGCGGCGGCTTTCGCGACGATATGTGAGCGTGATCGCAACACAGCTTTGGTCCTCAGAGCCTGCAAATCATTTGCCGGCGGTTCGATGGGGCAGCGGTATGCGCAGAACTTCGCGAATCCGTCAAGTCCCCTGCTTCCCACAATCGCTGAGCGAGGCATCCGTTCGGCGCCGCCACGGGCAGTATGGCGTCTCGGGTAACTCCCTCAACATATGGACGATTTGACTCTCGCGGAGCACGCCGCATTCACTGCGGCATCATGACCGAAAAAATTTCTCCGGAGTCCTCCGCGCTGACGCGTCGACCGATGGAAGAGCGCATTGGCTGGCACGTTTACTACACCGACGTCTGTATCGGATGGATAGCCGCCCGGGCCGGCGTCCCGCACGAATCCGATCAATGGGCGTGGTCATGCGGGTTCTATCCAGGAGCTCCACAGCACAGCGAGCGCGACGGCAGCGCGGTCGACTTCGAGGAAGCTCGAGTTCGCTTCGAGTCCGCATGGCGCGATCTGGCTGCTGTCCTTACCGAGGCCAATTTGAAGGAATGGCGCGATCAGCGCGACTGGACCGAACGAAAATATGCAATGGGCGCGGGGCGAAAAGTTGCCTTCTCAAATTCCGTGCTCGCGGATGCGGTGCCCCTGCGGTGTCGAATTCGACAGCCACGTCCTCGCCGACAACCTCACCCACGTTCCTCACATCACGGCCGCGCAGAAGCGCGATGGAATCGCACGATGAAAAAGATGAAGGCAGATCTGCCCTGGTCGGACCCTGAAAAGGCGGCTCGCCGGCTGCTGAAATACGCTCAGGAATTCAAGCCGATCCAAGAGGGCCGGATCTATGTCGAGGTGCTCAACCGTCCCTTCATTGACCAGGACAAGGGAACGCCGGCGCAATACACCGCGGGCATGAAATACGCCAAAGATCACGGGTGGCTCGAACCGATGCACGAAGGTGGCACCTTCACGCGGATCACCGAGGCCGGCAGGCAGATTGAGCCATTTGAGAATGAAAGCGCTGCCTGATGTGCAACCTGTATTCGATCACGACCAACCAAGCGGCGATCGCGAGCCTATTCCGGGTCATCAACCGTTACATCGGCAATTTGCCGGCGATGCCGAGCGTTTTCCCAGATTATCCGGCACCGGTCATCCGCGACGGCGCAGGAGGCCGCGAAATGACGTTGATGCGATGGGGCATGCCCTCACCGCCGCAATATGGCGGCCCGCCGGTAACGAACATTCGAAACGTGAAGTCGCCGCATCGGAAGCGCTGGCTCAAGCCGGAAAACCGCTGTCTGGTGCCGTTCAACAGCTTCTCGGAATACGCGCCAGAGCCCAATCCCGAAACCGGCAAGAAGGACGTCGTCTGGTTCGCGCTCGATGACGATCGGCCTCTGACCGCCTTCGCTGGGATCTGGACCGAGTTCTCCGGCGACCGCGGCACCAAGGCCAAACCTGTACCGGGCCCGCACCTGGTCTATGGTTTCCTGACGACAGAGCCCAATGCGGTGGTGGCGCCGATCCACCCCAAGGCCATGCCTGTCATCCTGACGACGGACGAGGAACGAGACGTCTGGATGCGCGCGCCGTGGGACGAAGCCAAGGTACTCCAGCGTCCGCTGTCTGACGAGTTGCTCAAGGTTGTGGCGCGGGGCGTCTCCAAGGAAGACCGAGCGGCCGCATGACCAAAGCCCTGGCATGTCCCGCCTGCGACGATACCGGATGGGTCTGCGAGAACCATCCGGGTCGTCCGGCGTTCGGCGATCGCGCCTGCGAATGCCGCGGCGCCGGCGCGCCTTGCCCGAAATGCAATCAAATCGGCGAGCGCGAGACACCGCGTCTGCCGAAGGGATTCAAACCGGTCATCGACAAGAAGGGCTGGCGGCATTGATGCCCAAGAACGTCCGGCAGCCGCTCGACCTGCCCGCCAGAGGGGACGTTTTGTGGTTGGCGGACCTAACTTAACCGTGACCGAGGCGGATTCGCCTTCTAGCGATCCATCGCCTATTTTATGGCCGGGTCAGTGGAGTTCCAGCGTATGGCGTCGCCCTCGATTGTTCCGAACGACCGGCTCGATAAGGATTTCTACCTCGTCCTGGAGGACTTCCCGAGCGGCGCCGCGTTCCGGGAGACCGATGAGGGAGTCGACTACTCCACGCTCATCAACAACCTCCTCTCGGGACAGTACGACCAGGCGCTGCGGGTCGTCGGGTTCAATCCGGCGGAGGGCTGGTCCAGAGACGCTTCCGAGGATGTCGCCCGCGAACTGGAGCGGCGGGTCGGGGCAGAGGGCCGGGAGATCTCAGACGCCCTGAAGGACTTCATCGAAAGCCACATCGGACGGAAGATCGGCGTGCAGCTGGCGCTGCCCTTGTGCGTGAGCTAGTGTTTTAGCCTACCCGCTCTAAGGTGCTGAGCATGGCCGACGACGACCGTATTACACTGATCATTGAGGGCCTCCCCCAAGATGATGGGCAGGTGCGCCTGGGTGCGTTCATGTCTCAGCTCCAAAATCTGAGTGCGACCATCTCTAAACTCGATCGTGATGCAAACGAGGGGAAGCCGGCGACCTACTACCGTATCGCTGAGCTTTCCTATAATAGCCCCGTGCGGGTGGTCTTGGAGCCGCAGTCGCTTCCAAAGCATCCCTATGTCGGCCACGCGATCATCGAAAGCCTCGAACACGTCACGCTCGCGCTTCAAAGCGGCGAAGACCTAGCCGGGTTCGACGCCGACCTGCTTGAGGACATCCGCGGCTTGGCGCGGCCTGTTGGGAAGTCCGTCGCGAACGTCACCCTTCTTTTCAACAAGCATCGCTTCGACTTCACTCCAAACGTGACGTCAAAAATTGAGGCTGCGCTGGCAGTCGATGAGGAGTGCGAGGGCACGATTGAGGGGATGCTCGAACAGATCAATCTCCACCATGGGGCCAACGTGTTTAACATCTACCCCGACGTGGGCCCAAGGAAGGTTACCTGCCACTTCCCAGCTCGCCTCTACGATGAGGCCGTCTCGGCGATCGGACGCAAGGTCGAGGTCTCCGGCACGCTCCATTATCGAAGTGGAGCATCCTTTCCCCATCAGGTGCAGGTGTCGCATATCGAGGCATTTCCGCCTGAAAGCGAACTGCCGAATTGGGACGACCTGCGTGGGATGGTTCCTGGTGCAACCGGGGAGATGACCAGCGAGGAGTTCATCCGGGAGCTTCGTGATGGCTGGTACTGATCCAGTGTATTATTGGGATTCGTGCCTCTTCCTGGCCTGGATCAAAGACGAAGAGCGCCCGACTGGCGAAATGGATGGCGTCAGGGAAGTCGTCGAGCGCTTCAAGCGGCGTGAGGTTAAGATCATCACGTCCGTGCTGACCACTACCGAAGTTCTTGAGAGCCGACTTCCTGCTGGAATGAAGCGACTGATCGACGGGATGATGAAACGAGTGTCCAGGATCAGCATGGACACGAAGGTCGCGGCGATGGCCCATGACCTGCGTGACTATTACGCAACCCGGCGGCCCTCCGGGAAAATGCTTGCGGTGCCGGATGCGATCCATTTGGCTACCGCCATCCTGTACCGGGCGACCGAGTTTCACACCTTCGACGGCGGCAAAACGGGAAAATCGCTCGGCCTGTTGCCGCTATCGGGGGACGTGGCAGGACATCGGCTCGTAATATGCAAGCCGCAGGCTCGGCATCCTCAGCTCGATCTGCGGAAGCCGGCGCTTGATCCGCGATGACTCGCATTTTGGCGGGCGGTGCATAGATCCCGGCCATGTCCAAACAGTTCGAGTTCTGCAGGCCGGTTCCCAAAGAAGTAGTACCGTCCGGCCCCGATTGGATCCACGAGGTCAAGTACGACGGCTACCGCGGGCGCGTGATCCGCGACGGCGATGTCGTGAAGGTGCTCTCTAAGGGCGGCCTCGACTGGACCTGGCGCTTCCCGATGATCGCCGAGGCGGCGCGGAGGATGAAGGAGCGCCAGTTCGTGATCGATGGAGAGATCTGCGTGCTCGACGTCCGCGGCATCTCGCAATTCGACTGGCTACACTCCGGCAAATACAACGACGACGCCCAGCTGTACGCCTTCGACATCATCGCTCTCGACGGCGACGACCTGCGCCCCCTGGAACTGGATGAGCGGAAATCCACGCTGGCCAAGATCCTTGCCCGGCGGCCCGAGGGCATCTTCGTGGCGCCATTCGAGCGCGGTGAGATCGGTCCGGAGCTCTACAAGGCCGCCTGCGGCATGGAACTGGAAGGTATCGTGTCCAAGCACATCCGCCGCGGCTACCGGCCCCGGACCTGCGACTGGGTGAAGGTGAAGAACCGGGCGCACCCCGCGTACCGCCGTGTCATGGATCAGTTCGGTTAGGGCGGCGCGCTCGGCCGGCGGCCATCAGGGCACTAGAGCGCGGAGCGCTGGCTATTGCGCGATGAGAGCGCCGACCTCGTAGGCGAGCGCGAGCAGGCTGATGCCAACCAGCAAAATCATTGCGGTCGGAAACAGTGATCTGGGCTTAGCGGAAATCGCGACATCGCTCATGCAACCAGACATAGTTCCGGCCGGTCGTAAGCGCGATTTTCTTCGCACGCCGGCGGTTTTGATGGATTGCCCTGGTATCGGGCGATACCGAGCCGTTCAGGCAGTGGCGGCTTTGTGGAAGTTGAAGGGCAGCAGGTCTGTAATATCGGCGTCGCCGGCGCGCTGAGGCAATTCGGTGAGGACGTGGCGCAACCACGCTAACGGCTCGACACGTGAGGCGCGGCAGGTCAGCATCAGGCTATAGACGACGGCACTGGCCTTGGCTCCGTCCACGGTATCGCTGAACAACCAACTCTTCCTGCCAGTTGCAAAAACCCTGATGTCGCGCTCCAGAAGATTGTTGTCAATCGGCATGCTGCCGTCCCCGGTGTAGCGCGTCAGATATTCCCATTGGTTTCGGGTGTAGGATACGGCGTCGCCGAGCTTGCTGTCAGGCAAGACCTTCGGGGCCATGTCATCGAGCCATACTTTGAGAGCATTGAGGATGGGGACACTATGTTGCTGGCGGAAGCGGCGAATGCAGTAGGCCTGTGTTTCACCCTTCTCCGGTATTCCGTCCCACGCCCGCCTTTCAACCCGGTAGAGCTGTTCAAAGAACCGCAGCGCTTGCTCGGGCGGACCGCCGCCCTTCTTCCTGGCTTTGAGGGCATCGACAAAGCGCCGCCGGGAGTGGGCCATGCATCCAATGTGGGTGGCCCCTTCCAGCGTGCGCCATGCGGTATAGCCGTCACTCATTACAATGCCACGGTAATCGCCGAGGAAGGCTTGCGGGTGGATTTGGCCGCGGCCCGGCTGATAATCCAGAAGAACGATCGGCTCGTGGCTGCCCTTGCCGCTGCGATAAGCCCACATGTACGATGTGCTGGTGGCCCGTTTGTCCTTCTCCTTGAGGACCTGAACCGTTGTCTCGTCGCCATGGATGAGAGGTTGTGATCTGAGCCGCAGCTTCAGGGCGTCGTAGATGCGATGCAGATGCTTCTCGCTCGAGCCAATCACCCAGTGGCCCAAAGCGCCGCGGCTGACAGGAACACCTGCACGTTCGAAGGCCTGCGCCAGGCGGTAGAGCGGCGTGCCATCGACATATTTGTGAACCAGCGCGAACGCCAGCGTCGAGGGCGTGGCAACGCTGCCCGGCAATGGTTGCGGCGGCATCGGCGCGGTCACGACAGGGGCGTGGATCCCGGTGCGATCGCAATGGCGGCACGCATATTTGAAGCGCACATTCTGTAAAACCTTCGCCTTCACCTCGATATGAAGTTGCTCGGTGACAGCCTCGCCCATGCGATGCATCTGGCCACGGCAGCAAGGACACGCCTTCTGATCGTCGGACAGGTCATACTCGACGCGCTCACGAGGTAGGTTCCCCGGCAGCGGCTTGCGGCCGCGCTTCTTTCCCATTGTGTTTTCGACGGGTGGCAAGCCCGTGTCCGGAAGTTCGGCGATATTGTTCGTTTCACTGCCGGCGTCCTCCTCATCGGAGGCCTGCTCGGCTTCATTGAAGAGACGATCAACATGCTTTTCGCTGCGCGGCGCAAAACGATGCAGGCGTGCCAGCGCCAGTTCTTCCTCGAGCTTGGCGACGCGGTCGGCGAGTTGATGGTTCTCCGCCTGCAGCGCAGCAATGCGTGCCAACAGCACTTCAACACTCGGATCGCCGGTTCGATTCATCGAATTCTTGAATCTGAACCGTACCGACGCGTCAACCGCTCAACTCGAGAGCTCAGCCGGCAACCTGATATTGCCGCACCGGATGGCGGACCATCGCATCGATATCGATGCCGTCAAGGATCCAGTGCAATTGCTCCGTCGTCAGCGTGACGATCGCCTCCTGGCGGCGCGGCCATCGGAACCTGTCTTCGGTCAGCCGCTTCAGGACCAGTACAAAGCCGGACCGATCGAAGAACAGAAGCTTCATCCGGTCGCAACGGCGATTGCAGAACGCAAAAACCGCCGGAGTGAATGGATCGAGCGCCATCGTCTCCTGGACCAGGACCGCAAGGCTGTTGATGCCAGCCCGGAAGTCGATCGGCTCACGGTGCAGATAGACCTGCAGGTCATCGCCCAGTCTAAACATCGCCCAGCGCTCCGATGATCGCCGTCAATGCATCCACATCGCCGCATTCCAGCGCGAGCTTCACGCCATTCGGCAGCGACACGCTCACTTTGGCCGGAGAACAAAAAGCTGGAGTCCCTTTGGGTTCCGAACCACGCACTTCATCGTAAGCCGGCAAATCAACCGTCGCCACGCTGTCTTTTCGCGACAGGTCCCGCTCGGACTTCCCCTCAAGCTGAACCGGGATGAACGCCGGGCGTGAGGACGGCGGCAGCGACCTGGTCGCGCTGTGCTTCTTGATCCACTTCCGAAGGAGGTTCGCGTTGACCCCATGTTCGAGTGCAAGCCTCGATACCGAAACCCCAGGCTCAAGGCAGGCCGCGACAAGACGCTCTTTCGATGCCGCCTCGTAGCGCCGGCGACCGTTCCGGCCGACAAGCCTGACCCGCAGTTTCTGATCATCGTCGCTCATCACAAGGTGTCCACCTATTTTGGTGGACACCTCATGCATCAGGACTCTCAAAAGCAAAAGGTGCGGAGAAATTCGCGCTTACGGCCGGTCGCCTATCATATCCGGACTGATACGGAGAGCGTCCAGAAACGCAAAAAAGCTCGGCCATCCCTCTCGGGACAGCCGGGCAAAGTTGAGGTTCGGGTCGTAGTCCGGGATGCCGCGGATAGCTTCGCGACACTCCTTGGTCACCGTCGCAACTTGGAGGGCAACGACGGATCCATCACGGCGCGGGCATGCACCGGATCAGTTTTCCTCATGATGAAATGGATGCGAGGATAAAGCACATCGCCACCACCAACAGGCCGGTGAAGGCAACTCCGAACCCCATATTGGTCTCATCGACCGACTTCGCGATATTCACCATCACGAACCCAGCAAGCACCGCGACGACGCCGGCCCCGGCGGCGATTGTGACGATTCGGTCCATGTTGCCGCCTATGGGATGTGGGAAAGCGTGACGGCGATCGCGGCCGCTACGATGGTGGTGAATATCCAGACCCTCCTGCCCCAGCGGTCGGGTGCGAAGACCCGAATGACGCAGGCCACGCCGAGGATCTGGACAAGGGCGGTGACCAGCAGCACCGGGCTGTGCAGCATGGAATCGGCATCCATGCCGCTGTTGTCGAGGTGGCGCCAATACCAGATCCAGATCCGGGAAGCGGCCTCGGGCGCAAAGGTGACCAGCAACGATATCGCGGCCTGAAGGCGGACGCGCTTGACGCCGTTCTCCACGATCTCGCGGACCATGTAGACGCCGAACATGAAGCAGGCAAAGATAAGCAGAAACGCCAGCGTACCGTTAGCTCCCTCCAGAAACTTTAGCATTTCAATTCCCTTGCCTATGTCCGAACGACCGCATGTCATGAACGAGTTGCGCAATTTCGTCGTGCCGGGGCGATGTGTGCGCGGACTCGCTCGACGAACGCGAAAGGCTTACTGCTTCACGAAGCCTACCCTGCGCCTGGCTGATCTCTCGATCGGCGGTATCGAGGCGGCGCATTGTGGCGTTGTGGTCATGCAATGCATTTTCGACTGATGCCTTTTCGATTTCCTCGTCATCGAACGGCCGAATGAAGTGGTGTCGAATGATGTAAATCTGGCGCAACATTTTCCGGTAGAGGCTCATCGCGGCCTCCGCAAAAGGGCCCCATCAATTTTTGACGCGATACTATCTATCTTCACCTTCAATTCATTGGCCGCGGCCGCCGCCGCTGCGCTGCTATCCCTCGAGACCGTCACGGAGCCGGTGAGCACTCGGACGGCTTCAGCGTGAGCGGCAAATGCGCTGATCAGGTCCTTCAACTTCTCGATGTTGTTGCCGTGGTAGAATTCTATGCGCTGGTTCACCATCTCGAACGCTGTGGCCTGCACCTTGATGGCTTCGGCGAGCGCTTCCGTGACGCGGTTTCGCTCCTCGGTCGCTTCCGCGACCTTGGTCAGCGCCGCATTGTTGGCCTCGACCAACTTGCTGAATGTGGCGAGCTCCGTCTTCCGCTCCGCGTGTAGCCGGTTGTTGATCCGGAAGAGGACGACGAGGCCAGTGACGAGCGCTGCGATCGTGCTCAGAAGCACGGTAATGACGGCGCCGGCAAAGCCCATGCCGGCGAGCGTTTGGGTCACGATCTCCGGCGTGCCGGCGGCGCCCATCATCGCTTCCCCGCATTCTTGTGCCGAGCGCAGGCGCGGGCGACGTCGCGGTCACCGATCGCCTGCACGGCGACCGCGGCGAGCGCGCTATTCGGCGCCGCTCTCATTTCGGCGGCAACCTGCTTCTGGAAGTCCTGGGACCAGGCCCGAACCGGCGGACAAACAACCGCGGGCGCCTGATCTGGCATGATGCAAGTAAGCTGGACCGCGATGAAGGCCCAGCCGGTGCAGGTGAAGGTCAAGCTGAGCCCTCCTCGAGCCGCTTGATGGCGTCGTCGACAGACTTAGGGGCGTTCGTTCGCGCCTCGAGCTCGGCCTGTTGCGCATCAATCGTGGCATTCTGCTGTTGGACGGTGGCCTGAGCCGCGCCGAGATCCTTGGCGTTTTGGTCGGCCCGCTGCCGCGCCAAGAAGTCGTTCAGCGAGCTCCCGAAGGCGCTGAAGAACGCCTCCAGGAGCGGCTGCAGAGCGGTCAGGACGGCGGCTAACGTTGCCCCGCTGAACATGAAGCCCCCTTACGTTTTGGAGACGCTCGAGACCGCGGCGGTGACGTTCGGGACGGCATCCGGCGCAAGGTTCAGGCGGGCGATGATCTTCTCAGCGATGGCGTCCGGGCCACCCATCCAGGAGGTCAACCAATCCGGCGAGTGGTCAAGGACGTACTGCAGAGCCTGTGCCAGCACCTGGTTATGCACGTCGACGGTCAGTGCCTTATCCTTCGTGGCGTCCTTCACCATGTTGATGGCGTAGTCGATCCCCTTCGAGATGAGCTGATCGGCGCGCATGGAGACGATGACGGCGTAGATCTGCGCGGGGAGCTTCCGGAGCAGCCAGGTCACGAAGGCGAGGATCAGCGTTCCGATGGCGCTGGCCCACTGCGAGATCGCGGCTCCATATGCCCACGTCACCTTGGTGGTGTCGCTGGTTGCCTGAGCGACGGTCTCGGGAGCCGTGGCATCGGCCGCGAAGGCAACGTCGATCGCAAGGGATGCGCCGACAAGCACAGCAAATACGAGCGCGAACGGCCGCACACTCCGCGGCAGGACGATGGCGGCCAGCACCAAGCCGAGCAGCACGACGATCAGGGTGCCGGTCGGATCGAAGGCTTGCCCCACGGCAGCGAAGGGCGACTTGGAGCCTGCCAGCGCCAGGCTCGGCGCAAGCAAAAGCGGCGCGGCAAAAGCCGCGCTGTAGATGCGGTTCATTTTTCACCTTTTTGGATGTGGAAATGCGCGAGGTCCGTCGCGCGGCGGGCTATGCGACCTCAAACGGATCAGCGAGATCCGTCAGGCCTCATTCGTGGACACGCGGCCGTCACTGCGAACGACCGGAAGATGATTGAAGCCGATCTGGCTGGCCGGCGGCGACGGCACATCCTTCGGCCACCAAAAGCCCTGGTTGAGGCGCGACGTCGCGAAGGGCTCGATATTGACGGCGTCCGACTGGTTGCCACCGAGCCCCATGACGTTACCATGCTGATCTTTGCCGACCACGACCGTGATGTGTCCACCGCCGGTCCGCTTCATCGGAGCGAAGGCGCCGACCGCCGGACCGGCAAGCTTCATGGCCGGCCAGTTGCCGGCGAAATCCAGCGCCCACAGCGTCTTGGTGCCCTTGAGGCCAACTTTGGTCAGGATGTGGTTGGCGAAGAGAGCGCACCATGGGATCGAGTCATGGGTGTACTCAGCCGCGATGTCGCCGCCCTCGTCCTTTGCCCAATCAATGATGACCGGGTTGTCCTTCGAACCAGTCCCCTCCTTCGTTCCGATCAGCTTGATGCCGGCTTCGAGCCAAAGCGGTCGGCCGATCTCCTTCGCTGGAGCCGGAACGGGAGCCCTCCCCGCTACTGCCAAATCGAGCGCCGCGCCGGTGAGCGGCCCGACCTCGCCATCGACATAGAGCCCGGCGCGCTTCTGGAACGTCTCGACCGCCGTATCGGTCGCCGGACCAAACCAACCCGTGCCGGTAAGAGCATATCCGACGGATTTCAGCGCGAGTTGGACCTGTTTGACAGCGTCGCCCGATGCGCCCATGCGCAAGGGTTTCGCCGCCACGAGGGCTGCGATCGTCATCCCAGTTCTCCTTTGCTCATGAAAAAAGCCGCTCGGAAGCGGCCTCGGTGGAGCGGCTAGTCAGCCGGCCTAGACGAGCGCATTCGCTCGTCTCAGCAAATTGTCGACCTGCTGATCCGTCAGGCTTATCGTCGTGATCATGTGTTGAACCAAAGGATCAGCCCGCCGGATCTCGGTCGCGAGATCCCACTCCTCCTGGACATTTGCGTCCGCCGCAATCGCGGCCTTGACCGCCGCCCATGTGCCGAGCTCGTCGAAAGCTCGTTTCAGGCCGAGCTTGGTGCAGGAGGCCGGCACCGGCGCCGGCGGATTCAAAAACGCCATGACAGCCGGGTCGTCATCCGCGATCTGCTCGGTCACGATCGGCGCCGGCTGCTGACAGGCGAACCATCCAACGATGGCGCCATCGCTGTTTCGTACTACAAATCCCATGCTGCCCTCTCCTATTCGAACGGATCGTACCAACCGCGCGTAACGAGCCGAAATGTCGTGTTTGCAGCAGACGACCGCGCTGCAACCTGTCGTGCGGTGTCCGTCCAAACGCGGACTTCGGTCATGTTGCCGCTGGTTGCAGTTGATGCCTCAACACCAGTGCCGCCGGTACCGTAGCCCGGCGCGTTGTCGACCAGAGCGGTGTCGTGAACCCACCAGACCGTATTCTGCACTGCGTTCCAGGCGATAACCGTCAGAATTGCTTGCACTTGCACGCCGGGCGGAATGCTGCCCAGTGCGAATGTTTGCAGCGTCGTTCCGATTGTGGTGTTGACGTCAAAGGAACTTCCGGTCCACCAAAACTCTTTGCCGCGCTGAAGGATCGGTATGAAAGTGCTGGATGCCGTTGACCACCAAACCGCACCGATGCGCCTGCAAAGCGTGTAACCAGATGGAAGCGTCGGCGTCGTCGCACTCAATGAAATGAGAATATCGGTGTTGCCGCTACCGACTGGATTCCTGATTACGAATACATGATAGAAGCCGGCCGCGATTGTTCCGGTGTCCAAAGCACCGTTGCCGTTGCCAGTGCTCCAAGCGGCAGACGTCTTCGCGATCGACGCGCTAAGCGCAATCATATCGAGTTGATTGCGATCACACGCTACACCGGGAGACACGATGAAACTTGCAACACCGCTCGCCGTGATTTTCAATCCTGCCAAATTTCCCAGCAGCAATGCAGGAATACCGAGATTGACCACCGCAACCGGCTTGTTTGTCAGCTCGGCAAGATTGAGGCTCGACGTCAGGTCGCCCGCGCCGGGTTGCCCGACGTGATTGAAATTCCAGTCACTGAACGTGCCGACGCCGTTCACCTTGTCGACCGTCATCGTGATGATCTGCGCAAGGGGATCGTAGAGACAAACGCCCTCCATCCAATTGGTCGGCGAGGCATTCGACGATGCGCGCAGCCGGACGCCGTTCTGATACGAAAACCCTGTGACCGCCGAGAACACTTTCGTTCCCGTGCCGATCAGCAGCGCCGTCGCGCTCGTTGCCTCCGTTGCACTCTGACCGATAAGCAGCCATTTGCCGGCCGCCAGGTCTGTTGCGAAGCTTCCTGACAGATGCGCGACGATGCACAGATAGATGTTCTTGTTAATCGGATGCACGACGACCGACGCAGGCGGTGCGGCAACGTAATTCGTAGCCGTTGCCCAACTCGTTGTGTTGCTCCACGGCACTGCGCCGGTATCACCCTTGTCGCCCTTGGCCGCCAGCACCTGCCAGTATGTCCCATCCGGAGCGGGATGGCCGGATCCTGGCGTCGGGTTGATCCAAACATATGACGTGCCGGCCGTCGTCTGGACATCGCCCACGGCATAGGTCGCAGCGTTGTCGTAGACACCTCGAAAGTTGAACCCCCTGTAGATCCCAAGGTAGGACCACGCGCCGCCGGCATGGAACCACATCTTTCCGGTTGAAGGCTGCAGCGCGTACTGACCGTCCGAACCGAGCGAGGGATCAGGTACGGTGAGTGATGCGTCCACAAACCAAAAGAAACCCGACGTGTTGAGCGCCGCGACCAGCGTCGAAACGTCAGCCATCGCCTGCGCGCCGGCAATGCGCTGCGACGATACTTTCCAGATCACATAGGCGACACCGGCCTGCGCGCCACCGCCCCAAGGTGGAATGACGAGGTTCGTCGGGTCGGTGACGTCAGCGATGATCGTCTGAAAGTTGCCGATCTGCAGGATATCGCCAGGCCGAACATTGGTCTCGGACCAGATCGCCCCGACTCCCGTGACTGTCGTTCCGTTTGCCGCGACCGAGATCGTTCCTGTCGAGTAGCTCGAGAGCGCCGTCATTGGCTACGGTCCTTCCTGCAAAAAGATGCGAGACGTCAGCGGCGGCGCTGCGGTCGCGTCAGCTTCGGCCTGGATCGCCTCGAGCTCCGCGACTGTCTTGGCCGCGCGCGTCCGAACGACGAATGAGCGCCGCTTGTTTTCTTTGGACATGAGCTCGTCCGGCTTGGCGAGGATCGTTTGCGCCAGCGCCTGCGGCGTGACGCCCTCGACCACCGCCGCCGCCGTGAACTCGGCCGATGGCTCGCCCCCTGCAGCAACCGCGGCAGCCAGCGCCCGCTTGCGATCGTGCGCGATGTCGTGACCGTCGACCATGTAACGCTCGTTGACGAGCGCCTCGACGCGCTTCCGCTTGACCTCGATTACACTCACCCTCATGGCGCGATCGCCTCGACGTCCAGCCTCTTGAGGCGATATGGATGCGCCGGCGCGATAAAAATCGCGTAGCTGCCGGGATGATCGACCGAGAACTCGAGCTTTCCGTCGGTCACATGCTCGAAATGCACCATCGCACCGTCGAACGCGACCGTCGCATCGAACTCCGCCGGCGAAACGGTCAGCTCGAGCAGATCCTCGCCGTCCGCCTTGACCGACCGGACCTCGCCGGAGATCTCGACGTCGAGCTTCGGCACAACCTGGCCGTCCCTCACCCAGGCGTCCGCGATATCGACCTCGCCGTCATAGAGAATGTGCGGGATGCCCATCTCCGCATACCTCTCGGAGAGTGCATCCATCCCCATCTCGACCTGGAGCGTGACAGCCGTAATGAGGCCATTGTCATCGTGGCGGACGATCACCTTCGGCCTGCTGGCGGCTGCGGGCTCCTCCACAGCTGCCGGCTCTCCGTCGGACACGGGCGCCTGCCCGTCGCCGCCGGCCGGCATATACCCGGCGACGGCCCATGCCCCGTCGAGCATTACCCCCGTCATCCCGCAATCCTCCTGAAAAGCGCGTAGTAGAGCCGCCCGACCGCGTTGCCGAATTTGAACCGGAACTGCAGCGACGAGGTCGTGACCTGCGCATAAACCCAATAGTCGGAGTTGTTGCCCCGAAAGTTGGTAAAGCCCAGATACTGGCTCCCAGGCGCGAGCGTGATGTTTGTGTCCGTGTAGGCCGCTAGGAACGGCACAGCATCGAGCGTCGACGGAAAGAGAAACGTCGCGACGGAATTCTGCGAGCTATCCAGAGTCCCCGACGCATAGAACTGATGCCCCGACCAACGCGAATCGAAAACCATCTGGTCGATGTTCGCCGCGGTCACGTCGACGCCTGGCAGGCTCACGCTCATAGCGGCGCCGGCGCCGGACTGGATCAAGACACGCTTGACCATCAGAGACCGAGGCTGCGGTGGAAGATCATGTAATCCACGTAGAAATTGTAAGTATCGCTCTGGTTGTTGAGCGTGATCTTATCGTTCATGAACCTCAGGCCCATGCCGACCTCATAGGTCAGCACGCCGCCGATCGTGAGATCGTGTCCAGCCATGCCCTGATTGTAAGGGTACGCGACCACTCCGCTGTCGATGTACGCCTCAAACCAGACGTAGGGCGTCTTGGTGAACGTGGCCGGATACGGGATGCTCTGGTCGCCGCTGCCGATAGGCAGATAGATCGACCCCGACATGACGATCTGGTCATTCTTGGTTTCCGCCCGCAGCAGGAAGTCGGAGTTGCTCGACGTCGCGAGCACGTCGACGCCCGGCCGTGACAGCCACACGCCATAGGCACCAAGGAACGAATTGTAGCCCGCGTGAAAGCGCCGGGTCATCTCACCAGACCTGCCACGCGATATAGTAAAGATTGACGCCCGTCCCCATGATGCGCGAGCGCCGATATCGCCAGTCGTCAGAAATCAAAAACCCATCCGTGTACAGAATCGGCACCCAGCTCGAGCGCTGGTAAGCAATGCTCGAATTCGCATCCCGGCAAACCATCGCTTTTGAGTACAACGCAACGCCAGCTGACGGGATGCTATAGGCGACGATGTCGACGGCCGGCGGATGCGGATAAGTCGTCGAGTAAAAGACCTTGCCGCTGCCAAACACGTTGCTCGGAAACAGGCCGACCTCGAGCGGCCGCCCCTGGTTCAAACGCGAATCCAGCGACAAATATTTGTAGTCGACGGCCGGCGGGTTTTCGGCGTCATAGCCCGGCTTGGAAACCGTGACGCGATCCGCGGCGATATAGATGCGCTTGGTCACGAGTCGGAAATCGTGATGGTGCCGCCGGTCAGGTTTATGACCATCAGGCCCGAAGTGCTTTGGATAACGCCGGCAGTCACCGTCCCGATGTTGGCCGTGATCGCGCTCAACACGCCAATGTTCATCATGCGGGCCGTGAGGACGCCGTCCAAAAACAGATTCCCCGTGATCCCGATCGAGGCGACGCCGCTAATTGTGCCGACGGTGAAGACAGGCTTCGGCGCTCCGCCATTGTAACCCGGCAGCTGGATCTGAAACTTATCCGCGACGACCGTGAAGGAAGATACGCCGGACCCGCCGTTGACCAGCTGAATTCCGGAGATATAGCCGTTCACGTTGAGCGTCAGTGACCATGCCGCGGCGGCATATCCGTCGAGTTGGGCGATCGCCGTCGACTGCTCGGTGATCGAGGCATTTACGTCGCCGAACTGGGCTGTGACTGACGTGCTGAGATCCGCCACCGCTTGCTGCGCGTCAACGGCAACGGTCTGGACCGTCGCGATCTGCGCGAATGCTGCTCCGACGCGGGCCGAAAGTTCGGAGCGCAGCGACTTCTTGTCCAGCCAGTTGCGAGCATCCTGATTTGCGACCGTCGCGTTGATCAGTTGGAGGGCTGCATTGATCTCGTTGTTGTTCTGATCGGTGACGTCCGCAACTTGCTTCTTCAGGGCTTCATTGAACGACTCGAGCGTGACCAAGCCTGGCGACAGCTTGACCGTTGGCGCGTCGAGCGCGACGGTCGAATACGCGCCACGCATGGTCGCGTTGACGGCCTGCACGCGCAGCGTGGCGGCCGCCAAGCTGACGATCACGTCGAATTGGTTTTCAGCACCCTCGTAGACCTGGGTCCAATTCTTGCCGTCGTCGTAGGAGATGCCGGCAACGTAGTAGATGGCGCCTTCGGTCGGGAACCAGCTGGCGAACAGCCTCGGCTCGGCGGTGCCTTGGCTGATGTAGGCATTCAGACCGTAAACCAGCGGCACCTTGGCATTCGACGGGTACTGCGGGCTCGGCAGTATAGGCGGAGAGCCAAGATCGGTTGCGTGGACCCGCTCGTCGTCAATCACCAGGCTCAGCGAGCAGGTATCGCCATTCGGCGTGCCATTCAGGACGAGACAGAGCCGTGACGAGCTTTCGCCGGTACCGAGTTCAAAGGAAGGCGGCTCTCCGCCATCCTCGCGCGCCAGGACTGCTGCGAGCGTGGTGGATTGCGACGATTGTGCAGCCGCCAAGCTGGTCGGGTCGAGGTTCGCGATCGCGGCGTTGGCGCCCTGAGTGCACAAGATGGGGCCGAAGAACTTGCCATTCGGCCGGCGCAGCCGAATATAGAACGGCCCGCTATCCCATTTGGGTGCCGGATCGAGCGTCAAGGCGTTGCCGGCAACGCCAACCACCGCACCACCATAACCATAGGCCTGCGGCAGTTCGGACTGCACCCGGATCACGGAGCCGAGCGTGATCGCCCCCTCGTACTCGACGCCGATCGTGACGTTCTCGCGGCGGTAGAAGGACTGAAGATAGGTGAAGCCGCACTCGCGGAAAGCCTGCTGACGATTGACGACGCCGTCGAGACGGATGGTGGTAGCATTGAGCGAGGTGAAGGTGTCGCCGTTCGGCGGATACTGGACCTGCGCCGCCTGCCAAGTGTTCTCGTCGACATATTCGAGGATGACCGCGTCCGGGTCTTCCTCGCCGAGCATCGTGAAATCGATCGCGGTCGAGTCTCGCACGATCTCGCGGTCGGTCAGCAGCATTGTCGGGACGTCGCGCCATTCGTCGCGGACGATCGAGACAGTGTCTCCCAGCCAGAAATGCTTCGCTCTTGCGACGGCCAGGATCTTGTCGAAGGCGTCCGGTACCGCGACGGCGGAGTCGAAGCGGAAATCGAACGTATCGCCGCGGCTTGTGCAGCCCGCCGCGAAGTTCACGACGGAATTGAAATCGACCTTCGAGATGCCCAGTCCCGACCCGTACTGGGTATTGGTTACGGAATCGAAGAACGCCCAGCCCGGGCTCCGCGTCGCCTGCGATACAAAGGCCGCCCCGTTCCAAACCGGCAGCACTCGCGTGGCCAGCACGCCGAATTTGTAGGAACCCTGCGTCGACTGTGACGCCTTGATCCGGATTGCGATCGTCGAGACGTCCGGAAACGCGTTGCTGCCCTTGAGGAATGAGCGCAAGCCGGCCCAAATCACGGAGTTGGAGCCGCCGGTACCAGCGAGTTCGGCATCTTCGCGCCGGAAGCGGACCAAGTATCGGCCCGGAAAGACGTCGACCTTCACGCTGTTGCGGACCGGCGCTTGGGAAGCGTACTGAAACGACGTCGAGAACAGCGGGTTAAATGGCCCGGTTTGAACGCCGGCATCATCGCAGGTGGCGTATTCGGCCGTCAGCCCGACGTTCGAAAACCCAATCGAATTGTCCTTGCCATTGATGGTGAAGCAGCCGGCCGGGAACGCGAAGTCGACAGCGATCGACTGGGACAACGTGCCGGCCGGGTTGGCGACGAACGGCCCCACCCAGGCGCCGGGCGTCCTGGCCGACGGGGGCAACGGCGCGCCCATGGCATCGTATTGACCGCCAGATGTGCCCGAACCGGACGGCAGCTGCTGGCCGGTGACTTCGGTCGACTGGTCGACGTTGGTCGGGAACAGCGTGACCGTAGCGCCCGGCGCGTAGAACGCGACCTGCGCGCCGGCAAACGCCGCCGAGACGCCGTTGACCGGATCCCAGAAGACCGTGTCTTCGACGTAGATCTTCTCGTAGGACATACTGCCCATCGAGACCGACAGCAGCAGGTTGAGGTATTGATCGTTGCCGACGAATTCGGCCCACGGTGTCGCAGCGAAGTCCGGGAAGGCCTTCAAGCGGCCGTACCAAACCGGCAGCGGCTGCCCCAGCTTCGCGACGTTGCCCTGTGCCGTCACCGAGTAGATCTGGTCCGGCGTCGCGCTCGGCGAATTGGTCGCTCCGGCCTTCGGCAGGATCAGCGCGTTGACGAGCAGCGTGCCGCCGATCGCGAGACCGGCACCAAGCGCCGTGGCGCCGAAGCTGCCGGCGGTGAGACCGAACAGACCGACAGGCGCCCACAAGGCGAACGCCGAGACAGCAACCAGCGCCACGATGCCAATGACCTGCTTGACGGCGTTGCCGCCCTGCCCGCCCCCACGCGGGAAGCTGAGAAACCGGACCTGGTCTGCGGAACTGATCCGGCGACGGCGCCATTCCTTCCGCAGCACCGCCTCGCCGTTGATCTCGAGGATGGTCGGCAGCCCCTTCGCGAACTGCCAGCCATAGGTGCGATCACGCCACGCCCAGTTCGTCCGGCGCAGAAACGACGTCACGGTCTCGCGCGGGCGCGGCTCAGCGCGCGCAACCTCGAGCCCCGGCATCACGAGATGCAGGGCGGGATGGCGGGGGGCAGCGCGCTCACGCCGGCGGCGATCACGCGGCCGCGGCGCCGGTGCGCGTGGCGCCCGTGCTGGTTTCAACGATCCATGCATGTCAGTTCGGCTCGAAAAACCGGAGTTTCTTCCAACCCATTTGACGCAGGGCCAGAACAGTTTCGCAGGCGACACCCTGCTTCTCGTCACAGTGGATGACCCGCTGCTCGGACTTCAGCCAGACGCCGATGTGCGCCGGCGTGCGGAGATGCGCCATCAGGACCAGCGCACCATCCGCGGCAACGACGAGACCGCCGGGCCCCTCCGGCACCTCGCGCCAGAAGCCCCGTTCCGGATGCCCCTCAAAGGACTCGAGCACCCAGCGCTTCGAGAAGTCGTTCGGTACCGGGACGCGCGGAAGGTCGCGCCCGAACATTTCCTTCTCGACGTGACAGACGAAGTCCCAGCAATTGCGGGTCTGCCAGGCCCATGGTTCGCCAATGAGCGGGGCCAAAAACTCGGAACGCTTCATCACGGCAATAGGCTCGGGAATTGGACGTAGTCGTAGTTCTTCGTGAGGCGTGGAAACCGCTTGTTCTGCAGGTTCTTCACCATCACGGTGCCGGTGATCGAGGTGCCAACCACCTTCACGTTGCGGAGCTCAAACTCGACGGCGCCGTATGACGGTTGGGTGAGATCCGTCGCGAGATATTCTCGGTACAGGACCGAGATGTATTCGCGGTAGCCCAGCGCCGCACGGATCTTCGGCAGCAAATCGCGGTTGACGTTGTCGATCTTGATGTTGGTCTGCGGCGGTTGGCCTTGCCGCTGTTCCGGATATGTCGACTCGAACGGGCAAGCGATGAACGTCGCTGTCTCGCCGGGATTGCGCGGACCGGACAATTCGATCCCGAAAGTCATGTCATCGCCGACATTTGCGACGACACGCGCCGGAACATCGAATGAGGACTGCCAGATCTCGAGCGTGTGATAGACGCGCGCGCTCGGCGGGCAAGACGCGTATGCCTCGAGCAGGGCTTCGCTGTGGCTCGCCATCAGAGGTTAAACACCATCAGCGTCATGGACACAGCGACATACCTTGTCCCAACCGGGACGTAGGATGGCTTGCCGCCCTTAGCGAACTTGCACGTCTTCGAGACGTAGGACGATCCGAGCCAGATGCTCGCCGTGAACCGCCCGCTCCCGTTGCCGATCGTGTCGCGGACCCACGCCACGAAGACGTCATGTTCGGCAAGCGTCAGGTTGATCGTCTGCACAACGGTTCCGACATTGTCGCCAGGGCGCGGCCGCTCGCGGGTATTGCCGCCCTCCATGTCGGTCGCGATCGGATCAAGAAACCGCTTCGTGATCTGGAAGCCGCTCTTCTGCGGTCGATAATTGACCGCGGGCCAGGTTGGGAGAGCCATCGTTTAACTCCCGAAGCCGCGCTGACGGGATGAGATGGCCTGAGAGATCGGGCCATTCTTTGCGGCATCGTCGACCATCAGACCGGTTACGGCGTTCTTGAACACGATGTCCACCTGGCTGCCGTTGTTCGTCCGACTGACGCTGGTCTGCGGATCCGAACCCGACGGCGCGTTGTAGATGTTCACGACGACATTTCCCGATGCCGAGTTGTCGTTGGCGGCACCACCGAGGCCGCCGGCCGAGACGCCCAGGCGTCCGTCTGGACCGCGGCGCAGCGGCATCACCGCCTCCTCTCCAGCCTCTCCCATGAGGCCGGTACCGCCGTTGGCCATCGGAAACAGCGTCGGCCGCGTCACGACCCCGCCGCGGGCGAACGGGATGATGTTGCCGCGGGCGAAGGCGTTGCCCAGCGCGCTCGGCGCGACCGGGCCGAACAGGTTGCTGCCGGCGGTGCCAGGCGAGCCGAAACTGACGCCGGCGGAACCGAGGAGCGAACCGAAGTCGGCGCCGTCGCCCAGGCCACTGAACGAGCTCTGCAGGCTGCGCATCAGCGGGCCGACAACGAGCAGCTTGATGATCATTTCCTCGATCGCTCGGATCACAAGCTTCGAGGTGTCGCTGAAGGCCTGCCCGAAGCTCTTGGTCCCATCGAGCGCGTCCGTGATGCCGGTCACGAGATCGCTCGAAATGGTCGACGAGGCTTGACCGATCGCAGCGTTGGTGCGCAGCGCCTGAGCCTCGACCGATGCTAGCGCGGTGGCGACGTCGGGGTAAACCGACTTCAACTGCTGCGCGATCTGGACGTCATCCGGCGACAGCAGCGCGGTCTGGCGACCGAACCGGATGTCGTTCTGGATCTGCTTGAGCGCGTTCGCCTGCGCCGCGGCGCCGAGGGCCTTGGCCTGCGCGTCGATCGCCGCCTTGTCCTGGTCGGTCAGTTCCTTGTGGTTGCGGACGGCATCGGCGAGTGCCGTCATCTTCGCGGTGTATTCTGCAGCCGCGCCGGCGGACATGCCGATGGTGGCGGTCTGGATTGTGGTCGCGTCGACCTGCGCCTTGATCTGCAGCGATCCGTCGGCCTGCGCGCGCGCCAGCGCCAGCTGGTCCTGGATCTGCTTCGCCGTCAGGCCAGCCCCAGCCTCCTGAGCTCGCTGGAGCTCGAGGAACTTCTGCTTGACGCTGTCCGCTACGCCGGCCGACTGGCCCAAAGCCGACATCCGCGCCGACTGGACGCTGGAGGCAATATCGAGTTGGAGCGCCGACGTCGCGCGGCTGGTGTCTGTCGGCGAGGCGTTGATCTGAGCAGACTTCGCGCGGATCTGCTCGAGCCCTGCGGCTAGACGTTCCGCTGGACTCGCCGCGTTGCCCAGGAAGTCGACAAGCGCGTTCTTTGGGATTGCCGCCAGCGCGGCGCTTGTGGCGACGATCGACCGCTGAAGCTGATCCATGGACTGCCCGACCTTGGCGAGCTTCTGGTCGACGTCAGGGGCCGCGGCGAGGTCCTGCAACAGCTTCAGTTGATTTTGGAGATCCTGCGTCTGCGCGATCTGCGGCAGCGCGGTCCGGATCGCTTGCTGCTGAGCCAACGATTGCTGCGCGTTTCGGGCATCATCGGCCGCCGTCTTCTGGCGCTGGAGCGCGGCGGTGAGCTTCTCGATCTGCGCTTGGGCCGCGGCGATTGCAGCGGGGTCAGCAATAGCCCCGAGCATGCCCGTATCGGGGTCGACCGTCCGTCCTCCTGTTTTCTGCAGGAGATCAAGTTTGCGCTTTGCCGCATCCAACTGAGCATCGAGGCCCTGCAGCGGATTCAGGACGTTGTAGATGCTCTTGCCAATCGAATCCCACGCATTCGAGACGGCATTGCCAAGCGCCGTCCATGCGGACTTCGTTGTCGACACCGTCGCGGAAACGTCCAGCAGGCTCGTTTTGACCGCGTTCGCGAGTACCACCTGCGCCGCATAGACGTTGTTCTGCGCCACCAGGTTGGTGATGAGCTGCTTGGTGGCGCCGTCGAGAAAGCCGAGCCGCTGATTGAGGTCGTCCGCACCCTTGACCGGATCGGCGAAGGCGTCGGCCAGCATTTTGGCGGCTTCGGCGGCGTCCGTGCCGTAGACCGTCGCGATATCCTTGCCCATTTTGACGATGGGCAGGATGTTGTCGTTCGCGACCTTGCCAGTTTGCGCCAATGCCGTCGCGAGCTCACGCGCTTCGTTCACCGACAGCCCGGTCCGCGAGGCGCCAGCATCCGCAATGGAGTTGATGCTGCCCACGGTCGCACCGCTGGCCCGGCCCGCGCCCAGGAGCGACCGCTGGACCTCCGACTGCTTGCTCTGATACGAGATCAAGGCCGCGATGCCCAGGCCGACCGCGGCCGCGATACCGCCCCAAGCCACCCGGCTCACGCTCAGCAAGCCAAGGAACTTCGACCCGATCGTCGACGCGAAGTCGGAGATGCTCGCTTTCGAGGACTGGAAGATTTGGAATACCTGGCCACCCTGCTGCGCCAGGATCATGAACGGCGACTGCCCCAGTGCTAGGCCGGTCACGACGTCGTTCAGCTGGTAGGACAGGTTGACGAGCTCGCCCGACGCCACGCGCCCGGTCGAACTGGTGTTCTTCAGCTGCATCTGGACGTCAGTCAGCCGTTTCGCCAGCAAGACCTGCGCCTGCTCGTATTCGGAAGTCGAGATCACGCCGTCGTTCAACAGTTGCCGGTAGGCGGCTGTTTGCTTGCCGAGGTTGATCATCTCGGCCTGGAGAGGATTCAACTGGGCGCGCAACTGCTCCGCGGCCGCGACTGCCTTCTGTTCCGCGGCGGCCGCCTCGTCGAATTCGGCAGCCAACGCAGCGCCGGCGGCGTCGATTTCCATGAATGCGGCAGCCGATGCCCTCGCCGACTTCGTGACCTGGTCGAACCCGTAGGCCTGTGCGATCGCCTGCTGAGTGCTCTGCGCGACGTGCGCGGCCCGCGCCTGGTCAATTTGGTCGAGCCGCTGCATCTCGGCCGCCAGCGCCTCATAGGTCGCGCCGAGCGACGTCGCAGCCGCGCCGCCACCGCCCAGCGCCTCGGTGAGGCTGCGCTGGAAGTTGGCGCCGGCCTGCTGCGCCCGTTGCGTCGCGATTTCGTCCAATTGCCGCAGGTTCTGATCGAAGACGCTGGCGGAATCCTTGGCTGACTTCGCGGCGCCGGCGATCATCAGTTGATCCAGATCCTGCGAGAACGCCTTGCCGGCCTCTTCGGCCTGCGCGCGCGCGACACCAGCCAAGCCGCCATACTGCGCCATGAAGGCGTCTGCGCTCTCCTGTGCCGACTTCGTCGTGTCGCCACCGATGCCAAGTGTCGAGTTGATCGCGGCTTGGCTCTTCTGTGCTGCGGCGAGTTGCTCAATTGCAGCCGCCGCGCGCGTCGCGACCTCGGCGTGGACGGAATATTGCTCATTGAGCTGGGTAACGGCCCCGGAAATCGAGACGAAGCCCTTCTCGGCCAACGAAGCCGCATCAGCGGTGAGCCCAAACTTCTGGTAAGCCGCGTCGAGGAGCAGATTGACGCGATCCAGCCCCATCCCTCGGTCGGCGGCGTTGCCGATACGACGGATGATCGCCTCGAACTGGGCGCCGGCGCCGTAGCCGTCGAGGAGCGCCTTGCTGACCGACGTCATCCCGCCCGGGATCTTGGCCAGGGCGGCATCCGACTGCGCCAGTGCCGCATTGCGAGCCTTGTCGCTCGCAATCATCTTGTTGTCGGCGTCCACCTTCTGAGCGGCGCCCCGGACATAGCCCGAGGCGTCGAAATCAGACGTGACTCGCAGGGACGACAGCGCTACTCTCGCCATTTGCCTGCCCTCCCTCTCTCAATGCCTTGCGGTTTTCTTCGGCTTCCTTCTCCCGATCGGCCTCACGCTGAACATGCTCGAGATATTCCTCATCCATGGCGCTCACGAACGCCAAGAAAGTCTCGAACTCGACGCCACGAATGTCGTAGCGCCGCGCGTAGGTATCGATGGAAAGGAAGCTGATGGGTGACTGACCGCCCATGGCGCCGTATTGCCGATCGAACCGAAGGGCATGCCAGGCGCGCCAATACGTTTCAGCCCAGAACGGCAATACGGTATCGTCAGGCCGCTCCGCCTCTGCCGCAAACTCTACGGCGTCAGGATCTTCTTCGGCTAATTCGAGAAGCCAGTCATCAATGCCCTTCTGCTCGAACTCGTAGCGAAGGGCAGCCCTCAGTTTTTTACTTTGGCCGCAACGAATTCGGCCTCTTCGCGGCCAACCCGCATCGCCGCGCCGTAGATTGAGCCGCGGACATAGCGGTACTCGGGATCGGTCAGGATCTCGGTGGCCTTCGCCGGCGAGAACGGAATGTCCTGCTCATCGTCGTCGACCAGCCCCTCCCAGCCGAGCAGAAGGTGCTCGACAGCGAGACTGCCGTGGGTTTCGGCGAGAACGTCGTCGGGGACATTGTCGCCGTGCTTCCGGGCAAGCTTGGCGCTGATGGCGTCCCTGGCGATCTTGAAGGGAGCGTAATTCGTCGATCGAACGAACCAACGGATGGCGCCGGAGGTGTCGATATCGATCGCCGGCACCCAGTCGCCTTCTCGCTCCTTCTGGCTGTCGGCCCTCATTGAGGACAACTTCAACTTACGCACGGTCTTCTCGGGGGATTCAGTCATGATTTGGTGTCACCTTGGTGGACAAGGGAACCTGGCTGGCGCCAGGGGGTGAGACCGCACTTCACGAGGACACCAATCCTCTACCGGCACCAACCGGTCCTAAAGGCGGGAAATATGGGGGCTAGGGTGAGTGACCTGCAGTCCGCGATGGGCGTAGCGGCAACGCCTCGTTATTGAAGCTGCGGAGGCGTCGGAGGCGCCGACGGAGTGTTGCGATACAGGTTTGCGCCCGAGATCGTCACGGAGTATGCGACGCCGCCGGGGTTCAGCGGGCCGGTGACGATGAAGCGAGCGTTCGAGTCCGAGGTATTGATCGGAAAGTTGAATTGATATCGTCCCGCCGCGGCCGGGATGGGCTGAATAGCAGTGATCGTGGTGCCGGAATTGGCGACGATGCTGAACGCGCACGGATTGCCTGACGTGCACCCGGTCCAGGACGTGATGTCCAGCGACGCCCACAGAGTGTCGCCACTATTGAGAGCGCCGAGCGTCATGCCGCCGCCAGCCGGGAAGGCCGATCCGGAGATCGTGACGGACCCGGCGGCGTTGAAGACCACCGAGCCGCCGAAGCCCGGATCGGACACGAACGGAGACGCGCTGGTCGGAAAGGTCGTCTCGACGTAGGGGCTCAGCGTCGGGAACGGATAGCTGGTGGTCGCCTCGACCGTGCAGCGATTGATCTGCAGGAGATTGTCGAGAAACTCCGAGAACGTCAACTTCCCGGCGTAGGTCGCCAGCTGCGGATCATGAACGGTCTCACTGCCAAGCACGGCCCCGGTCGAGGCGTTTCGCATCACCATGGACGCGTTGGTGCCACCGTCGTAGTTGAGCTCTGACTGATACTCGACGCCTGATGTCAGCGAGTAGCTGGCGGACACCCACCATGCGGGCTGGGTAAAGTTGGCGCCGTTCACGCCGAGACGCAGGAGGAAGAACGAGGCGTCACTCTCGCCGTGCAGATAGGGCAGCGTCCCTGTGGTGTCGTTGGTGAACGCGTAGGTCGGCGGAGTGTTCACCGTGCCGGACGGATAGTTCCACAGGCACGAGATGCGGCGCGGCACCTGATTGAATTGCTGGAAGGCGTAGAGAGCCTGACTCGCGACCGGCAGCGTCATCCGGCCGCCGCCTGCGATGCCGTTCGCCGCGCCGGTGCCGCTGGCCTGATACGCCGGCCCCTTCGGCGGGATGCGGCCATTCAGCGACTTGGTTGCGCCCGTGTAATCGTCATACGCCAGGTATTGCGAGAACGGCGGTGGCTTGGCCAGCAGCGACGCGCGCGTGCGCTGTTCAAGAGCGTGCGCTTCAGTGACATGCTGCAGGAAGTTGATGAAGATCGCGACGAAGGCGACCAGCGCAAGGATCGGAACAATCCATGCTGCCCATCTGGGACGATCATACATCAGTTGAGCCCCACAGTAGCAATTCCGACGCGCAGTACCTCGCCGCTCACCGGAACGTAGGCGTTGGTGACCTCAACCATGCCCGTGATGGTGGTGGCGCCGGACGCGCACTGCGCCTGATAGGACGTCCCAGATAGGCTCGTACCGCTGTTCGAGCCGGACGATTGATTGCTGCCGAGCGTAAAGCCGATGCCGTTGAAGCCCGCCGTCAGGTTGGCGAAGTCAGCCGACGCGATGTTGAAGGCCGCGTTGTCGTTGACGTTGGTGCCCGGCACCGCAGAGAACAGCCACAGCACGCCGCTCAGCTTCAGCGTCGGATTGGCGCTCGACCAGACATCCACCCGCGTGATCAGCACCTGACCGCCATTCACGCGGCACACGCCAGTCAGCGAAAAGAAATTGGTAGCGCCCGACGTTGCGTTGTTCCAGCCGGTGTTGACGGTATAGGTCGTCGTGTTGGCCGGGCGAGTGATCGAGGCCGTCGCGTATGCCGCGAAGCCCGCTCCGATCGTATTGCCCGAGGCATCGACGACCTGGGTTTTCTGTCCGCCGCCGGTCTGGTTGGCGGCCGTGGCGGCCCCGGATGGCAAGCCGACGGTAAGCGTGCCGGCCACCAGCGCCCGGATCGCCTCGAGCTTGACACCCTGATAGCGATTGATCGCCATCAATGTGGCTGCGCTCGAGCCATCCCATGTCGTATTGCCCTGGGCGCCGATGGAGGTATCGATGTTGCCCACCGACGTATTGCCAGTCGCTTGGGCCGCGGCGGTTGCGGCTCCGTTCAGCGTGCCGAGATTGAAGGTCGGCGTCGCCGCAAAAGCGGGAAGCAAAACACCGGTGCCGAACTGAAACGAAAGCGGATTGGCCGCCGTACCAACCGCGGCGCCGGTGCTGTCGGTCAGATAATGCGGAACGACGCAAACGATGCTGGTACAGTCGCCGCTGCTCTTAAACGTGATCGTTACACCAGCCTGGTTCTTGCTGGTGAAGTCGGCCTGAGCCGAACCGATCAGACCAGCAGCCAGGGCAAGAGCAAGTGAAATCTTGCGCATAATATGACCTCAGAGCAGAGCTGAAATGATTGCGGTTTGGCAGGTGTCGGAGAAATCCAACTGGCCGGGCCCGGCGCAGCCTACCGGCGGCGTGCCACCGGGCTGCTTCTTCATGACGACGCGGCCCATCTTCCCGAAGCCAACGCCAAGCTTGCCGAGGCCGAGGGCTTGCACGTCCGTCCCCCAGAGGGCGGAGGCCAGCAGAGCGGCGGCCGTCAGCGCTGCGGTAGCGCGCTTCATGGGTTGGCCACGATCGAGATGATCTGGCCGGCCTTGACCCCGAAATATTCCGGGGCATCCGGCCCGAGCGGCGTGTTCACCGTTGTCGCCGTGGTCGATCCGGCTGGACCGATCTTCACCGCACACCTCGTGTCGCAATTTACGCGGATGTACGTCGTACCGGTCGTGAACGCCGCTGACTCAGCATGACCGGACGTGAAGTCGACAATCGGTTGCTCGACCGCCGGCGGCATGGCCGCAATCTGCGCCCGAATGTTCGTCGCGGTCACTCCGACATCAGTGAACTCGGCAATATGTGCCTTCGCGGCGAGCGCCTGGGTGGCACCCAACACACCGGCAGCAGCGATCAGCGCCACGAACCACTTCATGTCGTCAGCCTCGTCTTTAGCGATGGGACCAGAGTTTGGCGGCCGGCCTACTCCACGTATTCGAGCCGATCGAGAAGGACGTGCGCGTTGGTCACGACGTCCTGCGAGGCCTGGTAGTCGAAATCGGCCATGACGTCGGTGTTCTTGGCCGTGGCCTGCGGGTTGCCGCCACCACGGTAGACGGCGCGCGGCACCTGGAAGATCAGCGCCTGGCCGTTCTTCGCGATGCGCGAGTTGATCGGCCGCGGCGTACCATTGTAGAAGGCCTGCACCTCGGTCGCGCTGCCGAAATACGTCGTCACCTTGCCGGTGACTGTGCACTCGCCGTCATTGATCGCCACCGGCGCGTCGGAGTCGACAGCGTCGAGCGTCCGGAGGTTGTTGTTGATCTGGATCGAGAAGCCCTTCGCCCAGTTCGGCGAGCCCAACTGCACCTGGTTGACGCCGAGGCGTCCGACGTTAGCGTTCGCGGCCATGACGACGCCGGTCGTCACCGGATCCGGGCTCGCGTCCAAGGTCACCGTCCCGATGCTGCCGCCGAGGCCAGTGAACGTCGCCTGCCACTTCAGCTTGTCGCCGCTCTGCATGTCGACGTTGAAGGTGTTCGCCTGCATGCCGATGTTCACGATGTAGGACGGCACCGGCTCGCCGAGGAAGCCGCGCTCGATCGTCATGGAGTTCGGAGCGACACCGTTCTTGATCTGGTCGCCGAAGAAAGCCCAGATCGTCTTGCCGGTACCGGGATCGGCCGCCCATCCGGACGGCAGGTTGTCCAGCGTGAGCTTCTGCGCCGCGATCGCGGTGACGCGAGCGTATGCGGCCGCTCGCGCCTTGGCACCGGCAGTGACGAGGAAGGCGAACTGGGTGATATCCGCGGCGCCGCCGACCTTGATCCACTGCCCAACGACCAAGCCAAGCGTCGTGAAATCCAGCGCGGTCGAGCCGAGGCCGTCGACCAAGGCCGTGATGTCGCCGGCGGCGCCGGCGAAGCCCACCACCTTGAGCTTGGCCGTGCCGGGAGGAGCGACCTCGGCGACCAGTCCGGCGGCGCCGACAACCGTGGTTCCCGTCGAGGCCGAGGCTCTGAAGACCTGGTTGTTGGCGCCCTGGACGAAGCCGCTGGCACGGACGAGATGGCCGAGCTTCACCGCTGCACCGCCGGAAGCCACCGCATAGGTGCTCGCGACCGTGCCGGCATCCGTGATGACGCTATCCGCGGTACCGTCGTTGAAGAACTGCGGCGTGTTCGCCCAGACGTTCTCAAACGCCGACATCAGGATCTCGGACAGCGCCGAGCCGTCATCGGGATACGAGATTTCGCCGTTGATTCCGCCGGACGACGCCTGGTTCGTCTTGATCGGGTCACCAAGCATACGGTCGTCGCGGATCTCTTCCGAGTCCACATAGGTCGGACCGAACTGCAAGGACTCCCCGGTCATCCTGACCTTGCGCATGCGCGGCGTCGTCGGGGTGACGCCGGGCGTGGTCTCCCGAACGAGAGCAAGTTGCGTGCGGTTGGATGAGGTCACGGCGTTCTCCCAATGAAAAAGGCGCCCGTTGGGGCGCCTTGCGTGAGGTCAGCGATGGATGGGGTGAGTTACTTCTCGGAGGTCGCTGGGGTGGCCGGCCGGCTCACCTCAAGCTTGTTCGGGGGCACCTCCGCCGCCACGGACGTCGGCAGCGCTACAGCCTCGCCGCGCTCCTTGATGAAGCCGCGGGCCTTCAGTGTCTCGATCGAGTGCGGCTCGAGATGATCATCGGAGCGCACCACGTTACAGCGCTCGTCATCGGGCCTGAAGCGCCGGTTCACGGTGTTGAAGGGCTTGAGAACGTCGTGCTCGTCCATTGGAGTCTCCTATTCCGCCTCGATCAGGCGCCATTCGATGCTGACGGACATCAGGTAATAGTTCGCGTTCTCCGCACCGGGATCGCCCGCGCCCATGTCGGCATCCAAGAACTCTAGCCGGTCATTGAGCATCGTCTTGCCGCGGAACATATTGGCAAGGCCCTTCGCGATGCGCCGCGCCTCACGCGAGCCGATGCCGCGAGGCGTGAAGACGTGAAACCAGATGGTGCCGTCTTCATCCCAGCGGTTGTCGCCGGCGTCGATGCCGCCGCCTATCGACTGCTGGCCGTAAAGCTGGCTGTTCAGGATGACGAGGACCCAGCTCTTGATCTCTCCGCTGGGAGAGCCGTCCCCTTCGTTTTCATAGACCAGCGGCGCAACGCTGAAATCCCAGTTGCCAATGACCGGAGCGTTGGTATCGACATCGACGTAGCCGAGATAGTCACGAATGGCGTCGAATACCTCGTCGTACGGCAGATCCATCAGGAGACCTTCATCGTCAGAACGAGCGCCGGATACGTCATCTGCGCTCCCGCCATAGTGTCTTTCCGCAGCTTTGTCCGCGCGAACGGTCGATAGCCGCGGCGAAAGTGCCCCTTGAGGATGTAGCCACCTGGCAACGTGATCATCGTGCGCTTCGCCGTGACGAAGTTGCCAAATCTCGCCATAACCGCCTTGCGGACATCTTCAACAACACCGGGCGGCACCGACATCCGCATGTGACCGACGTCGATTTTCCGGCTGTAGGGCTGGTTGTTGGTCAGGATGACCGTCGAGTTGATCGGGATCTCGTCGAAGCTCTTCACGACGCCACCTGGCGTCATGATGAACCAATCCCGCTTGTAACGGCCCGACTTCTCAGGCGACCGCTCGACCGCGGTTTGCAGCGCGAACTCGACGATCTCACGCCACCAATGGAAGACGTAGAGGATCGGGCCCGGCGGAACGACTGTTTCCTCCGCGGCGCCGAGATTTCCGTTCACGTAGCGATCGTAGCGCTCAGATCCCTCTCCGGATTGAATGACGGCCGCCAGTTCCTGCCTCGCGAATGCGGCCAACTCCTTTGCGATGTTCTCTGGCGCCATCCCCGCCGTGGCGAGTTTCAGATCGCGCTCGAAGGTCGAGATGCGGGCCATCTCTAACCATCGACGATCATCTTGACGCGGACGACTTCGTCGTCGACCGCAACCGGATCGACTGCCTTCACTGTTTTGGCGCCGCCCTTGATGATGGTGACGTCGCCGATCACTGGAATGCGTGGGTCGACATCGAATGGCGCCGCAGCAGCCGCCGATGCATGCTCCGGCCACCCCGCTGCCGTGATCTGCGTCAGCGTGATGATGACGACGTACGGCTGCTTGTAGATTCCCCTGGCGAGTTCGTCGGCATTCATCCGATAGCTGCGGACGTGCGCTCGAACCCCGACCTCATCCCTACTCGCGCCGATGGTTCGGCGCAAAAGGATGTTTTCGCCTCGAGCCGCGAGGGACGCATCCTGCCGATCGGTGTATTCGCTCACAGCGATCGATACCTGTAGGCTTCGAGCTTGGCTTCGATATCCGGCGGGAATGGCCCCTGCCCGATATTGCCGACCCAGTAGTCGACTTGGTCGACATCGACCACCGCAACCGACTTGACCATCGGATCCCGTGTCCGCGCCTCGCGCGCGGCCTTGATCAGGTCCACAGCGACGCCCTCGATATCCGACGGCAATGTCGACTGTCCGGTGTCGTTGGGCAGGAGCCAACCGGCGGTGCTGCGTACCTCGACCTTGCCGCGGCACGGCCAATGACTTGGATGTCCGAAGCGAAGCCGATAAAGGATGCCGCTTCGGCCGATCAGTTCATAGTCGTCCTGGTCGATCACGACATCGTTGATCTTGACGTACGCCACCGCGGTGACCGGCTTGCGGGCCAGGACCAAGCTCTCCCGATGATGGTCGTGGTGGCGAAACCGAAAGGTCTGGACGAGATCCTCGGACGCTAGGGTACGGGATCCGTCATCGGCCATCGGCACCTTGAGGTACGAGCAGATCAGCGCCGAAACGCGCGCGATCGCCTCGTCAATATATGCGTCCTCGGCTGTTCCAGTGATTTTGAGGTCGCTCTTGACGCGGTCTCGCGTGGTCAAGCCTGTTGTGGTCGCCGCGACGGCGCGAACGATGGTGCTGAGCATCTACGCCTCGCCGTCGCAGCCGATCCAGATATCAGCCGGCCGTGGCAGCGCCGGCATCCGTGCCGGCGACAGGCTTGCCACCGGCATCGGCCTGCGCGCTTCCGGCACCAGCCTGGCTTTCACCACCTTCCTTTTGACCGACAGGCGCCACATCGCCGCCAGCACCAGCCACGCCCGCTTCCGACGTCTCGGGATTCGCGCGCCGGTCGACCTCCGCCTGCACGATGTTGCGGGCCTCATCGGTTCCTGCCACGGGCTTGCCGAGGATCTTCTCGGCCAAGGCCTTCAGGGCAAACCATTTCAGTTTCGGCCAGTTCTCCGGGATCTCGACCTGGCCGTCGACGACGATCACCTTTCCGCCGCCATCGCCAGCACCGGCGGTATCGGCCCCTTCGCTACCCTCCTGGACCGCGAGGCCATACCTCAAGGCGGTCTCAGCGAGGTCCCCATCAATCACGTCTCCCTCGACGAAATGGGTTGGATTGGTCTCGCCATCCTTGACGCCAGGAAACGGCGTCACGACTACTGCGCTCATGGCAGGTCTCCCTAAATGTTGAACACCGGCTCACAGGCTGCGGCGCCGTCATGGATACAGCGCCGCACCTGATCCCTCCGCATTCGGTTACGGAAGCGGCGACACACGGGCCCTCGAGCGGACGACGGCCATCGACTGCACCAGGCCGGTGGTCGCGCCGGACGTGAGGACCGATCCGCGGACGTAGCGCTTGCTGCCGACATAGCCGACGCGCTGCACGGCATTCTGGCCGGCGCCGCTGGTAACAGGAGCGAATGCGCCCTGGATGTCCGGGGCTGCGGCGGCAACGAAGGTCGTGCCGTCATCGCTGTGCTGGATCGACGGGGTGTGCGAGCCGTCGGTCCATGCACCGGCCTCGAACGCAAACATCGCGCTCTCGTAGCCCTGGAGGTCGACGGTTACGCCGTTTGCGGTGCCGTTCACACGGGCCGCCGGCGCAAGAGTCTGAGCAACGTCAACGTTGCTCCGGAGATCACGCTTCATAGCGCAGGTCCCTTCTGAAGGTTGAGGAAATTGGGGGGAAGGTGCCGCGGCCCGGCGTTGGCCGAGCCGCGCTTGCGAACGTGGCTCGGAGCGCGCTTACGCGAACTTCAGGAGCTTGAACGCCTCGAAGTTCTGCACGCCACCGCCGACGCGCTTGGTCGTGTAGAACAGCACGTAGGGCTTGGCGGTGTACGGGTCGCGCAGGACGCGAATGCCGATCCGGTCGATGATCAGATAGGCGCGCTTGAAATCGCCGTAAGCGACCGAGAGCGAGTTCGCGCCCATGTCCGGCATGTCAGGCATCTCGACCGCGGGACGACCGAGGATCTCCTCGATGAAGCCCTCCTGACGAAGGACCATGTTCAGGAGGTAGTTGCCCTGGCCGTCCTTCAGCTTCCGGATCGCGCCGAGCGTGCCGCGGTTCGCCACGAAGGTCGAATTGATGCGGTACGGGCTCTTCACCGAGTGCAGGAGGTCGACCAAGCAGTCAGCCGGGTTGGCGTTCGCGAAGGCGCCGGCGGCGCCGGTGGTCACGAAGCCGATCTTGCCCCAGGCATAGGCGTTGTTGGCCACGGTCTGGTAGCCACCGACGATGCCATTCGGCTTGTTCTGGCCGTCGCCGACCACGAAGGCGTTGCCTTCCTGGCGGGCGAACTCGAGCTGCACCTCACCGGCGATCCAGGCGCCGATGTCGACGAACGCGTCGTCGAGCAGGCTCTGGGACGCTGCCGGCATGGCATACATCTCCATGATCGGGAACTTCAGCTCGCTCAGGTTCGATCCGGCAGTCTGCGGACGCGAGTCCACCTCACCGACCCAGCCCGAGGCGGTGCCGTGCTGGTTGACCAGCTTGCGGTACTCCGAGGTGCCGATCGTCATGACGGTCGCGAGATCGCGCATCGGCGAGATCTGCTGGACGACCTCGTCGATGGTCTGCTCGATCTCCGGCAGGACGGTGTAGCCACCATCCGGATCGGAGCCGACGGACATCGCGGCCTTCACCTCGAGGTCGCGCAGCGCCGAGGCGCCACCTTCCACGGCATTCTCGCCGCGGCGGAAGTACCGGTTGAACGCCTTCGCGTACTCCGGCAAGTTCGGGTTCGACGTGCGCGGATCCTTGCTCGCCTTGGTGCCATTGCCCAGAACGGTCAGGGACGCCTGCTTCTCGGTCAGCTTCTCGATCTCAGCGGTGATCTTGTCGATCTTGGCGCCGATATCCTTCTGCTGCTTCACGCCCTCGTCGATCGCGGCGTTGATGCGGTTGACCTGCTCGGTCATCACGGCATCGTCGACCTTCGCCTTCAACGACGTGTCGTTGGCAGCACGGAAGTCGTTCACGACCTTCTCGAGCTGCTTCATGGCTTCGACCTGAGCCGACTTGAAGTCGCCCAGATCCTTGGTGAGCCCCTGGACGAGCTCGGCCGGACTTACGTCGGCGCGGACTCCCGGGAGCATGAGTGCACGAGGCGCAGCAGACAGCAGGCTGCGCGGCGCGAAATGGCGCGTCATGGCCAAATTCTCCGATTGGATGGATTGCGTTGAGCGTTACGACTTCGCGACCTGCTTGAAGGCGGCGATCGCCGTCAGCAGTTCGGCTTGTCCAGCGCCAGGCTTGGACCCGACATCAGCGCCAGGCATGACGTCACTTTGATTGGCGGCCGCCGCAGGCGTGCCGCTCTTCAAATCTCGGATGAGCGCACGGAACGTGCCGCGAGACATGCCTTCATGCTCGCCATCGTTCCGGGTCAGGATCTTCTCGATCTCACGGACGGCCGGCGTACCGTCGGCGCCGGCACCGGCCGCATTCACAATCATGCTGCGCGCCTGTGCCGCGGGGACGTGCCCGCGGCGGACCAGGGCAGCTTCAATGTGAAGGGCAGCAATCTTGGACTTCGAGGTTGCGGCGGCCTTCTTGTCTTCCTTGATCTTCTCCTGCGACAGGAGGGTGTCTGCAAAGCCCTCGTCGATCGCCTGCTGCGCGCCGATGAACGTCTCGTCGTCCATATAGGTGGCGACGTCGTTCGCCTTCATGCTGGTCCGGGCGACGTAGATGTCGCGCAGCGCCTGGTCAAACGGTTCGAGATAGTCCGCGACTTCACGCATATCGTTGCGGTTGCCGATCGCCATGACCCAGCAGTTGTGGATCATGATGAAGGCGCCCTGCCCGATCTGGACGTCATCGCCGGCCATGGCGATCACCGAGGCCGCACTTGCCGCGAGCGCCATCACTTTGACCGTGACCTTGCCGGGATACTGATTCAGCAGGTTGTAGATCGCGATGCCTTCGAACATATCGCCGCCGGGCGAGTTGATCTGCACCTCGACCGGCTGGCCGCTGAAGCTCTTCAACTGGCTGGAAACGGAATCCGCGGTGATCCCTCCGCCGCTCCAGAAGTCGTATCCAATCACGTCGAACATCTCGATGACGTTCGGTTCGTCTGCGGTCGCCGCGCGGATGCCGGGATTCCAGCGCGAGAAGCAATCAGGACTCGCCGGCGCCGACGACGCGAGGTCCGAGCGCGGCTGCACTTCAATGCGCGGGGGCCGGTTCGCTACGGTGATCACGCCACCACCGGCGTTCGGGCCCTTGCCGGCATCGGCCTGGCTCGAGTCAGTGTCGCCGTCGATCTCGTCGAGGAGCGCGCCGGCTGCATCATAGACTACCTTGTCCTTTTGCGAGCTCGACCGCTGCCGGATCGCGACCAGGGCGCTCCGATAGATCTTGCCGTCTTTGGCGAACGGGTACTTCCAATGGTCCTTGGTGTCGAAGTTCTCGGTCGTGTCGATACCGAGATGATGCTTGCCGTAATTCGCCCAGTCGGAGCCAGCGTCGCCGAGCAGCGTATTGCCATCATCGGCAGTGAACGACCACGCCGAGTCCCGATCGATGTTGTCACCGGCGATAAGGTCGCGCGCGAACGCGCGGCCGGCGCGATTGAGATCAGCCATGTGCCCTCTCGTCAATTACTTGGATGTCGGAGCGTTTGGATCGTGCGCGGCCAGATCGGCCGTCGCCTTGCTGGCGTCCTGCATGTTGACCGCCTGCAGGTATGTCTGGCCGATGCCGTCGGGCAGCGGGTTCGCGTCTTCCATCTCGCGCACGTCGTCGGCAGACCACCAGCCCCATTGGCGACCGACGGCATACGACAGCACTCGCGTCTTGATGTCGGCCCGCAACAATCCCGACGGATTGATCCGCACGTAAAGGGTTGGGTCATCCGGCGGCTGCAGATCGCGCTTGATCGCGTCCTGCCACATCGTGAACCAGTCCTGAAGCGTATAGGCGACGAACCCGATGCCCATCTGTTCAACGCCGGAGCCCCACGACGTTTGCTTCGTGGTCAGACCGACCATGAACGGCGGCACTCCGAAGAACATGCATATCTCGGTCGCCGTGATCTCACGGTTCTGGATGAACTGGAGATCAAGGTTGCTGAGGTCGACCTTCTCCCATTTCAGACCACCCTCGAGGATGAGGGTCTTGTGCGCGTTCTCCGCACCACGGTACTCCTCAAGATCAGCCTTCAACCTTTCCCTATCGTCAACCTCGCCGGCGGTTGAGAGAACGGTCCCCACGGAAGTGCCGTTCTTGAACACCTTGGCCAGGTGCTTCTCCGACTGGATCGAGATGCCGATCGTCTCGCGAGCGAAACCGAGAACCGAAAGCCCGTTGATGCCGTCCAACGACATGCCGCGGAGGTGAAGGATGTCCTCTTGCGCAATCGTGATCTGCGCACCATCCGGCCGAGTGTACGTATAGGTCAGCGTGAAGTCGGTGTTCTGCTTGACCTGCATCGCGCCGACCAGCGGGATCAGCCACTTGATCTTGCCAAACGCTCCTCTCACGATCAGCGCATAGCCATTGCCGCGCATCAGCACCATCATCTGCATGAGGCGCTTGAATTCACTTGGCGTCTGCCAGGGGTTCGGCTTCGTCTTCAGCACGTCCCAGATGATGGCATCGTTGGCATCGACGCGGGTGTTGCCGGTCCGCCGCTTGATGTCCATCGGCAGCGTCGCGATGGCACCATTGATGATGGCCGCGCACCGAAAAGCGGTGGCCACCTTCAACGCGGAGTGCGGGTTCACCGGCGCGCCGGCCTCGCTGCCGAAACCGCGGCCGCGCAGATATTCCTGGATACGCGGATCATCGAGGTCCGCGATCGACGAAACCTCGGCGGAGGCCATGACCCGCGGCTCGCGCCGCTGCTCCACCGGAACGCCGCCACGGGATCTGAAGATATCGAAGATGCCCATTCAGACCCTCAAAGAACCATGGCCCTCGGCTTCGCGTGGCCATGAGCCTTTGGATTGGTCGCCATCAGGTAGGCTGAATTGAACATCGCAATCGCGGGGTCGATCTTGGCATCGCCCGCGGTCTGCTTCGTTGCCCTGATTGCCGTGGCAGTCGGCTCGATCTTCAGATTGCTGACGCACCAATCCATCATCGGACTCGGCGCGTGCCGCAGCGTTCCTTTGACCAGCTTGCGTTCGCAGGTCTTGATGCTGTTCATCATGCCGAAGCCCTGCGGGGCGCCGATGAGCAGCTTGTTCTCGACCGTGATGTCGATTTCCTTGTCGGCCAAGGCGTCAACGAATTCGCCGAGGCCGGCAGGGTCGACCGAAACACCGCCCAGGAGCCGCTTCTTCTTCACCAACTTGATGATGCGAACGATCTTCGAGATGTCCTCGAGTTCGTCATCGACGATCGTGAGATCGCCCTCCTTTTCGAATTGCAGCAGGCGCGGTGCGATCGAGTGCCGCAGATCGAGCACGCCGCGGTGGCACCACGCATGCACCCAGAGGAGCCAGTCCTTCGTGATCTTGTGCCGGCCCAGCAAGCTGAGCCCAAAGAGGTCGTCGAGCCCGCCGCCGTCTATACCGGGCACGATGACGTCGCAGACCTTGAACAGGTAGCGCAGCGTGATCTTCTGATCGCCGCGCTTCTGCCAATGCGTTGCGCCAGGCCAACGATTGGCCCGGAGGTTCATGCCGATCTCGACGTTGAGATGCTTGGCTAGGAAGGTCCGGAGCGCGTCCTCGTTGCCGCGCTGGGCCTTGGTCAGTTCGCTCAGCAGCCATTCGGTGCTGACGGAAAGATCGAGATTCGGGTTCGTGATCCGCCAGTTCGACGGGTCGAGGTAGGCCTTCGCCTTGATTATGGCCTCCGGGAATTCGTAGAGCATCCCGAAGCTGGTCGGATCCACAATGGTGCCGTCACGGACGTCGCGGAAATAGTCGAGCTTCTCCTTGAACACACCGGCCGGCGGCGCGTCTGACTGCGTCGAGAGATAGACGACGAAGCCCTCTTTCCTCGATACGAGACCGCCGGTCGCTTCCTGAAACATCGCAGCGGCGTTGGCACGCTTGCCGAAGATCCAGAGCTCGTCGACCAGGACGAAGGCGGCTTTCTTGCCGCCGACCACGTCCGCGGCCCCCCTTGCTTGCGCGGGCCTTCGCCTTCCGCTTCGCTGGCTTCCTGGCCTTTTTCCGTGGCGCCGATTTCGGCTTGGCCGCCGGATTTTCTCCAGATCCGCCGTTTTCCGGTTTTTCGGTCATTTCGACGCTTCACCTTGAAAAATTCGGTCGCGGCAGAAAAAATTGTGCAAATGAGCCCCCGTGCGGTAGGGGGTCCCGTCGGTTCCTAGACTTTCCGACCCCATACCCCTTGGCCTCGAGGCGCTGGCTTGGCTTGGCGCGGGCTGGCGTGTCGGTTGCGGTGGCGGCGGATTGGTGCGGCCGTGGTTCAGCCTGGCCGAATAGTGTCAGCGGATACGCTGGCGCCGCTGGCGCCGCGCCGCGCGCGGCAACCGCCCGCCTTTCTCTCTCGACTAGCTCGCCTTGTGGTGACGTCCGCTTGTCGTGGCAGGCGCACGCCGATCCGCCCGGCTATGCCGCACCATGCGGCGCGCTATCGCTTGGCATTGCATCCCATGCGTCGGCGGCGCTGATGCAGCGCTCGACCCGAACCAGTGGCAACACAATGATGACTGCAGGCTGGCGCCGCTGTCGGCGGGCACGGCGCGGCGCGTCGGGCGATAGCTCGACTACCTCGCCCATGCCGTGCCCCTGACATGCGAAACCCGCCAAGGCGGTGCGACCTGGCGGGCGTTGGATTGCAGCGACAATGCGTCACCGTGCTTGCTCTGAATCGCAAATTGAGTCGGCTGTCAAATCGCTGTTCCACCGCTTGACGGTGGATGACAGCAGGGACGGCGCCCGCAGCAACTCAATTCCGTGATAGTTGCGGGTTGGATGACTGCGGCATAACTCAATCTTGAGGCGTCCAATGACCGACACAAAGACCAGCAAGCCAATGGCCAAGCGCAAGCCAGCAAGCCGGGCTTTCTCTTCCGCTGATGTTTCACTCAGAATCAGCGCGGCTGAATTCCGGGCCTGGCAGGAAGGCGCAAGCCTCTCGAATGCCGCAGCTGCGCGCCTGCTCTACGTGTCCGAGAACACGCTGGCGCAGTATCGGGCCAATGGTGCTGGGCCTGACATCGCACGGCAGATTTGGGCGATCATTGCAGGAATTAGACCGGATACCGGGCGCCAGCGCGCCGAATTGCTGGGCCGGATCAATGCTGCACTAGACGGCTAACGTCTCAATATTGCGATACTCAGCCGAACAAATACAACTTTTTCTCGCAATTTTGCGTTTTACCCATTGACGGCCGCGCCGACATCTGCGCATGTACGCGTCACCACGGCGCGATTGTGCGCAACTTCAAAGGCCCGGCGAAATGAACGACTTCATTTCCTTTTGCATCGCTAACCCGGCTTTCACTCTGGCCACGTTTGCAGCGATCTATTCCGCGTGCTGGCTCGTCCTCTTCGCAATCCACTGCATTCCGGCAAAGCCTCGCCGCCTTCTGATCCGGCGCCGCGCGCGCCTCAACCGCCGCTAAGAGGCCAAGCATGTCTCAATCCCTCAAAACCGGATCGCGCATTGAATTGCATGGCACGCCAGCGATTGGCGGCTTTCCCAGCGTCGCGCCAGAGGTCGCGAAAATCGCGCGATGGACCGCGGCAAGCGGACCAATCCAGCCGGGCTGGCACATCGTCAAATTCGCGGATGGCGGAAGGCTTTGCGTTCACGAAAGCCGATTCCGAGTCATCAGCAACCGCTAACACTTTTCCACCGCGCGATTGTGCGCAAATCGAAAGGCTAGACCAATGGACGATACACTTGATTTTGTTCTGTTCTGCGCGGCGGCTTTAGTCGGAACGTTTGTCATTTTCGTATGCTGCCTTTGAGGAGCGCGCCGCAATGGCAAAGCCCGATGACTTAACCGCCTATGCCTCGGCCGGCTATGCCGCGCCGGCCTCGGCCAATCCGCACTTGTGGAGTAGCGCAACGCACATTGCATTCCGCCTCGGCCAATGGTTTCACGAAACCGGCCGGCCGGCGCCGCGCGACGTCCGCATGTCCCGCGGCCTTTCGATCCGAGCTAACGATATGCTGATACGCTGGAACGCTGAAACCGGCGCTTGCGAGCGTATCAACTAACGCGATTTGCAGCCTATGCCGTGCACGTCACGGCATAACCGGCAAACCGCCGAAACCGCGCAATTGTGCGCAATTCGAAAAGGAAAAAGGCCATGAAGTATCGCAAGCATGATTCCGACCGCCGGCCGAGCGACAAGCGGACTCGGCGCGCCGCGGTGCGCGACGGCAAGCGCGCTTTTCTGAATTCGTGCCTTTGAGGAGCGCCCGAGATGCAAACCGAGTTGAATCCGCTTATTGCCGAGGCCGCGCTTTGCCTCTGGGAAGCCTGTATTGACGCCAGCAACCCGGAATGGCGCAACGATCGTCCCGCGGAAATCAAAGCCGCCGCGGAACTAGTTGACCAATACCGTGACGGATGGGGCGCATACGAAATGCGCCATATCATGATCCGGCTCGCTCCAGACTGCGAAACCGTTTGGCAATCCCTTACGGACTCCGAGCGCGATCAAGTCCAATTCGATTGGGATTTTTGCCCGGCTTTCGTTCTGGCCGGACTCAATTGGAGCGACGATCCGGCGACAAGCGGCGGCGTCATTCTTTGGCCGGATGCTTTGGAACGTGTCCGCGCTTTCCTCAAACTTGAGGCATTGGACCGCACGGGAATGAATTTCGTTCCCTCCAACTGACTTTCCGACGGTGCGGCGCCGAGGCGCGCCGCACAACGGAACGCCAAAGCGGACCAAAGCGCGATTGTGCGCAAACCGAATAGGACAAACCGAGATGAGTGACTTTCATTCCATCAATGCCGAGCAAGGCCTTTATGTTCTGCGATCCGGCGCCGGATATACTTGCGTTGGCTTCAGTGTCGCCGAGAGATGGGCGCGCGACGTCGCGGCCTGGCTTCCCTCGGCCGCGGTCCCTCCAGGCCTCGGCGCATTCAAGCCCGGCACAATCCAGCATTATCGAGTCTACCGCGCGACAATGAAGGCCGGCGCCAATCATGCGGCCGCGACTAGGTCGCGTTGTCCCGCGCAGCTGGCGCCGCAACTAATCGGCCTCGAAGGGAAGCGCGTAGAAGTCACCGCGCCAGATGGCGCGCGGTCCCGGTTCTATGTCGGGAAGTCAACCGGATGGCTGCCGGTCCATCTGGAGATCAAGCGCCGCGACTCTCACGGCGGTTGCGCGGTTCATTTGCCGGCCGGCGCAACCGTTCGCGTCATCTAACTGCGCGCAACCCGAAAGGCCTTGACGATGACACGCAAGCCGCAATTCACTTGGAAATGTTCCTACATGGGGACCGTCTACTATCGCGTCACGGATGAAACCGAGAGCTATGAGGTTAGCATCCGTCATTCCGTTTCAGACTATGAGCTATCGATAGCAAATGGCGATGATGTCCGCCGCGCCATGCGAACCGGAATCGGCATGCTTGTCCGATACGCTGAACCGCTACCGGCGCATATCGTCGCGGCCTTCAATGTGTGGCGCGCGGCCGAGCATGCTGCAGCCATGGCGAAACTTGACGCCGCGCCGGAACGCTATGGCGTGATTCCGCCAGATGACGAATTGCGCAAGCCGCCAATGATCGCGCGCGCGGCCTCCTATGATCGCGCAACCGGATGGACCGCGGCTTGCGAACTGGAGCGCGCAGCATGAACCGCGATGCATTCCGCCGCACCATTTCCGCGCTACGCGCCGAGGCGCGCGGCCGGCGCCACAATGTGGCAACGTTCTGGATTGTCTGCAACGGAACGGAATTCACGGCGCGCGCAGAACGCGCGGCCGGTCCGGTTGCCTTGCGGACGTCGCGGCTATCTTGCCGGCCGCGCCGCGCGCTTGCGGCCGAGGCTTTGCACTGGGCGGCTTACTATCGGCGCGCCGCGAAAAACTCGCCCATGGCGCGCGCTCGCAATCTTGAGGCCGCGCGCGAGTGCATCGCCGAGGCCTCGGCCTATCATTCCGTCTTTAACCGCCTTCCGTGAGGGATACCGCATGAAAACAGCGCGCTTTTGGCACTATCACAAATCCGGCCTTGTCCGTATCGCGTTGCGGACTGGCCAAACGTTGCACCATTCGCACGGCGCCAGAACGGACGAAGGATGGACGCGCGAGTCCAATATCTTTTCTTTCGACGGGCAAACCGTGACTAACGAATGGTGCAACGATGGCGCGGACTGCGTTGGACGCATAACCCGCGATGGCGTTTGCACCTGCCCGGCCGATAGGCTTTCGGCGGGTTACAACGATACCGAAAACGGCGCGCGCTTTCCGGACTGGCAAACCGCCGAGACTGGCCAGCGCGACTATTCCGCCGAGGCTGCAGGATACTAGGCCAATGGACCGCGAAACCTTCATTCCGGATAACTTGCACGGTATCCCGGCGGGTTACTACACGGCGCGCGGAATCGTCGCATTGCTGCGCAGTTTCTGCCGATATCCGGCCGCGGTCCGGTTCATTGCGGACATGCTGGAATAGCTCGGCCTCGGCCGTCGAATTTGTCTCCCGCGCGATTGTGCGCAAACTGGAAAGGACAGACTACAATGGCACGCTATGGCGGCGATCCGCGATGGATCATTACCAAATATCCGGCCAATGACCGCAACGGGCATTTCATCCCGGTCGGAACGCGCGCGTTCTATTATCCGACAAGCCGCCGCATGCTTACCGGCGCCGAGGCAGAACAGGCAAGCCGCGACTTTGAGGCCGCGCGCTTTGACGAAAGCGTCTAGGTGCACCGATGGATTTTGCAGCATTCCAAGCCGCCGCGGCCGAGTTGGATAACCGGATCAAAGAGGCCGGCGCGCGCCTCGGCGCCGTGACAGAAGGCCTTGCGGCCGAAATGGGGATTCCGGCGCGCGGTCCGATGGGACTGACTCCGGACCGAATTAAATTCGATCCGCGATACCGGATTGCCAAGGCCGCGGCCGATATCGCCTTTTCTGAATTGCGTGCATTCAACGGCCGTTATGCGCCGCGGTTCAAGAAAAGTGATACGCGCCGCGATTGACGCGCGGCGCCGCGCCAAAGCTACGGCCTAACCTGGCCTCGGCCTTCCCTCAATTCTCGGCGCAATCGTGCGCAAATCAGAAAGGACAATGGACCATGCAACAGGTTGATTTGATCGCGGCCAAGGCCGCAAAGGCAACGGAACGGCGCGCGCTGGCGATCCTCGCCTATGACAACGCGACCGCGAATCCCGACGGCGCGAACTGGCGCGGCATTGCCGATTTGCTGCGCCTCGCATTGCCGGCGCAGAAAGCCGGATCCGGCGCGGCCAATATCCCGGACGGCGCGGCGGATCCATGGGCGGATTATGTCATCCCGGCAAGCGCGACGAAAAAGCTAGGCAAGTCGCCTATCATCGTTGTGACGTTTGTATGCGGCGCCGTGGTACGCGCGCCAGCCGTTTCACTGCCTGGCAAGCCGGTCAATATCGGCCGCGGCTTGCGCGTTGCCTTCGCCTTCTACCGCGCGCGGGTCGCGCGGGAATTCGGGAAAGCCTCGGCAATCGGTTCCGATTGTGTCGCGGTCCCGTCCATCGTTTCTGCCATCTGTGACGCTACCGGCGCCGAATATCCGGCCGAGGAATGCAACGCGCGGACGGCCGAATATCGCCGCGGCCGTTTCGATCATGTCGCGCTTTCCGCCGAGGCCTCGGCCTTGCCGGAAACCGCCGAGGCCGGCGGGTTGACGCGCGCCGACTTCTACCGCGGGCACTACCTCATTGCCTCGGCCGAGGCCGAGATTTTGGCCGGCGCCGACGAGGAACGCGCGGCCGAGCTCGGCGCGCAGATTGCAGACTATCGGTCGCGCCTCGGCGGTATGGCATGGCTGGAAATTGAAGCGCGGCGCCGCGCCGTCGTTCGCGCGGCCGAGGCCGAGGCCAAAGCCGCGGCAAAGGCCGAGGCCGAGGCCGGCCGGCGCGCCGAGCAAGAGGCCGAGGCGCGCGCAGCTGCAGCCAAGGCCGAGGCCGAGGCGCCGCGGTTGCGGCTTGTCGCAAACAATTCCGCCGGCGTCGAAACCGCGGCGGCTTCCCTCCCGGATACGGTCGATGCCCTCCCGGTTGCGCCCGCGCCCAACTCCGCGGCCCCTATCCCGGTTGCGCCTTCCCGCGCCGCGCGCTTCCTGGCCTCGTCATCGCTCGGCGCGCCTCGGCCATCCCTCCCGGTTGCGCCTTTCTGCGCGATCCGCGCCAGCTAGTCGGAGTCGCCAGCAATGCGAGCCTATGGATTCGATATCTTGCCCGTTGGCGCAAAGTTTCGCCTGATTGATCGCTGCGAATTCAACAATTGGGGCGAACTATCTCGGCGGTTTGATACCGCCGCCGAGGCCGAGGAATACGCGCGCCGCTGCGACGAATTCAAGCGCGGCAAGCGTTCACGCGTCGAATTGCGCGCTTGGGAACTGCACTAAGCCGCGGCGCGCCTCGGCCTCACGGAATGCAACACGCGCGATTGTGCGCAAACGGAAAGGAAAACAGACCATGCGGAAACCGAATCCCAACAAAGAAAAGGCCGCGCAACTGGCGCGCCAGATTGCCAACATGACGGAAGAGCAGAAGGCGCTTTGGCTGCAGCGCGCGCCGATCCTCACCGCGGACGCGCGGCCGATATCCGGAAAAAATCACATGCTGGCGGCGATGCAATGCGAAGGCGCAACTATGCTGGGCGGCTTCAATCAATGGCTTGCCGCCGGCCGCGCGGTCCGCAAAGGCGAGTCCGCAATCTACATCTTTGCGCCGTCCGGCCGGCGCGCAACGGCCGAGGCCTCAGCGGCGCCGAGCGCGGACGGCGCCGCGGCCGAGGCCGCGGCGGAGTCGGTGCGGTTCATCCTGGTACCGGTTTTCGACGTTTCGCAGACCGACGAAAAGCCGGCCGAGCAAGCCGCCGCGGCCTAGTCCCGGTTGCGGCCGATTTCCTCAATCCCTCGGCTGCGGCCGATTTTCTCGGCGCAATGGTGCGCAATTCGAAAGGAGTTAAACGACATGGCGAAACTGATCTTGAATAGCTACGCGGCGGAACGTAACGGCGCATTCGTTAGCGTGGCGCTTTGCATCGGAGAGGACAAAAGCCCGCTCCCACGGCGCGAAGTCGAGATTAAGCGCGCGGCCGATGCAGAAAAGGCATTCGCGGACTACTGCGCGGACCTGGCGGCAACGGGAAAGCCGGCGGTTGCCACTATGCGGATTGGCAAGGGCGATCGTTCCCCGCCGGGCTTCAAGGTCTTGAACGGTGTGCGCGGCTTTCACGAAGTGAATTGCTAACAGTCCCGCCGCCGGCCGATTTCCCATCACAGAACAAAGGAACCGTTATGCATCTCACCTTGCCCCGCTCGCCGCTCGCCACGCTCGTTAACGAGGCTTCAAAGTATCGATGGCGCGTCCGCTCCGCGCTGCAACGCTACGGCGTAGCCTGGCGCTACGCGCGCCAGCGCTCAACCCGCGATGACGGATTGACGCTGCTTTACGACGCCGAGCACATCGCCGGGATTTACGGCCTCGCGTGCTTGTCGGAGGAATCCGTTTTGGAACGCGCGCGCGACTTTTTCGGCGACGTTCCCGGCCTTGAACGATGGACCGCGGACGCATGCGCCAGGGTCAACTCGAAACACGGCGGCGGCGACGGCGAAATGATCGGCGCGGCGGAAGATTGGGCGCTGACTCTGATTTCCGAGTATGCGGCCGAAGACGGCGTCACCCTGGAAGAGCTCGCCGAGTAACCCCCGGGGCCAGCTGATTTCCCGGCCGGCGGCGCACCTCCCGACTACGGCCGATTTTGCGCGGTGGATGACGCGCGCACCTGGCCGCGGTCGCTCCACCATCTGCGCGATAGTGCGCAAAACGAAAGGACGAAAGCCAAATGACTTACACCTGCACCGACTTTACCGACTCGATTCTTGGCGCGCTGAATGTTGACGTTCCGCACGAGGACAGCGACAGCCCGAGCGCACAAGCTGACTTGGCGCTGGCCGAGATTGAGCGCCTGCAGAAGCGTGACGCGCAGTTGTCGCTATTGGAAACGCCGCCGGCCTCCCGCCTGGAGCGTGTCCGGCTTGCCGCGCAGTTGATCCGCACCGCGCGCAATCACCTGCGGATCGCCGACGCCAACAATGCAGCGGATTACGTGGCGCGCGCGCTGAAATCCGTAGAGGGCGCCGAGCGCCACGCGCGCGGCCTCGAAACCCGCACCAATCCCCCCGCCCGCGACTGATTCCGCCCCTTGGCTACGGTTGTTTTTGAAAGGAGATCATCACAATGAGCACAATCACGATTTGGACTTGCACCACTGAGGGCGACAACTGCGGGACCGAAACCACGGTGCACGCCACGCAGTCCGAGGCGGTGGAATATGTCCGCACGAGCCTGCGCGACATCCTCAAGCGGACCCCCGAGCGCCTGGCCGCGGTCGAGGCCGCGACGGCGGACAATATCAGCGAGCTATGGGAAGATGCCGTTGACGGCCCCTGCATCATCGAAGAGCGGACCGTGACGCTGCCACCGCTCGCCGTGGCTACCCATGAAACCCGGCACGGCGACGAAACGCGCCTCTATCCTAACAGCGACACGGCGCGCGCCTGGCGCCGTGAGATCGCGGCCGAGAATTGGGCCGCACGGATGGACGAGGACAAGCCGGCCGATCCTGACGAGCTAGCGGAAGCCTATTTTGAGCGCGTCGGCGAAATGCGCGGCGACTTCTTCCGGGTCGAGGAATTGGAGATTGTCGGCGGCACAGTCCCGGTTGCGCCTGCGCAGGACTGGCGCCAGATCGCCCGCGACCTGGCCGGCGCGCTCGACGCCTGCACCCATCAGATTGACCAGATGCGCGGCATGTTCAGCGACGAGGACGGCACGATTGCGGAAGCGGTCTCCGACGCTGACGAGGCGGCCGAGGCCTATCGCCGAGCGGCCGCCGGCCTTCCGGTTGCGCCCGCGGCGCGATTCATCGGGCAGGATGACCGCGCTTGCTCGGAAGGATGGGGCCTGTTCGAGAACAGCGACACCGGCACGCTTGAGATTCAGGCGGACGCCGAGTCTTCAATATTTGTCCGCAACGGCGTGAGCCGCGACGACGAGGCCGAGGCATTCGTAAAGGCCAAGGCCGCCGAGGGCAGCGAGTATCACGCCTTGGCACTCCTGCGCGTCGGCACTGCGCACTAGTCCCGGCTACGATCGATTTTCCATCCCCGAGCTACGGCCGATTTTGCAAACACGATTGACAGATTCGGCCGACACAAATTAGAGAAGCAGCCCCGCGCGATTGTGCGCAAGTTGAAAGGATGAAAACACATGCAGCATTCCGCCACCTATTCGCCCGATGACAACAAGCTGCGGCTTTATCCGGCGCACCGGCTCGACGCCGAGGATTACGCGCGCGTGAAGGCCGCCGGCTTCAAGTGGGCGCCGCGTCAAGAACTGTTCGTCAAACCAACCTGGAGCCCCGGCGCCGAAGACTTGCTGATTGAGATGTGTGGCGAGATCGGCGACGAAGACACCACGCTGACCGACCGCGCCGAGCAGCGCGCCGACCGCTTCGAGGGGTATAGCGAAAAGCGCTTGGCGGAAGCCGAGAGCGCGCGGAAAGTGTCCGATGAGATCGCCGAGCGCTTCTATGGGGGGCAGCCTATTTTGGTTGGGCACCACAGCGAGAAGCGTGCCCGCAAGGATCAAGAGCGCATACACAGCAACATGCGCAAGGCGGTCAGGCTCTGGGACACCTCGAATTATTGGACTGCGCGCGCGGCCGGCGCAATCGCTCATGCGAAATACAAGGAACTGCCGGCGGTGCGTCATCGCCGCATCAAGGGCATTGAGTCCGACAAGCGGAAGGTGGAGCGCCAGCAAGCGGAGACCGAAAGGCAGCTGAAGGCCTGGCAAATCGTCGCCGGCATCAATGACCCCGAGAAGCAGCGCGCGGCCGGCTTGGCCGTGGCGAATGTCGGCGGTTATTGGTCGATGTCGTTTCCGCTGGCCGATTATCCGCGCGACCCGCCAGCCTCGCAATATGAGGGGCCAATGGGCCTTTGGTCGGCGATTGATGGGAACGTCATCACCGCCGCGCAGGCCGCCGCGATTGCGATTCCGAGCCTGGAGCGCTCCGGGCCTCGGCGCGCCCGCTGGATTGCGCACTATGACAACCGGCTGGCCTATGAACGGGCGATGCTGGCCGAGCAGATCGGAGCGGAGGCGACCGCCAACCCGCTTGCGGACCGCTTCGCCTTCGCGGTCGGCGGTCAGGTGCAGACGAGCCGCTGCGACGAGTGGCTTACCGTGCTGAAGGTCAACAAGGGCGCCAACGGTTCGGTTTCCAGCATGACGACGACCGCGCCGACTGGCTCGCGCTCCAAGCGCGCGCAATGGAGCGTGGAGAGCATCAGCGATTATCGGCCGCCGAGCGCGGAGAACGTCGCCGCGGCGAAGTCCGCCGCCAAGCTCCCGCCGATCTGCAACTATCCCGGCGAAGGATTCCGCGAGATGACGGAGGCCGAATGGAAGGCGCGCCCGCAGTTCTCGGATTTCCACTATATCGGCAAAGTGAAGGAGACCGAGACCCACAGCGCGCACCGCGTCCGCCAGATGCCGAAGCCCGGTGAATACTGGAAGAAGGTCCAAGTTTACATCACGGATGCAAAGCGGGTCGATCCGCCCAAGATCGCGCCAGCACCGGAGCCAACCGAGCCGGCCGAATTCGTCGCCGAGTATGTCGCGCCGCCCGCGGTTGATCTTGACGCCATGCTGGCAACGGTCGCCGAGATCATCGGCGCACCGGGCGAGAGGGAGGCCCAGGACGAGCCCGAGGCCGTGGCGGCGCTGGTCCCGGTTGCGCCCGCGGAAGAGCCGCGGCGCCTCGGCGATGCCAAGGCGGAGGCGCAGCGCGCGGGGGCCGAGATCATCACCGGACTCGGCAAATTCCGTGTTGGCATCGGCCAGCACGTTACAGATTGGTGCGACGACGAGGCGACCGCCTGGCGGCAGTTCTGCGGACTGGCTGGCGTGCCGTTCGAGGCCGAGGCCGTGCCGGCGGACCTTCGGCCGCGCGTTCTCGCCCCGGTCCCGGATACGGCCGATTTGCCCGCGCCGACGGCGGCGGATAGTTTCGAGGCCATGCGGGCGATGCTGAAAGGCGGCGGCGTGCAAGTCGTCGTTGCGCCTCAGCTCTTCCCGACATCGGGCGAACTCGCCGCGGACGTGGCAGAGGCGGCCGACATCCGGCCCGGGCAGCGCATCTTGGAGCCGAGCGCCGGAACGGGCGCACTGATCGAAGCTGCGCGCAACTGCGCCGATGGTCTGCAGGTGGTGGCGGTCGAGATCAACGCAAAACTTTCGGAGCACCTGCGCGCAGCGTTCCCCGGCACGTTCGTCCACTGCGGCGACTTCCTGGACTTCGACCCGCCGGCCGAGCGTTTCGACATTGTCTTGATGAACCCGCCATTTGAGAACGGCGCCGACATCAAGCACATCACGCATGGCCGGAAGTTCTTGAAGCCTGGTGGCCGGCTCGTCGCGATCTGCGCCGACGGTCCGCGCCAGCGGGCGAAGCTCGAACCGATGGCGGTGGAATTCCGCCCTCTGCCCGCGGGGTCATTCAAGGCCGCCGGTACCATGGTCAACACAGCGCTCGTCGTGATCGATGGGCCGCCGCCGGGATAGCCCCCGGCTGCGCCCACCTCCCCGGCTACGATCGATTTCCCATCACCCCCTCGGCTACGACCGATTTGAACGGAGGTTCACCCATGACGGCCAAGAAGACTGAAATCTATTCCGGTCCCGTTGAAGGCGCGCGCGCCGGCGTCCTCGAAGCGCTCGGAGGTGCCTTCGCTGCGCCGCCGGCTCCGGGCCGACAGCTGACGGACGACGAAAAGACCTTCATTGCCCGCGTGGCGCCGCACTTCATGGCCGGCAAAAGGCTGGAGGAAGCCGCGGCGGCCGTCGTCCAGGACGATGAACGCCTTTGGCTGACCGCTATGGAGGACTCCGACGTTGGCCGCGCGATCCGCGACGAGCTCGCCCGCAAGGTTCATGCAGCCGCGAGGGCGCGGCGGTGACAGCACGCAAGCACCCTTTCCACTGGGACACCTATAACCGGCTCCTGGACGGCCTCACGCGCGTCATGGACTCGAATGACCAGCGATTGCGGCCAGAGGTTCGGGAGAAGCTTACGGAAGCCCGAGGGGCGATCTATCAGGCTTGGGAGGTGCAAGCGGCCCTTGAACGAGCGAAGGGCCAGCGAACATGACCGAACAGATACTGACGGCGGCCGGCTTCAAGATCGTGACGCGGGCCGGGTTCGACGCCGCAACGGACGTTCCCGCGGCCGTGCGCCTGGTGGCCGAACGCATCTTCAAGCGTTGGGGCGGTGACTTCGTGGTTTACGATCCAGCGGGCGGCGATGATGGTTGGCTGCTGATCGATGATGATCGCGACCAGATCATAGGCGAGACGGTCGAGCACCTCGGACGTCTTAAACCTGAGCCGCCGGCGCCCGCGCAAGGCTCGCTGTTCTGATCCCCCGGATACGATCTATTTTGAAAGGCGATTGCTATGTCAAGAACCGTCAGGCAAGTGCCCGCTGACTGGCAGCACCCCCGCAACTCCGGCGGCCGATATGTCCCGCTGCTCGAGTCCGGCCCGGATGCGCCCTCGCCCGATCCCGCGCGCAGCATGCCGGCCTGGCCAGCCGCGGAGCGAACGCATTGGCAGCTATACGAGACCACCAGCGCCGGCACACCGGTTTCGCCGCCGTGCGCCTCGCCCGAGGCCTTGGCCAAGTGGCTGGCCGACCACCATGTGGAGGCCGCGCCCGGCTTCACGGGAACGGAGGCGCAGTGGCTGGCTGCGATCAAGCGCGGAGCCGTCATCCCGCCGGTGATGACCGTCGGCAAGCGCCAGGTCCATCCGCTCGACTACACCTGATCGCCGGGACTCCCGGCTACGATCGATTTTGTGCTACCCCCTCGGCTACAGCCGATTCCGGGCGAATGTGCCCAACCGGAAAGGATCCTGAGATGTCACCACCCCGATTTGTCCACCGCAAGATCTCGGCGGCCGACTTCGATGCCGAGCTCGAGCGCCAAGGTCTCAACCGGAAATCATTCGCCCGCGTGTTCTGCCAAAACCTCGTCACGGTGAACCGATGGGGGAAGAAGAAGGACGACGGCCAGGTGCAGGATATCCCGACGTGGGTGCCGATCGCGCTGACGTTGCTGACACTGCCCGGTGGCCTCGGCACCGCCCGCATGGCGGCCGCGGCAATGATCCAGCAAGATCGGCTGCACCCCGAGCTCGGCGAATTCCCCTACCAGAAGCTTCGGCAGATGCCGGCTGATGCTGACCTCGAGGACTGATGCGCGTAAAGCTCCCAGCTTGTGCGCCGGTTTCCTAGGACTACGCTAAAGCGTACCAACGGGACGGCCATCAGGCCTCTTCGCCGCCGTATCTCCGCTTTTCTTGGTCATTGTGGGCACATTTCCTTACCTTTGGAAACTCGACTTAGGTGTCCTTGATCAGCGGCCGATTCCTTGTAAGGTGCCCGAATATTAACTCTACGTTGTAGCCCCCCAATCGAGATCCAACGGTAGGCACCGTATCCGCCAGCGCCTCAGCCCCCTCAATCGTGCAATATTTCAAGATTGAGGGTCTCCACGGGTACCGCTCTATTTCTTTAGAGTCAGACTACGCGGCGACGCTTCTAATAGCTAAGAACGGCTCCGGTAAAACCACCCTCCTGGCAGCGCTGGATGCGTTTCTAAAAGGGCAGTTCTCAAGGCTTAAAGAACTCCAGTTCTCCAGCATCCGCTGCAAGCTACGAAGCTTGTCTGACGAGCTTGTTTTAACAAGTGAAGAAGTCTCCAAGTATACGTCGAACGCAGTAGTCGAGGCAGAATCTCGTCGGCTCGAAATCGAGACGTCGATGCTGTACTTGCATCTTGAGGAACACGATTCGGATACAGATCGCGTATATCTTGACGATGAAGTTACTTCCACCCTCATGCAAAAGCATGGCCATAGCTATGCAAACGTCCGCGCTCTCTGCGATAGGCTAACGAAAGTTCTGCACAGCGAAGTACCGACCATACTTTCCACATTGAAGCTCCTGCGCAGTGCAATGGAAAACGTCGAGGTTGTGTATCTTCCGACCTACAGGCGCATCGAGCTGGCAATACCTGCTCGCCCCGACCGTTACGGCCGCATGCGCAAACAGGTTCTGCCTGCTCAGAGGTCAGGCTTATATTCAGGCGATATCCAATTCGGCCTATCGGATGTTGTTGACCGGCTATCCGACCTCAATCAACGCATCGTCACGGACTCAAGCCTGGGTTACCGGGAACTCAGTGCAAGTATCATCAACGAGCTTATCAGCGGGCAGTTCGATCGCGCTGACCCAATGCAGGACGAGATTCCAGATCGTGCAGAGCTGGAGCTATTCTTCTCCCGGCTCAAAGACGACCGGACTAGGCGCCACTATGGTCCACATTTCGAGTTGTCTATTCCTAACATCGCCCAGATCTACACAGGCACGGGAGGCATATCTCAAGAAAGCAATAAGTTCCTTCGGTACTTCTTAGGCAAGCTAAACAGCGTCGTCCAATCGACGCGAGAAATTGAAGCGTTGGTCCGCGATTTCATCGACAACTGCAATAAATACATGTCTTCAGTCGACATCAGCACAACAATGCACGGAAGAGACCTTCTTGGGTCTCCAGCCAGCGGAGAGATAGACGGCAAGGTTCTAACGCTCAGCAGGCGAGACCTTACGATCTCGGTCGACAGTCTCGAAGCGCACAGAAAAATCCCACTGAACTCCCTTTCGTCAGGCGAAAAGCAGATGATCTCGCTGTTCGCTAAGCTTTATCTATACCCCAAAGAGAAAATCATACTGATCGACGAGCCGGAGTTATCGCTCTCCCTCGACTGGCAGCGCCAAATACTTGTCGACATTGTTGAGGCTCCTTTGTGCCGCCAAGTCGTGGCAATTACTCACTCACCATTTGTATTCGACAACTCACTTGAGCCGTTTGCTCGGCCGCTTACATCCGCCGTCGATGCTGAGCGGGCATCGCAAGTCGCTGAAGATTTCGAGCCTGACAACACATGACACTTCCCGTTTCGCAGGACGCCTATGTCAATAAACTAAGAGCCGCACGAGATCGCCCAGCAGTCTTGAAGACGAAACTCGCATCAGTGCGAAGCTCAAGCCCTGGCTGTCTCGTCTTTGCGTTTGAAGGCGATTTAGACAAGGGAGCCTATTTTCAGTGGGTGAAGCGGCTTCGCTCTGACCTTGTCTATGAGCCGTTCCCATGCGGTGGAAAGCGGCAAGTCCTTGAGTTTCGAGAGATGCTGAGGCGCGATTTAGGCGGCCTCGCAGCTCGCGTCTATTTCTTCATCGACCGAGATTTTGACGACTTTCGAGGGTTCGATCCTGACCCTGCCACAACCTTCGCGACAGATCAGTACTCTGTCGAAAACTATCTCGTTACGCGAGAAGTTCTGGAAGAACTTCTCAAAGACGAATTCCACTGTCATGCGGAACCCGAGATCCGCAATGCTTGCCTCGCCGTCTTCGACCAACGCTTAACTGAATTTCTAACTGCTACAGAAGCAATAAACTTTCGCCTATTCATCGCCAGAAAAAACGGCTTCACGCTCCAAAAACATCTGCCTACGCGGATAAACAACGTCGCGCTGGTCGCCCTGGACAGCGTCAGTCCTATTGCTGTTGGGCCTGAGCAAGTCGTCATATTCAATGAGCAGGTCAGCTTGGAGCAGTTCGATACGTTGAAAGCCGAGTTCCCAAAGTTGAATCCACAAAAGCGCTATCGCGGCAAGTTCAACCTGCTGTTCTTCATGAAATGGCTTGATCTTCTCGCTGCCGATCGAGCGGCCGAGAAATCTAACACTTCACCAAAATCGGCAGTCCCAAGGGAGTTAATTCCGGCGGGATCACGATAGGCGCTCTTGCGTCGAAATCCGAAGTACCTAACGGTCTAGTAGCATTCCTCAACACAATTCACTAAAAGATAGCCGGCTTCCGTTGTTTTCGAGAGGGCTGGCTGCTTTCTAAAAGCTACCGCCGAGCCCGAACAGATACTGCGCCCATCGGCAAACAACCGCCGCAGTCAAAGCCAGGCCGCCAGCACATTTTGATACTTACTCATCGCCATACTCTTTCTTACTTAATGTCTCCAGCTCTTTGTCCGGGGACAGGACACTGGCGATGTTTAATCCCTCGCAGAAGCCCTGCTGCTCTCTCGCGTTCAGGCTATCACCTTCACGGCAGACGACGTAAATCAGTCTGCCGTGCCGAGTTGAGCGATGATAACGACACTCCAGGCGATTGCGGTTCGTGGACACCGCGCGCGGCGTTGATCTGCGTTCCGTCCAGCGAGCTTGAGTAATAAAGCCTGCAGTAGCGCATTTCGCAGTAGAGCGATCTCGGCGACCGCGGGCGCCCAAATCCGACACCACACAATCACCAGTGTCATTTGGAACCGACGCGGCTCTTGGCTGCCTTTCTTTCTCCATCTGCGATAGTGAATTGCACACATGCCGCGGGCAATCATGTGGCCGGCCGCAATCATCTCGTGCAGGTCACATGGGTCCGCTCTCACCGCGACATCCTAGCTGCCCTAGCTTGGTGGCTTTTTCGAGTGTGATGACTGGCGCAAAGGCAATGCCCATTCGACAAGTCCAGCGCCTTGGAAGGGGCATCTCGGACCTCCTCGATGTGATCCGCGTACATCTGGTCGCCCAACTCCCGGCTGCGCTCGCAGCGCACGCCATCCTCGACATATTCGCAGCGCCAGCCGGCGCGCCGCTTTACCTGCTCGGCCCAGTTCTTGTGTTCGGCGGTCTGGTAATGCGGGTCGGCCAGCTTCGGCGGCGGTTTCACTTTGCGGGTGTCGAGCGTCGGCACGCGTGGGCCGAGCGTCGGGATACGGGCGCGGGTCATGCGGGTCATACCGGCTCCAGGAACAGGATCGGATCAGCGCAGATGACTTCTTGGACGACATAACCGCTGCCGAGCACATGGTTGGCGATCGAGGTGAGTGCTCCAACCTTCGGGTCCTGTCCGCACTGAAGCGTCATAGGAATTCGATAGCGCTCGTTGAACGCGTCCGGATCTCTCTTCCATTCCTCGAACAAACTCAAGGCCCGCTCCCGCCTGCTCTCTCGGCTCATCGACCGCTCCTTTTCTCGTTGCGCCTCGGGCCGAACATCTTCCGGCCCATCGAGCGAAGCATTTCGCGCTGATCCCAGGTCATCTGGTCCTTGTCGACGTCAACCAGAAGGAGACCGTATTCGCGCCAAACCCGTTGCTTGGTCTCCAGCGGTGTTTCCCGCTTGTTGGGGGCGAACCGTCCGAGCGACATCGATTCAGCCCCTTACTTCCGCAAGCCCATGCCGGCGGCAGTCTTCAGCCGCCGCACCGCGTCCCATGTCCGGTCGATGATCTCGACGCCCTCGTAGTGCTTTACGAGCGCGTTCAGCGCGATCCGGAAGTCGGAATTGTTGGTGCGGTGCTCCTCGCCGCCATGCAGCCGGACGTCCTCGCTGCTGCACTCGAGCCCAATCCTGACGAGCAGGATATCGAACTGCCGCCCGCCGAGACGACGTTCGACCTCCCTGAGACGCCCGCTGGCCTCGAGTGCGATGGTGTGCGAGGGCGACCCGCCGCCTCCTCCATCGACCTTGTCCTGCAGCGCGAAGCCGCGCGCTCCGTGGAAGGTAGCGAGGTCGAAGTCGCGTCGGAAACGATCCGCGGCGCTCTGGCGCAGCTTGTCTTCAGGATCCGCGGCGCCGCGCTTCTTCGACTCGGTCAAATTGAGGTGCGATGCGCGGACGGTGTCGACCATCACGTTGAGCGACGGGTTTTGGGGATCCGGGATGACGTGCTTGCGCTTGCCGCTGGCAAGACGGTCCGCCTCGTCCTTCGCCTTCTGCTCCTTCTTCGTCAGCGGCTTGCCAAGAATGTTCAATAGATCGGCGGCCCGCGCCGCCGCATGCTGATATCCCTGCTGGAACAGCTTGTTTGTCCGGAAATACTCCGTGACCAGGCGGGTTGTCGGAGTATCGCAGCCTGTGGCCCATTCGATGCCGGCTTCGCCAATACGGCGCGCCCTTGCGCGCTCTTCCTCAAGCACAATCTGTGCGTCGTACGAGAGACCGGCGTACGAGCGCATCGGCTTGGCCCGCCGTATATCGCGCTGGAAGGCACGGGCGCGGCGATCTCGCTCTTTGTCGACGTGTACTGTCGCGACATCCGTGATCTGTGCTTGAGACATTCCATCCTCCACGCAGAATCACGAATAGATTTCGTGGAGGTGATTTGTCTACGATTGCAAGCGGGAACTTGGTGCGCCGTCCACCGTCGAACAGCGACGCCTTCCGTTAGGCGCGTACTCACAAATCCGCCATGTCGGCCCTACCCCCGGACACCGCCGGGTGACCACGGCATGTCGGTTTGGGGCCAGAAGCGGCCGCAAACACAGCTCACAGGACTCCAACACCCATTGAGGCGGCGCGTCGCCGCCAAGTCGATTTATTGCGTTTGCGTTGGTGTGGCGCCAGTTGGGGCAACGCGTTGGTGAACCTCGACCGCCGAAGCCGCAAGATAAAGCGCCATGACGCCGCAAAGGAGAATGCCGATCAGCAGGATCGTCATGTGGCTGCTGATCCTGGCAAGCGTTTGTTTGGTCCAGATCGCCTCGGGATTGTTAACCTCGTTCCGGCCGTAGCCGCTGAGGAATTTGCAGAGCGATCCCGCACCAAATTTTTGGTAGTGCGTGGCTGCCTGCGGCTTCATATCGATCTCGCTTCCGATCACTACCACCTGCCATTTGAGCGAACCTAACCAACCTCTTTTCTGGTGACCGTCTTCAAGCAGAGGCACCTTGCAGATGTGAGCTCTGCGGATACGGTCGAATCGCGCGATGAAGATGATCATGAGAAAAGCGAAGATCACTGCCGCGCCCCCGAACCAACCGTAATTGCTCTTGTCGATAAAAATAAAGCTTAGAGCAATCAGGGCGATCGCAAGAGCGCGGGCGCCAGCGGTGACCATGAAGGGTGGGGAATCATCTGCAAGGAACGTCCATTGCGAAACCTTGCCGACCGCTTTCATCAAAAGAACGCTGAAAACCGCAAATAGCGTCGCAGCGATTGTTATGGTGGTTGCGAAAAGACCGTATTTCCCGCTGAACATCGTGTGCCCTCAATAGTCGAGCGTGACGCTGGACGTTCCTGGAAGAGTGCAGACCTTATTCTGGTCCCATTGTACGGTGTTGCCGTAAGCGCCGCCGCTTACGCCGAAAACGTAAGTACCAGCTTGAAGTACGCCCCTTGCCGGCGTGGTTGGCGCACCATGATAGTTCGAAGAGATCAAGTAGGCGCCAGACCAATATGCAGAGAGCCCGGGCGACTTCGTGTGAACGGAGAAAATGCAGCCGGCCACCTTGGTTGGCGGACCGCCGATGAACTTACGCATTGAGAGTTCGGGCGCGGGCCCATCCGGAGGCTCCCCCCCGCGAAAGCTGCGCCGTCCCGCGATGCGCGTAGCCAAAAACTCGCACGCTCGCTGAAAGAACGTCTCCCGCGCCTCGGCAGGTGATAACATCGTTGCGCCGTCACCGAAGCGCACCATTCCTCTCTTTATCGCTTCGGAGAGCATATTGCGCAAAGAAGGGCGGGGAATGAAACGGAGCAAATACCGGAAAAAAAACCAATAGGGGCCGGGACGAGAGCGACGCTGGTAGCTAGCCGTCAGGGTGGCCTGCAAGGCTTTAGGTGCAATGATTTCTGAAAGAGCGACCGGAACGAAAACCCTGTTGTCACCGAGGAGTACGGCTGGATAATCGAGGCGGAAAGACTCGAGTAGATCCACGTCATCGTAGAATTGTTCGGCGTTCGCCTGGAGGTCGGCGATAGAAAGTCCCTCCTCGAGTTCGGTCTCCCAAAGACGGCGCTCCTCCTCCCCGTGCCACCTCAAGGCTTGAAGAATGTGTGCAGCGCGATTCAGATCATGACTGGTGTAGTCCACCATGGGTCTTTCCCGTCCGCACCAGTATCCTGTCAGAGCACTGCCGGCCTGATGCCAACCAATGATTGCACGGGCGTCTTGATTAATGCAACCGCGAGTAGATCGCACTGGGCCAACAACGTCGAGGGAACAAGACGCCGACTAGATGCTGCAATGCGAGATCATCCGGCTCGAACAACGACTGCTTGGGTCATTCTCGATCGATTTCGACGTGGCTTCGCGATGTCCGTTTATTCTCCGGAGGCAGACGCCGGACCGCTGGCGTTTATGAGTACGCCCCTAGGACTCGAAGTCCGGCTTCCGTCCAAATCCCTCCCGTGCCGCAGGTCAGAACGGTATATCTTCCCCGCCGAGCCCCCCGAACAGCATTCGCGGGCCGTTGAAGTCGATCTTTTTCCACTTGCACCCCGTGCCGCTGCGGTTCTTGAAAACGGCGAAAGCCGCCTTGTCCTTCCAGATGTCGTATTCCCTCAGCCATCGATCGCGCTGCTCACGGCCTTTCGGGTTGTCTTCCGATGCCGGCTCCGGCTCGTTGTCGCGGAGCCAGATCTTGGGGATCGTCAGGCCAACGATGATGTCGCTGTTCTCGACGATGAGCCCGCCGCCGTAGATATCGCCGCTGCCAAATTTCCAGCTGGGCGCGCGCTGTCCCTCACGGGTCAGTTGCGCGAGTTGCCAGACTACACCATCCAATTCCTTGGCGAGATCCTTGGTATAGGCCGAGGCATATTCGACGGTTCGGACGACGTTCCAATGCTCCTGCTCGGGCTCCACCAGCTTCAAGTGGTCGATGCAGAACTGCTTCACGCCGTACCGGCGCTTTGCCTTCCTGAATTCGTTGCCAATCTGCTTGATCGTCATCCGGCTGCGGTCTTGGACCCAAACCCTGATCGACTCGAGCTGCTCCTTTGCCCGCCGGATGTCGAGAAATTCCTTCTGATTGAAGTCGCCGCTGATCTGCTTCTTGACCGAGACGCCGGACAACGAAGCGATGTCGCGATAGGCGATCTGCTCCGCGGACATTTCGAGGCTGAGCGAAAAGCCCGGGAAAATGCTCGTCTCGTCCAGCGAAGGACCGGCGTTGTCGCGCAGGATCTGCGCCATCAAGGCCGATTTGCCGTGGCCAGATGGCGCAGCCAGCGTGACAGTCGTTCCGCCGACGATCGGCCCGAGAACCTCGTCCAACTCCGGGATCTTGGTGAGCACGCCGACCGCGCGCTTGCCCTGATGCTCGTAGGCCTCCCCTGCTTTGGCCATCGCGTTGCCGGCAGCGTCACCGAGCGCAACGGCATGTCGCACTCGATCGTGGTCGTCGACCACGCGGAGCATGTCGTCCAGTTCCTGGCGCGTTTGATCGAAGGTCTTGTCGGGCGCTGTGGCGATCTTCCCGAGTTGTATGCGGGCGCGTTCCCGCCACGCCAGAATGATGTCGTCGACAAAATCGAGCGCGCTGCTGACGTCCGCGGCCTTTTCGATCAGGATCTGTAGCACAGCCTCGGTATCGCCGACGCCTTCAAACTCGGTCGGGAGCTTGGACTCGAGCAGCGACAGTGTGGGGCCCGCGCCGTTGAGGCAGCATTCCTCGATCGCGGAGAAGATCAGGCGGTGGTGGTGCAGCGTGAATTGGTCCGCCGACACTCGATCCGAGACGGCCCAGAATGTCTCGGCCGACCCCAAAATTTTTCCAATGATCGCCTCTTCGGCGCGGACATTCTGCGTCGGCTTATTGGGTGTGGCGACGGGACGCTTGGTCATGCCGACACCGCCTCGAGCTCGACCGACGTCAGCATGGGATGGCTGGCGCTGATCCGCTTGGCCGCCATCTCGGCGTAGTCCGCGTTCAATTCGATCAGGATGGCGTCGCGTTGGAGCCGGTCCGCGACCAGTCCGGTGGTGCCGGCGCCGGCGAAGGGATCGAGCACGGTTCCACCCGGCGGCACGCCGGCCAGGATGCAAACCGCGGCGACCTCCGGCGGCATCACGGCAAAATGGTTCAGCCAATCATGGTGGGAGCCGCATTCGCAATAGCGGAGCGTCAGCTTGCGGCCCTCGCGTTCAATCTTTTCGGTTCGGAGACGGCCCAGTTCGGCACTCGGGTAGAATCTGCGGCACTTGATGCAAAACTCGTCGTTGAACCCGCCGGGCGCGACCCACCATACCGACCGCAGCGCGGCGCCGTTGGCGCGCTGCTCCGCCACCGACATTCCGTCCCAGCGATCGTTGAAGCCGGCATGACGCCGGCCGTGGCCGCGCCGTCGATCGCGTTTGCGGGCGCCGGAGTGCGGCGGCTGCCCTTCCGGCGCATAGCCGTCGCCACTCACGACAAGCGCGCCCTCGCTGCCGAGTTTGTCCCGCATCGCGCGCGCCAATCGGCTTACCGACTCCGGCGCCGCCGGTAGCCTGACGTCTTCATAACCATGGTAGTAGGTCTCCGACTTCGCGAGGTGGAAGACGTATTCGTGCGCGCTCGTCGACCGATCCCGCGTACTTTCCGGCATACCGTTCGGCTTCGCCCAGATGTTGTCTTTGCGGAGCCACCAGCCGTCGGCGCGGAGCGCGAAGGCCAGCATCCACGGGATTCCAATGAGATCCTTCTGCTTAAGCCCAGCCGGCGGCGGCTCCCAGGCGCGGCCGATCGCTCCGTCGCCCTGGGCCTTCGCATGGTTGCCCGCCGGCAACCGGCTGCCGCGCTCGGTCTGCGCCGCGATCCTTGCACTCGCGCCGATCTCCCAGTTCTGGCGCACCACCATGGACGCTTCCTGTGACTGCAGCGTACCGAGCAGCGTCGAGGACGCCGCGGCAGGATTGCCGCCGCGGCCGGATCCCGCGTAGCAGTCGCCGATATTGATCCAGAGCGAGCCGTCATCCCGCAGAACGCGCCGGATCTCCCGGAAGAGGTCGACGAGCTCCGTGATATAGGCCTCGGGCGAGTTCTCGAGCCCGATCTGGCCAGCCATCTTGTAATCGCGGAGGCGGAAGTACGGCGGCGAGCAGACGCAGGCGTGCACCGAGTTGGAAGGCAGGAGCCGGACGACGGCCCGGCAATCACCATTGAGAATTCGAACCGTCAAGCTGAGGCCTCCACGCGTCGCCGCGCATTCCAGATGTCGAGATAGTCGGTCCGCATGCGCGGCTCCGGCTGGCTGTCGTGCAGCTTGCCGATCGCGACCATGCGTTCATGAAGCTTGCGCACCGCGGCGCGGCCGGCGGGCTCGGCTAGAACCAGGTCGCCATCCTGGCGCCGCCACGGCTTGTCGCCGTCCGGGAAAGACGTGATCCTCTCCACCTCGATCGGCGGCTCGAGTCCTGCAACGCCGCTGGTGCTGAGGCCGGCCCAGACCGGGCGCCGATACTTGATCAGCGCGCGCGCGGCGAGACAGGTTTCCAGCCCCTCCCCGAGACCTATATGAGCCGCGACGCCGCCGATCCGCACGGCACCGCCAGCGGCCGCGCCAGCGCCAATCTTGGCCTTATCGACTGGCGCCTTTGCGGCCTTCGCCGGATCAAGGTGGACTTTCCAGATGGCGGTTAGGTCCCCGAAGACGTCGTCGACGCGGGCGACCAGCGTGGGAAAGGCCAACCGGTCATCAAGGTCGTACAGCACGCGCCCGTGAAACCGGAGACAGTCATCCCAGCCGCCGGGCGGCACAGGAATGCCGCGGGCGAGGAGATAGGCCTCGGCGTGCGTGCCGACGATCGGCACGGCCTCCTGCCAGATCTCGGCAGCGCTCCGCTGACGGGCCTGGACGTGCTCCGCGGCACGCTGGTCGTCCGCCGCCCGCTTCGCTGCGGCTTCGGCCGCCCTGTCCTCGCGCCGTCGCCGCTCCTCCGGCGTCTCCTCACGAGCGCGATCGAGCCCGACGAATTCCCGGGCGCGGTCAAACACCTCGGCATCGGCCTTGTGACTTCCGGTCAGGCCGTAGGCGAAGAGATTGATCTCGTCGCCGCCAATGCCGGCCGAGCTGCGCACCCATGAGCCGCGCGTGTACTTGCCGACCGTCGCCAGATAGACCTGAAACGATCCGAGGTCGCCTTTGACGCCGGGAGCGGGATACGCGATCTTGCCGCGCGTCTTGTACCCCTTCCAGAAATGGTCAAGGACGCGCTCCAACTGCTCGTTCAGCCGCTTCTTGATCTCGGCGGTGTCTTCGCGCGTCACGACCGCCTCCCGTCGAAATTGAGGACAGCTTTGGAACCGTGCGCCTGGCGCGCCAACGTGTCGTATTCGATGGCCGCTCCAATCGCAGTGGCACACCGCGGGGAATAGACAAATTCGCCGTCAACTCGCAGCCGCGCGAAGTACGGCTTCGAGCGCCACGCGCCACTGCTCTTCCGGACCCCGCGATATCCGTTCTTGTTCCTCACGCGAACATATCCTGCTGCTGAGGTTGAACGACCCACACGCCGCCGCATTGGACGGCGTCGAGGCGTCGTGCCATCCGCTCTGGGCAGTGATTGAAATCCTTGAAGTTGCGGGCGACGTTGACCGAGTCGACCGAAGCGAACGGCCAGCGATCGCCGGCGAGAGACATCCCACGCAGCATGTGAACCCACGGCAAGTGCCGGTGACGCTTCGAGAGCTCGTTGAACGCTTCGTCAGCCCGGCGGCACCACAGATCCGATCCGACCTGCCAATATTGGCTCGTCGAGCCGAAGCATATCCGCGGCCATCCGTCGGCCAATTCGAGCAGGTATTCGATCGGCAGCGCCATATGCCACACCGGTGCCGACAACTGCCTCGGGAACGGCCAGCGTGCAGTCATGGCGCGCTGCTCCTCGACCGTCCCGTCGATCTCGTCCTCGACGACCGCCCAATGTGGGTGGCCCAGGAACCGGTCCAACCAGGCATAGAGCTTCGCCGTGTCGATCGTCGCTCCGCGAGTGTGCGCGCCGAACTTACCGTTGTCGAACATCACCGCCTGTCCGATTGCCACGCAGGTCTCTGCATCGCGCGCATCTGAGAACGGCACACAGAAGCATTTGCCGGCCATCTTCATAAGCTCAGACCGCGGAGACAACGGCGTGCCGTGATAGTGAATCGTCACGCCACTTCCTTTCGACGCCTGCGGCGCGCGTCTTCGGCGCCGAATGCTGCCTTGATCACGACATCGTCCTTGATGCGGTGCCAAAGCGCGCTGCAGGCAGTGCAAGTCCGCTGCCATGCGCTGAAGAACTTGGTGCGTTTCGGCGACCGCTCGATCGCGTTGCCGCGCTTGCCATACCGGCGATCAAACCACCTCGCCCGCGCGCGCAACTGCTTGTGGCGGCTCCGCATGGCGACGTCGCCCATCCGCCAGTGACGACCGCACATGATCATCACGTCCTCGGCGTCGCCGGCTTCGCGCTTGAAGGTGCGGCCACACCCCGGAATGCAGCATCCGATACGATCGGTCACAGAAGACTCTCCTGCTTCGGTTCGGACGCGGCGGCTTCGGACGGCGCCAGCGGCTCGGCCGGCTTCCAGCGATCGAAGTCGGCCGCGATCTGGTCGTAGACGCGCGGGTGCTGCGCCTTGAAATCCGGGAAGCTTGGCGCGCCGCGGTAAACGCCGTTTTCCAGCACCAGCCAGCTGGCTCCGGACGGCAGCCAGCGGCGGTGGTCGATGTTGACGTGCTTGAAATCGGCGCGGACGAGGAAGCCGCGCTTTTCAAGGATGATCGCGATTTTGATGGCAGCGATCTTCCAGCTGGTCAGTTGCACCGGCGACGGCGCGCCGGCGGCAACGTCGGGCACGTAATCCGGCAGCGTGTGCCGCTTCGCCGGCGCCCACTCGTGCCACTCCTTCGCGTTGGTGCCGTGCTGGTCGCCTGGCAGCCCGGGCTCGAACGACTTCGGCCGATACCCGAAACTCGTCCCAGCTTTGACCTGCTCTTCCGACCGGACATAGATGATGGTCAGGCCGATATAGCGACAGATGCGGTCGAACCCACCCTGTGAATCGAACGGCACGAGAACGGCTCGGCAATCCGGGCCAGGGTGATCGGCGTAGAAGGCGCCGTATTCCTCCAGCGCCTGGCTGATCACCTCGGTGTTGAGCCGGAGCTTCGCCTCGACGCCGATCTGGAAACCGTCAGCATTCCGCACCAGCAGAATGTCCCAGCCACAGCACTCGGCGTAAGCGGTCCATCCCTCGGGCAGCGAGGAGATGAACCGCTTGCACAGATCAACTTCAGTGGCGAATGGTTTCGGCTTTGCCATGTCAGGCACTCGCGCGACGTTTCGCCGGCGCCTCGGATTTAGGCATGACGGCAGCATCCGACATGATCGCGGAGACCTCGGCCTTCATCAGCGAGACAGAAACGGCGTTGCCAATTTGTTTGATCTTCTGGGTTTTGGTACCGGCGAACTCGTACTCGGCCTCGTCTTCGTTGAAGCCCATCGCCGCGGCGAGTTCGTGCGGCTCCAGCATCCGGAAGAGGATGTCGTACTGCGGCGTCGCCTCGACGAGGTTGATGTGGCCGGTGGCGGTGATGGCGGGGGTTGGCCCAGCGATGTCGTGCACGCGCGGCGCTTGCCCTTGCCGCTCGCCGAACTGGGCCGCGATGAACGCGAGCTCGCCGCGGTTGGCTGTCGTGACGGTCGGGATCGGCTCGCCCAGATCGCGAACGCGATCGCTACCATCGTGATGAGTGACAGGCATGACCATGGCGAATTCGCCGCCCTTCGCCGTGGTCAAGGTTGGCAGCGGGTCGCCAAGATCGCGAGTTGCGTTGCCGCCCTGGGTGTGCGTGACCGGCACCACCATGCCAAACCGCCCTTTGGAGGTGACGGTGTCCAGCGGCTCCTCGGCGCTCTTGCAGGTCTCGCCGGATCCGGAACCGTAGTACGGCGATATCAGGACGTGGCTTTGCTTCGCGACCTGGGTCGGCGTCGGGTCGTCGATAGATCGCGGCGCTCCGCCGGCATGACGAGACAGCATGAACGGCTCGACCAGGTACCCGCCACCGTCACAGTTTGCAGTCGGCGCCGGATCGCCCAGCGAATGCGCCCGAGACTCCGCATAGCCGTCGCCGTGGCGGTTGAGGATGAACGGCTCGACCAGCATCGGCCGCGCGCAGCCTGGGTCATCAGATCCAGCGCCGCCCGTGGTAATTGTGGGTAACGGATCGTTCGCTGGACGGGCCGCGCCGCTACCGGTTGCCAGGACAAGCGGCTCGGCGAGCCCAATTCGAGCCTGTGTCATCACGGTCGGCGCCGGGTCATTGACGGACTGCGCATCCCGCCTGAAGTTCTGCTTCACCAAAATCGGCTCGGCGAGCGCGATGTGAGTGCCGTTGGCCGCGACGGTCGGCAGCGGCTGGTCCAGGCTCCGGCCGCTCATGTGATTGCGCAGAACGACGAGAAACGGCTCAGGCCAATTGAACTTGACGGCGCCGGCGTAGATGCGGGCCAGCGTCTTCGGCGCGAGGGGTTTCTTCCGGTCGAAGATCGAGCGGCCCTTGATGTCCCAATCGATGATTTCGCGGGCCGGCTTCCACGGCTTCATACCCGGGAACAGCAACGTATCTTCGGCCCTCTTGGCATGGGTCAGCGGCGCCCAGGCGACCATCTTGCGGTCGTTGCGCGCCTTCAGGATGAACCGCTGCCGGGTGGTCGCGTCACCGTAATTGGCGGCGTTCAACTTCCGCCATTCCGGGTCGAAACCCAGCCGGCGGATGGTGTCGATCCAGAGCGCGAAATACTCGCCTTTCCGGCTTTTGATCGGCTTGCCCGTTCGCGCGTCGACCGGACCCCAACCGATGAATTCCCAGACGTTCTCGATGATCAACCGCTTGACGCGAAGTTCCGTCAGCCAGGTGATGATGTGCCACGGGTCGGAGCGCTGCTGGTCAGAAGTCGGCTTGCCGCCGCGCGCGACGGAGTGATGGGTGCACGTCGGCGACGCCATCAGCAGGTCGAGATATCCCTCCGGCACGATGATGTGCGGACGCACCGCGGCGATATCCTCGCAATAATGACGGGCGAGCGGATGGTTCTTCTTGTGCGTCTCGATCGCGACGCCCCAATGGTTGACGCAGACCAATTCCATCTCGAGCCCGAGCTCAGCGAGAGCCCGCGCGCACCCGGTGGACGAACCACCGGCGCCGCAGAGAAGGTCAGCAACGAGGATCTTGCGGCGGCTCAACTCAGCGCCTCCAAGATGTTCCGCACCAACGTCGGTACCGCGATCGCCACCGAATTCGGGGGCGCGCCCGGCACATACGGGCCGCCCTTGTCTCCGACTTGGCGGACTGAGATGAGGCCAATGTGTTGGACACCTTCGATATTCAGCGCCGACACGCCGTGACTTCTGAAAATGCGCAGCAGTTCGGCTTCCAGCTTGCGCTCATCGTGGTTGATGACCGCCATCTGCTACACCCTCATCGGCATGAGGACGTAGAGGATCGACTCGTCGGTGCCGCACAGCAGCGCCGGCGAACCCGGGTCGCCGAGATCCAGCTTCACGGTATCGCCCTGGATCTGCGTGAAGATGTCGTGCAGGTATCGGCTGTTGAAACCGATATCCATTGCGTCGCCGCTGTACTCCGCTTCCAACTCGTCCGTTGCGGTGCCGGCGTCCGGGTTCTGACAACTGAGGGTGATCCTACCGGCGCCGAGGCTCATCTTCACGGCGCGGCCCTTCTCGCTGGAGATCGTTGCGACGCGATCGGTGGCGGCGAGCATGTCCTTGCAGACGACCGCGATCTTCTTGTCGTTGTTGACCGGGATAACACGACCGTAGTCCGGGAAAGTGCCGTCGATCAGCTTCGATGTCAGCACCAGGTCGCCGGCTGAGAATCGGATCTTGCTGCTGGAGGCCTCGACGAGGATTTCGTTCTCGCCAGCGTCAAAGAGACGCGTGATTTCGCCGACCGTTTTCCGGGGCACGATGATCCCCTTCAGGTCCGCGGCTCCCTCCGGCAAGGGATACTCGACCTGGGCGAGGCGATGACCGTCGGTGGCGACCGCTCGCAGTGTCGCGACATTTCCCTGTTTCACGGCATGCAGATAGATGCCGTTGAGGTAGTAGCGGGTCTCTTCCGTCGAGATCGCGAACGCTGCCCGATCGACCAGCCGCCGCAGATCCTTCCCGGCGACGGCGAAACTGACATTGAGGTCATCGGCCGAAAGGTTCGGATAATCGCTCACCGGCAAGGTCTGCAGCGTGAACCGAGAGCGGCCCGACTTGACGACTGCGGTAGAGTCCCCGGTCTGCTCCAGCACCACCTGCGAGCCGGAGGGCATCTTCCGGATGATGTCATGGAAGAGCCTGGCCGGTACCGTCGTGCTGCCTTTCTTAGCCACCTCGGCACTGATCGAGTCGATGACCTCGAGGTCAAGGTCGGTGGCCTTGACGCTCAACGTATCCTGACTGATATCGATCAGGACGTTGCTCAAGATTGGAATGGTGTTGCGCTGTTCAACGGCGCGCGCGACGCGGCCGAGCAGCTTTGCGAGCGCGGCTTGTTCCATGACGGCTTTCAAAACGGGGTCTCCTTTCGAGATGGGGTGAGTGTCGGTTCGAAGAGATCGCCACGCGGCGCGGCGAAGCGCGGATCGAGGTGGCCGCGAAGCCACCAGGCCACACCGAGGCTTTCGGCAGCGTCGTAAGAGGTGATGGTCTTGTCGATCAGTTGAGCAAAGCCGAGCGACGTGTCCTTCGTCGCCCGCCCGGAGCCGGTGAAGGCCTTTCGCCAAGTCCCCTGATTGACGTAGATGAACGGGACGTCATGGGCGGCGCAGGTCTCCTGGGCGATCGCGCACAGACCGTAGATCCGCAGGAACGTCTTCATCGGCGGCCGGGTCGACTCCGGCTCCGGGTTCTCCTCGGTCGGCTTGCCCTTGAGCTCGATGTCGGTGCGGAGCGGTTCCTCCGCGGCCACGTAGTTGACCGCGTTGTCCTTGATGATCTGGTAGAGCGTCTTCCGGAAATGCCGGAACACCTGCCCCGAATTCTTGCCTTCCCAATGGAAGGCCCGGGCAAAGACATAGCGATCGCCGTCGAGCAGCGCGATGCCCGTTGTCGTTGCGATATCTAAGCCCAGGATCTTCATCGCGATCAGGCAGCCTTGATCGCGGTTTCGTCGAACCAGTTCTCGACCTGGCGGCCGTCGCCGGCGCGGTACCGGACCAAGTAACTATTGATGTGGTCCTGATACTCGGCACGGCCGATGACGGTGCCCTCTTCGTTGCTTTCGACCATCTTCACGGCATTGCTCAGTTCGTAGAGAAACGGTTTGCGCTTCATTCTCTGTCCTCTTGTTTCCGGCAGCGGAATTGCTGCGGGTCTCGATTAGGCTTTGCCTTCTTCGTCATCGCCGCTTCCGGCTCTCTCGCCTTCGGTCACCGGCGCCGGCATCGACAGGACGTGATCGCGCTCAGAGCGCGCATCGCGGAACGCGGAAAGCCATGCCTGCCCCTTGAGCGAGCCGATTTCGTACGGGTTGTCGGTTTCCTTGGAGCCGGGCTCGCTATCGAGACGGAAGCCGGCGGCGCGGCCCTCCAGCTTTGCCCTCTCGTCCTCGGGCGTCGGGCCGACGCCGGCCATGCCGAACAGTTCGAACTGCCTCGGGCTGAGCACCTTGCCGAGGTACCCGACGTAAACGCCGGCCTTGCTGACCTTCTCGCAGAACGCGTCGATGGCTTCGTCACCGCCCTCGACGAGCTCCAGCGCCAGCTTGGCAGCTTCGTTATGCAGGCCTTGCGCCTGGGTCTGGGCGTATGTCCCGCGCAACTTATTCTTCGCGGTGTTATTGACCTCGTTCTGCGCGGCAGCTTCTGCCTGCGCGTTGCGAATACGTGAAAGGTTCGCGGAATCGAGGGCGGCTTGGGCAGGTTCGTTGGGCTTCGACATTGGGGTTCCTCTCGTTGTCAGTGGGTGATGAAGGCGACGGGCCTTTTCGATTGCCAGCAGAGGCCGCAAGTCGCGCATGCCTCGGTCCGGCCGAGCTGCTGAGGGCAAACGATCGCTTCCGCTGGTGCCTGCAGCGGCGTCTCAACCGATACGGTCGAGCATTCGTCGATCGGGGCATCGGAGAAACGGATGGCAAAGCGAATCCATTTCGCCAACACCAGGCGTACGAGCGCCGCGGCGATAGGATCGCGCTCGGCATCCCAGCGCGCAGAGAAACCGAAGACGTGCAACTGCGGCACTTCGGCGAGGAGACGCTGCCAAAGCGCGACATACGCAACCGAATAGAAGTCACCCAGGACGTGAAGCCGCACCACGAAACCGCGGCGATGCCTGCGGCCGAGCGCTCGGACCTCCTGCTCCAGCCGGGCCTCCAGCGCGGCGCCGCGGGCGAGCCGGTGCGCGTGCTGCATTGAATTGCCGTAGCAGGAACGCCAATGCCGGCAGGATAGCGGGCACGTCGCGCGCTCCTCGAGCGTCAGGGTGTAGATCGGGAAGCCTTTCCAGCGGCCCTTGGTGACGACCTTGCCGATCTTCGAGCTATTGAAGCCGCTCTTGAGGACGTCAAAAGCGTATGACCCCGGGTCGACCACGGTCGAACGATAGACCGTCCGCCCCTCCACGATCGCGGGAGTGTCAAACGCTGGGATCCTCGCGGGTCGACCGGCCAGCGACAGTGCGGACTGCCGCGAAATGTTCGTCGGTTTGATGCCGACCTTCCCCTTGATGATGAGGCGGAGATAGGCTGGCGATCCGCCGACGCGTGCCTTGATCTGCGGAACGGTCAGGTTCTCCGCGTGCAGCGCCCTCACCTGGTCGTGGTCGATAGTGCGCGCCCTCATGCCGCGACCTCGAGCATGTCGAACAGCGGCGTCGGGGCAATTATCTTTTCCTTCTGCCGGCGCTCAGGCCGGCGGCCGTCGTCGTATTTGCCGACCTCGTTGCCCCAGGGGACAAACCCCTCATGCGTCTCGCGCGAGAAAAGGTCGCAGCGCGCCAGTCCAGGCGTGCGCTCGCGTATCATTTCGTAGAATTCGCGAGGCTTCTGGCTATGGCCGCGGGCCTTGCCCTTGATCACACCCCAGAATGGATCATGGATCTGCTCTCCGTTTCCGAAGACCCCGACCAACACGGACTCGTGCATCCCGCGGGCGCGGTACCCGGTACCGACACGCCCCTTCGGCCAAACCAACTCGGTCTTGTAGAGCGCGCCCCAGCGCTTCAGCAGCCACATCGACTTGTCGAGGGTCGGCGGACAAGCCCAAAGACCGACGACACCATTGCTTCGAACCAGGTGACCAACCGGCAGTTGTCCAAGCTCGTCCCACGACAAGATGTCGTACTGAGCGGACGCCGACTTCTTGTTCCCCTTTGAGGAATAGAGTTCGAATTCCGTCGGCGGATCGACGATGCAGATATCGAAGCCAAACATCGGCAGCGGGTCGAAGAAGAAGTCCTTCATGGTGCAGTCGGCTCCATGAAGTATGCGCGCAACGCTTCCTCGGCCGCCGTGCGCTCCGAGATCCGATGTTCTTTGGCGTAGGCTCGGATTGCCCGTCGAACCTCCGGCACCGGGCGGACAACAAGGCCGTCGCCGATGCCGGGCTCAGGAACACTGAGCGTTCGCGCCTTCCCGGGCTCCCGTAACAGCGCGCCGCGCTCCACGATGCTGTCGATCAAGTGCGAGATCGTGCCACGGCCTCGAATGCCAAGATGGTCTGCAATTTCACGGTATGAAGGTGAGGCTCCGCAGGCATCGATCCGGTGCCGCACGAACTCGACGCACTGTGCCTGGACGTTGGTCAGCCCAATCATTCTGGGCCTCCAGCCGGCAGGGTCGGCTTGATCACCTCATCGGCGTAACGGGCAAAGACGTTGTAGGCCTTCTGACGGCCGATCGACCCAATGAGATAGACGGCGATGGCCTGAAGGTGTGCATCAACCACCATGGCGGCGACGTCTTTGCCGCCGGCATGCTCGACCGTCATCAAGGACACGACGCATTCCTTGCGGGCGTAGTCTTTCATGATTGTCGAGGCAGCTGGCTTCATGATGCTGCCGCCCTCTTCGCGCGGTTCATCGCGGCCATACGCTGTCCCAAGGCGACACGCCGGGCGCGCTCCTCGGGCGTGATGCGGGTCTCGCGCTGACCAGCGCTCTGATAGGCCGCGCGACAATGGGGACCGCAGTACGGCAGTTCCGACACAGCCGGATCACCGCAAAAGAAGAAGTCAGGCGTCGTGGGATCGCCGATCGGCCATTTGCAATCGCCGTCGCGAAGGTCCAGCAACCCCTTGCGGCGCTCCACTGCAACGCTGGCGTCGAATGCGCTCGCGTAGCCCGCGGTGGGGTCGTCCACGGGCTGCTTCGCCTCCGCGGAGCTCGGATTGGAAAGAACAGCCCGCAAAACCTTAGTGCGCTTGGGCATCGGCGAACCCAATCGCGGTGCGCGCTTCGCCTCGATGGCCTTCGCCCTTCGGTCGTCTGCCCTGCCAGGCAGTCCAAGGCGATGGACCTTTCCGATCACTGCATTGCGGGTGACATTGCCGAGCTCGGCAGCGATCTGCGAGCATGACATGCCGGACGCCCAAAGGTTCTTGAGCCGTTCAACGCGATCTTCAGACCAGGTGGGAGGTACGGTCATCGCGCTGGCACCTGAAGCTCGGTGCGGCGGACATAGATGCCGTCGTAAACTGGATTGGCACGGTGCCGAGCTAGCCACCGCTCGCGTACCCGCTCAGGCAAGCAATTCCAGAGCGCCTCGAAAAACTCGACATCGTGCTCGGTATCGAATAACCGCATGACGGCATCGATATCGATCGAGCGCTTCCCGGACTTCCAATTGTCTACCGTGCTCTTTGCACAGCCAACCGCGTCAGCGAACTCCTTTCTCGTTCTGAATACCTTAGCCTGCCTGACGATGGCGCGAGTGACCTTCTTCGCCGGACTCAGTGAGGTCTCGTTGACATCCGGCTCGTCGGTAAACCCGATTGCTGCGTAACCAGACCGCTGGATGTTCGCAATTGTGTCGCGAACCTCCTTGCAATCGTCGAACCACTCTCCCTTCTTCCTGTGCGCTGCTAGCGCGAGATGGATAGCGCGCTCGAACGACCGACTGCCGGATACGTCACACAGGAGGTTCAGGCGGGCGGAAGAACCCACCTGCATCTCGCGGACGCGCCCCTCGACATTCCGTGAATACCCGATCTTGATGCGACCGTTGGACTCCACGAAGTAAACACGTCCGATCATGAGTTCCTTGCCTTCCGGTCAGCGCGGATATCGGTGAACGGCTTGGCTCCACCGAGGCGCAGCCACCTGTTGAAGTCAGACCAGAACTCGGCGTGGTCGATCCAAACGTCCCGACGGACGCGATGGAAATCGGAGAGCTTGATGCACGCGCGAGCTATAGCGACGGCCGTGATGGATAGAAGGTTGGTCACGAAGAATTCCAAGCTTGAGATGGTGCCGCGGTCCCGCGCGGCCCGTACCGTCACTTCGAGGCGTTGAGGTCCATGTTGAGTTGGCGCAAACGCGCCTGGGCGTCACGATCCTCGATCTCACGCTGGCGCTGGCGATCCGCGAGAGTGCGGCGCAGCGCCTCGGCTTCGAAAAATCGATCGCGGACACGCTGCGGCACCTGCTCCCACATCGCTTCGAAGTATGCGGTGCCCTCAGCGCTCTCAGTCCGGTCCAGCAAATTGAAGAACTGCTCGAACTGGATCGAGCGATCCTTCGAGATCCAGTTGTCGATGGTCCGTAGCGAGCAGTGCGCGAGCTCGGCGAGCAGCTTCCGCATACTGCCGCGATTGGCGCCGTTCTGCGAAATACGAATGATTTCGGCGGTCATTTTCATCGACCGCACGTTTGTGCATTTCGAACTGTCCGAACGTGCAGCGTGGGTGTTTGCATTGATCGAAGCGGCAAGCGATGCTGTTCCCATGATGAATGCTCCCTTCTTTCACAAACAAAATTTGAGCGTGGCCGCGCTGCCGACGCCTGACAAAGATGACGACTGGGCGCGCGCCGCCCTGGCCGGAACACGAATGCTGATTGCAGAAGAATGCTTCGATGCGATGCTGCAGATGCTGATCGATGCCGGGCTCGTGCACCGGAGCTGTGCCGCGGTCATGCTCGACCGCCTATCGGAGCGATTGTTGCTGCACGCTTCGGGAAGGACCGAAACTCACTGGGCGATCCGGACACCCGAACTGATCGACCAGGCAACGAGGTTGTCGAGAAAGGCCGCGACGCTGAAGACTGTGATCGGCGGGGTGTCATGATGGCGCCCTCACCGACTGGCGGCGTCGGCGGGCGTCCGCGCGGCGACGTTGGCGGCGTAGAGTTCCTCAGCGGTGACGTTGCAAAGCCCGCGGATCACGCCCCAATGTCGATCCGGAATGCCGATCTTGGGCCATTTGTAGACGGCCTCGATCGTGACGGCCCCATCGGAGGCCTTCGCGATCTCCGCGGCGCCGCCGGCGTACTTGATGATTTCGGGAACCGTCTTGGGACGATCGGCGGCCGGAGTGTCTGCGGAAGCATCTGTCATGGCTTCTGGAATTTACTGGAATTTAATTCCGGGCGCAAGGCATCCGAATTCCATTCCGAAAATAATTCCAGTTCCTATGCTGGCGGGGAAAGAATCCCTTCGGCTGAGAGAGTTAGCTTGAACGCCACCCCCATGCTCTGGAACCACAGGCTAAAATCGGCTCGCCGAGCGAAGGGCTACTCGGTTCCGCAGCTCGCTCGATTGATCGTCGGCGATGACGCCGATGCGATCGCCGTGATGCGTGAGCGCATCTACAGCTACGAGAAGATCTCAACCAAGCAGAAGCCGGTGGAACAGCCCCGCGGTCAGACGATGTCGCAATTGGCCAACGCTCTCGGCGTGACGGTGCAGTGGCTGCGCGATGGCGACGCAACTAGCGGTAACCATAAAGTTTCAGCGACCTTAGGAGGTCTTGACGAAAACCCTGTGCCCGCAAACGTTACGAGCGAACAATCAGAAATAAAATACCCACGGTCTCCTCTACCAATCTATGGGCGAGCCGCTGGGGGGCGCGAAGGGAAGTTCGTTTTGAACGGGGAAAAGGTTGGGGAGATTCTCCGCCCGCCGAGCCTCGAGGCTGTCGCCGAGGCTTACTGCGTGGAGCAGAGCGGAGATTCAATGTCGCCTGCCATCGAGGATGGCTACAAGCTGTACGTCAATCCAAAGCTGCCGTATCGGCGCGGACATTTCGTTGTCGTGCAGATCCGTACGGAAGTTGAGGGCGAATTCGATGGCTATGCGAAGAAGTTCGTGTCGTTCTCGAAGAAGGAACTGGTCCTTGAGCAGTTGAACCCTGCCAGGCAGATGCGTTTTGCCGCGGACCTGGTTGAAAGCATTCATCGCATTGTAGGCGTCGAGTTCAACTAACCACCACATCTTGTGGATTCGACTCGTGCTCGGAAAGATTCAATGTTGCCGACATACATCGTCACGAGCGAGAGCGATACGGCGTCAAAACACTGCAAAATCCGTCACTTCCGAGCCTTTCCTTCAAATCCTGTGTTCAGACTGCGGTCACGCCGTCGTCTGGGCGTGCGAAGATCTCCAGCACTTCCGGATTCCATCAGAGACCACAATCGATGAGCTTGGGCAGCGCCTGTTCTGCTCGCGGTGCCGTCGCCAGGGCGGCCGCGGGTTCAACCTCGAGATACACCCTCGCCGCGATTATCCTGATCAGTCTTGGCGCCGCCGCGCGGGTTGAAGCCGCGCAGCCGTCCGAAGAGTCGATCCGCGCCGCTCGCACCGAGATTGCTCGCATGAGCGAACCCGAACTGCGATCGCTGCTGAATTACTTCGCGGAATGCACCGATCGCACATCGCTAAACCAGGCGGTGAGGCAGGCGAGCAAATCGGCGTTTGTCAAGTACCAGACCGAGTTCGGCGGGAAGCGAACCGTCGACAAGCTGATCGCGGAACAGGAAGAGCTCGGCGATATCCAGCGAACGTTTCGCGCCACCGGCCAGTCGACGGATTCGACCTATGTCGAGACCGTCGATCGACAACTGCGCCAGGCCGTCGGCGATGCCTTCCGGCGGTATGCGACCGAGGTCAATAACACCCGCGATTCCGACATTGAAAAGGCACTCCGGGGCTGATCCGGGGAAATTCGATTGCCGTCAGTCGTTGAACTTGGACCCCACTCCGAGGGGCCTAGCTGGACACGTTAGCCCACGTATTGATAATTTGCTCCTGCTCTCGCTTACGCGCTCTATAGCCAGATGGGCTCCAAATCTCGCGAGTACATGTTCGGCGCCACGGTCAGGCATCTGATCGAGCGAGCGGTCGAGGCGCGCCGTGATGCCGATGAGCTCGCCTGTCAAGCGTGGAACGCCCGCATGCTCGCGCACCCAACACTCCCGAGCACCTCCTGCAACGGACTAAATGATCGAGCCTCGCCCGCCGCAGACTGTGCGAAGTGATCAATTTCGCCAAAGGCGCGTCTCCGGCTGACTGCCGAACGTCGGCTCGTCCGAAGCTTCGAGTGGCCCTTGCTGCGTTTGCTCACCGGCGCTAACTGGTCTTGGGATTTGCGGAGAGGATGCACGATGAGCAAGGCGCGCGAGTTTGTCGATTTCTGGATCGAGAATAGCGTTCACGCTATCGAACAGTATCGGACTGTCGGCGCGTCGCAGGATGTCACCGAACTGACCCGCCGCCTCATCGATGCTGCTAAGGAACAAGGTATCCCGGAAGCGGACTTGCAGGCTGAGATCGGCGATATCTCCCACTACATCGCAGGCCAGCTCAAGGCGGCAAATAGGGCTGAGAGCGAACGGCGTAAGCTTACCTAGGCGCCTTGCGGCAAGGCCAAGGCCGTCGACTGAGGCGGCCCACTCCACGCTTACGACGCCTTCCGCTTCCGCGCCGATTGACGGAAGCTACGTGAGAGCCTTGGCGACGACGTTGCCGGACGACCTCACCAAGGCTCACCACACAACGGATTGCCCCTTGAATAGCGTGAGCCGTCGCGTCGGTTGTCGTCCTGCCCGGCGGCACGATTCTGCCTGGCTGCCCCCTAAAGTAGGTAGGAGCCCGATCCAATGTTGATGCAGTAACGTCAGCCGCCGTTAGCCTTTCGGGCTGGGCTCCCGTGGAGCATCAGGAATCTGTCGATGAAAACTACTACTCAATTGCGCGCCGCAGTTAAGAGGCGCATTGCCCAGATCGAAGGTATGACACTAGTCGAGATTCAACGGGTCATGATGGACTGTATGTCCGAGCGGTCTGCTGGCAGGATGACGGCATGTGAGGGCAATGCGTTGCGCCACGCGCTGAACAAACGGGTCGGCATTCTCAGACGAGACCTTGTCGCGACGCGGGAGAGCTAGGGGAACATGTGCGCGCCTTTATCAGGCGGGAGCGTTAGAACTCTCAGTCGCCGGGTGGTTGCCAGAGGTGGGCCGGCGATGACGTAGTATGGGAACTTCCGAAGTTCCGGAGCTGGTCAAAAAGGATCACACGCCAAAAGTAAATTAACGCGTCCTTAGCAGATCGGGATCTTTTCGGGTTGGACTTAGGACAATTGCACTCAAACTAGGCCAAAATTCGTTGTTTGTTCTCGTCGGACTAGGTCGTGTGGACACTTACCGCATCCAAAGGACGATGGCTGCGAGAGTGACGACGGCGCGATAATTTCGGGCGGTCTTTTCGAAGCGGGTTGCGACGCGGCGGAACTGCTTGAGCTTTGAGAAGCAGCATTCGACGAGGTGACGCTGGGCATAGAGGTGCTTGTCCAGCGGGTATTTGAGTGCGCGTGACGGGTTGTTGGGGATGACGGCGAGCGCGCCCTTGGCGGCGATGGCTTGGCGCAAATGATCGGCGTCATAGGCCGTATCGGCCATGACGACCTCGGCAGGTAGTCCCTCGATCAATGCGGCAGCTTGCGGTGCATCGCCCTGCTGGCCTGCGGTCAGCGCGAACCGTACGGGACATCCCAAGCCACGAACGGCCATATGTATCTTGGTGCTCAGCCCCCCGCGCGAGCGGCCGATCGCCTGATCTTCAGACCCCCTTTTTTGGCGCCGGCGGCGTGCTGATGCGCCCGGACGATGGTGGAATCGACGATCAGATATTCGAAGTCCGGATCATCGGACATCGCCTCGAAGATCCGCCACCAGACGCCCTTGATGCTCCATCGACTGAAGCGCCGGAACACGCTGTTCCAATCCCCGAACGCCTCCGGGAGATCACGCCAGGGAGAGCCCGTGCGAACAATCCAAAGTACACCTTCCACGAACATCCGATTGTCGCGCCCAGTGGAGCCCTTCTGGTCGGGGCGACCTATGATCAGCGGCGCCATCCGCTCCCAAGCCGCGTCGCTCAATACCAAACGGTCCATCACACCCAAGACTGCCTCCCCAAAAGCAGTCTTGAATCTGATTTGCGCCTAAAAGGGAATCCTTAGAGTCCACACCACCTAGATCTCTCGATCTAGATTAACGGAAGCGAGGAGGCGAGAACGGACCTAGAACTCGTGAACGCTTCACGAACGGCCGCCAAGCCCGGATCGGGTCACAAGGCGATATCCCTGACGTTAGGTCGCATGTCTGGTTTGCCCCTGAGAGCGGGCGTCCCAGTCTATGATACGCGGTCTAGCTTCGCCGCGATCGCGTTGCGGATTGCCGGAAGGCGGTCAACGAACTGGGCGACCCCTGCGAGTTCGTCGCGGGCCGCCCTCACCTCCACCATCATCTCGGCGATAGCCGGGAGAAATCTGGACTTCTGTCGCCACCTGCGGCACGCCATCTCAACAGCGCCGAACGACGGATCCAGCGACATGACGTCATCGCGCATGAATTGGCCGAATGCGCTGGCGTGCTGGACGCCCCCGTTTGGAAATGCTTGCAGCAGTAGGCCGAGATAGGCAACTGCTCCTGCCTTGGGTATCGGTGCAAACGCCTGATCGAACGCAGCCCGGTTCTGTCGATGCTCCTCGATTGCTTGGTCAAGCTGTTCCAGAAGCCCTGCGCTCGGCTCCTCCGCCAACGCAGCGGCTTCGCGGGCTGCGGCAATTGCGCGCAGCGCCGGCTCGAGCCGCGAAAATGATGGTGGCGCCGGCGGCGAACCGCGGGGCTTCTCAACGAGATCGCGCATGGAAATCCTCCTCGGTAAGACCGCTCATCATGCCCTCGATCGCGGTTTCGACGCGGCTCGGCGCGGACCGCGCGCCTCCTCGATGTGACCGACGGTCATAATCGTTGCCCACCCACGTCCGCCATGCGGCATCCCAGTCGGCCATCAGGTTGCCCCTGCCGGTATGGAAGTTCTTGAACTTCTCTGCCTGGAACCGGATGTGGTCGTCGCTCCATCCGCGGTCGCGGGCATACTTCCATCCCGCTTCCAAAAGGGCCCAGTCTGGATTCAGTTTGGTCCGTCGCGAGGCTGTCTGCCGAGATTTTCGCTTTGGCAACTGCTCCTCGGTCGGAGGCTCATCGCCAAAGAAGCCTTGGGGGCTGACCATCTCGCGCCCGGCAACGGGCGCAAGATGTTCTTCCCCTTCTTCCTTTCTTGAGTTTTTTATTTCTTCTGTTTTGTGCTGGCCGTGTGCTGACGCTGTGCTGGGACCTTGCTGACGCTGTGCTGAGACGTTGTCGTCTACTGTGTCATCCGCTTGGTCGTCGCCCTGATAATGATCGTAGTTGCAAACGGTTATGACGGTGACCCCCTTGTCGGAGCGTGTGTTAATCATGCCCTCTCTCTCAAGTCGGCCCAGATAGCCCCTCACCGCTCCTACGCTCCATAGCCAGTTTTCCGCGAGAAAACGCAGCGATCCGGCGAGCTCGCCGCGATCGAGGTCGACGAAGAACTGTCCGAACCGGCGCTGCCGCGGCTTCCACGCCGCTTCCTTGATCATCCAGATGAAGACTTCCCGCTCCGACATCGCGGACGGTCTGAAAAACTCGTGCGCGTAAAGTGACCGAAAGAGCTTGATATAGCCTCGGGAACTCACCCCAAAGATCTCCGATCTGGGCATTGCGGCGGCGATGCGGTGGGCCCGTGCGGCCGCCCCTTGTCCCAGCCGTCATAATCTTATCTGGAATTTATTTCCAGTTTTTTATTGACACGTCTCTTTCTCTGGAATTATCTTCCAGATGCCACGGGAGACTTGTCTTGCAGATCACGACACCAAACGGCGATCCGGTTGCCCTCCAGGAGGGACAGCGCTGCCCTGTTAGCGGCTGCGACGGTACCGTCGTGCTGGTCCGCGAAGGCGACTGCGCCTGTCACATCGCGCCGCCCTGCCCCGCCTGCACTGAGGCTCATCTGGCTTGCGACGTCTGCGGCAAGGAGCGCCGGCCATGACGGAGCTCGCCTACGTAGGCACTGCCATTGCCTTCACCGGGGTCGGCTTTGTCGTCAGCGCGACCTTTTTCACTCGCCCCTATTGGGATGCGGTCCGCGACCGCGGCGACCTGTTGCTCGCCCTTTTCAATGCCGGGTCTTCACTGCAGGCGGCTGGCCGCGCCGAGGACGCCGCGAATGCGTTCAGGATCGCGAAGGCGGTCCAGGAGAGGTCCGCATGACCGACCTTTCGCACGATCCGGCCGCCATCATCGACGATCTTGCCTTCCGGGCCGGGTATCTCGAGCGGGCGCACATTCAGACCATTGAGCGGCTGAGAGCGCTTGCTGCGCGCGGTGGCGCTACGGCTGACGAATTGCGCCTGGCGATCGCCGGGCTCGCCATCGACACGCACAAGGGACTTGGCGCGCTCCAGGTCGGTGCGGCCGCGCGGATGGCCGCTCGTCACGCTGCGGCCACGCCGAAGGTGTGCGCGAAGATCCTGCAATTCCCGGTGCCTGCCGCTGAAGCAAAGCCGGAGGTCCTGCCGTCATGACGGAGAACCCAGCATACATCGTGCGCATTACGCCGGCGGCGTTCGAAACGGAGACCGTCAATCCTTGGCACGGTGTCGCCAAGATTGCCGAGCGTCTCGGCGTCAAGCCGATCGAGGCACGAGAGCAACCTGGCAGGCCGACCGTCATTGTGAGCGGCGCGGTGTCGGTTCCGCTGCATGGCGGAGCATGCGCTCCGTCCTATGACCTCTTCGAGCTCCTCGAAGCCCTGCTGGACCGCCTCGATCGAGTTGAACGAGGGGAGTCATGATCACGGCATCCCTCCCACCGACTTGGACCCGCCTGATCTTCGCGCCGGCGGCGGAACGCGCCGCGGCGACGCCGGAGGAGCGAGCCGCGTACGACAACTTCGTCAAGCGGCTGATGGCGAACCCCGAAGAATTTGGATTCCGGCACGAGACCCCCGAGGACGTGGCCGCCGATGACCGCCTCGACACCGCCCTCGCCGCCGAAAATCAGGATTGGGGATAGCCATGGCACATCCAGGAATGACCCGGTGCACGCCGGACACCTTCGACCTCGATCTCACGGGCGCCTTTGCTGTGATCCTTCGCGCCTACGGCATGACGTTCGAGGGGACCGTGGACGAAGTTGAAGCTCGCGCTTTCCAGATTCTGTGGAAGCCGGCCGAAGGCCGTCCGTATTCCCAGGTCAAACCGCGGCTGGCCACAGCGATCGCACTCGCGCGTCGCGACGGCCCCATCGACCTGAGCGCGGTGGCGGCATGACGCTGGAGCGCGCGGTCATTCTAATTCTGCTGGCCTTCGTAATTGCCCTGCTCGCCGGCGGCAACACGGTTGAGGGCTTCGGCATCGGGCTGCTCGTCGGCCTGGTGCTTGGCGCTCCCGTCGGCGCCGCCTTTGTCGCTGATCGTCCGAACAAGGAGCCGACCTCGTGATGAGTGCTGTGCGAACAATCGCGCGTGAGGTTGCGGCGTTCCTCGCGATCGCGGCGATGATCTTCGGCTGCATCGTCACGGCGGCGTCAGCGATGGGGGTTGGCCATGGCTGAGCAGGAACGGCGGGTCGAGCTTGATCCATCGGTGCTGACCCGGCTCGGCGCCAACATGGAGACCATCGGCCATGCATGGCAGGCCGATGTCGATGAATTGAACACGGCGCGCGATCAGATCCAGATGCTGAAGCGCGAGCTCGACCAGGCGGATGATCGCGCATCGAACCTTCTAGCTGAGCTCACCGCGAGCCGGTCCGAAGTTCGACAGTTACTCCAGCGCAATGCCTTCCTCGAGGCCCACACCCAGCGCCTGTTCGAGACAGCTCACAATGTCGGCGACAGCATGAAGTCGCTGGCCGAGTCTGCCGTCGATGTCGCGCGCCACGCGCCCGCGGGGGCGCCGATTGGCGCGGTACCGGTGCGCACCGACGGCACCACGGCGCCGCGGCCCACTGTGGTCGCAGCGCCGAACGGCCCGCTGGCACGGTCACGCAACCTCGACGACGTCCGCCGGGAGCCGAAACAGGCTGACCAAGATGACGACGGCACCGGCCTTCCGCCCGGCAAGCCTGAATTCCTCAGAACCCCGCTTCCCACCGTAGGTTTCGCATGACCGCTCAGGCAACACCACTCAAGATCCTTTCGCTCGATGTCGAGAACATGCTGCGTGTCCGCGCGGTTCGCATCAAGCCAGACGGGAACATCCTCGAACTCACCGGACGCAACCGCCAAGGAAAGAGCAGCGTCATCGACGCACTTTGGGCCGCGCTCGGCGGTGAGAAGATGATCCCAGCGGATCCCGTGCACGACGATGCCAAGATGGGCACGGTCATCGTCGATATCGGCGATGCCACTGGCCTGAAGTATCGCATCACCCGCCGGATCAAGAAGAAAGATGACGGCGACTGGTCGACCAGCCTCACGATAGAAAACGAGGACGGCTTCCGGTCAGATAAGCCGCAGCAAATCCTGAACACGTTGATCGGCGCCCTCAGCTGCGATCCCCTCGACTTCATCAACAAGAAGCCGAAAGAGCAGTTTGACCTTCTCAAGACCTTCGTTGCCGGCGTCGATTTCGAGGCCATCGCGAAGGCCAACGATACAGACTTCGACGAGCGGACGCGCGTCAACCGCGACGCAAAGGCGCTGCGGACGCGCGCTGATGCCATCGTCATCGACGAGACCGCGCCAACCGCGACGGTGGACGAAGCCGCATTGGTGCAGGAACTCGCCCAGGCCGCCGACAAGAACGGCGCCGTGCAGCGTTTCCGTGCGGCTCTAGCCGGGCGCAGGGCGCAGGCGGAACAGCACGACACCATGGCGGATGCCGCCCGGCGTCGGATCAGCGAACTCCGATCCGAGATCGCAAAGCTGACCGAGCAGGCCGACCTGGCCGAAACCGTGGCAAGCGAACTGCGCCTCGAGATCAGCGAGGCCGGTGATGAGCCGCCGTCCGTCGACACGAACGATCTGCAGACTCAGATCACGGCAGCGCGCGACATCAACGCCAAGGTGGCAGCGGCAGCCCGCGCTCGAACCGAGAAGGAACGCTTGGCCAGCGAGGCCGCGGACCTCGAGGCGAAGTCCGATGCACTGAGCAAGGCGATCGCCGCCCGCGAGACTGAGAAGCAGCAGGCGGTTGCGCGCGCCGAGATGCCGGTGCCAGGCTTGACGTTCGGCGACGGCGTCATCCTGCTGGATGGCCACCCGCTCGCACAGGCCAGCCAGGCACAGAAGCTCAGTCTCGCCGTCGCGATCGCGATGAAGCTGCAGCCGCGGCTCCGCTTCCTGACGACCAAGCATGCCGCGCTGCTGGATGACGAGTCCTGGGCGGCTCTCGCTCGGCTCGCCGACGAGCAGGATCTGCTCGTCATCGCCGAGACCGTCAATTCAAACCGGCCGACCGCAGTGGTGATCGAGGATGGTCACGTTCGCGGCGCGACCCAGCAAGCCGCGGAGTGATCGCCATGTTCGATAGCCTTCTCCGTTTCTTCCGCCCATCCCGCTCTTCGCCCTGGGATTCTGCTCCGCCCTGGGCGCTGCAACTGAAGCACATGCAGGAGCGAATTTTGACCAAAGAGGACCAGATCATGGCCATCGAAGACGATCTCGACAAATCCGTGTCCGCACTTGCGAGCGGTTACGTGAGTTTGAATACGGCAGTCCAAGCCGAACTCGCGTTCATCCGCGACGCCGCCTCGAAGCCGACCGTCGACGTCGCGCGCATCACCCAGTCGATCGCGAACATCGGCAACATCACATCGCAGATGGCGGTGTCCGCCGCGGCGCTCACCGCGTCGATTCCGGCCGCGACGACCGTTCCGACCCCGCCGGCTTCGACGCCCGTCGTCGACACGCCGCCCGACGTCACGCCGCCGGTCATCGATACGCCGGCTGTGACCGCCCCCGACGCGACGCCGCCGGGCGGCGGCTCGTCGGCCTGACCGGCGGACGGTTCCTCCCCAACTTGCCGCGCGGGTTTCATCTCGCGCGGCCCCTTTCAAGGCCATTCCTGATTGCGAGATTCCAGCGTGCCCCTCACCAAGGTCGAAATTCACGTCGAGACGAGGCCGTCAAATCGCGTCCTCAACCTACTCTGTCAGATCCTCTTTTGGGTGCTTCTGATCGGATCAATTGCGGTCTCGCGTCTATACCTCGGCGGCTCGTTTATCGTTGAGATGCTGGCCACGATCTTCGCGCTTGTCGTCCTGGTGCATATCGCCAAGAAGCATTCCGGCGCAGAGATCACGATGTCAGTCTCCGAAGTTGAGGCGTGGATCCGCGACGGAGCTCGGACCGACGTCAAGGAATGGATGGCAGCCAGGTCGGCGAAGGTCGTCGGGGGGCGGTCATGAGCGCTCTCGTTACGGCGCCGATCGGCGACAACGTGACCCGCTTCGAGCCAGGCATTCACTTCGGTGTGCCGGAGGATCAGTACCACGCGGACGAATCCCTCGGATCCACGAAGCTGAAAGAGCTCGTCATCGATCCGATTGAGTACCAGCACAGCCGCCTGCACGGCGCCGAGCAGAAAGAGACGTTCCAGCTGAAATGGGGCCGCGCGATCCACTGCCGCGCGCTCGAGGGAAAGCAGTTCCTGTGCGAGCGCTTCCCGATCGCTCCATCCCTGGCCGACTATTCCAATGCGCTCGTGACAATGGATCACCTGCGCGAGCACGCCAAGAAGCTCGGCCTGACCAAGGTCGGCAACACCAAGGCTTTGGTCGCCACCGCCATCCGCGAGTTTGATCAAACCATCCCGATCTGGGACGAGATCATGGCGCGGTTCGAAACCGAGCACGCCGGCAAGACCATCATTCCGCGGGAAGCTATCGAGCACATCGAGCGTGCCGTGCAGTGGATGCAGCGGGAGCCGAAGCTGGCGCCCGTCATGGAGGACGGCACCTTCACCGCCGGCGCGTCCGAAGTCTCTATCTTCTACGAAGAGAACGGCGTCCGGCTGAAAGCTCGTATCGACCACCTCCTCTCGCATGCCGTCGTCGACTTGAAATCCTTCCGACCGTTCTTGCAGGAGCGGCTACGGGAGGCGGCGAAGAAGGCGATCTCGCGCATGAGGTACGACCTTCAGGCCGCGGCGTATATCCGCGCGCTGAAGATCGCCGCTAAACTCTACGCCGAGGGCAAAGTTTACAATTGCCCTTACCCGCCTGAATTCCTCGAGTCCGTGTTTGCTGCTCTAGCCGTAGCCGAGCGCGATCCCCATTCGGTCGAGGCGCTGAAGTGGGTCTGGGTGCTGATCAAAGCATCCGGTGCGCCGCAACCGGTCGTCGCCGAATTCGACCTCGGCAGCATGATCTTCCGCCAAGCCGCTGTCGATATCGACGACGCCATCAAGAACTACCGCCTCTACGTCGATAAATTCGGACTTGACCAAGACTGGGTGCCGGAGCTCCCGGCCGAGGTCTGGGGCGATACCGATTTCCCGTCCTGGGCTTTCACCTGAACCACTGAGGACTGACGATGAATATGATTGTCGACGAGCGCGACCAAGAACGTCAAACGCTGCCCGCCGTCGTGGTGGAAAGCGCGATGCCGGCAATGCTGCGCGCCGAGATCGACGGCCAGATCGCTACCGCGAAGATGTATCCGCGGAACGTCTCGCGCGCGATCGGCAACATAAAGAGCCTGGCCACGCTCGACGAAGAGACTGCTGCCGAATCACTGTACGCGCTTGTTCGTAAGAAGAAGCAGCAGAGCCGGGCCGGCAACGACTCCGCGGACACAGCCAACGCGGCAATTGAAGGGCCGAGCATTCGGCTTGCGGAGATTGCCGCTCAATGCTGGGGCAACTGCCGGATCGAAGCTCACGTCGTCACGGTCAACAAAAAGGACAAGTACGTCGAGGCCGTCGGCACGTTCCACGACCTCGAGACCAACATGGCGTCGACCGCGACGGTCCGGCGCAGGATCTCGACGTCAACAGGCAACCTGTTCTCCGAAGACATGATTACCGTGACTGGGAACGCCGCCTGCTCGATCGCCAAACGTAATGCGATCCTCGCCGGCATCCCGCGCGGTGTCTATCGGCCTGCCTATCATGCCGCGCGCGAAGTCGTCGCCGGCACGACCGCGACGCTTTCCCAGAACAGAGACAAGGCCATCAAGGCATTCGCTACCTATGGCGTCACGCCAGATCAGATCTTCGAGGCTCTCGACGTCAACGGCGAGGCCGACATCAGGCTCGAGCACATCGCCACCCTGCGCGGCATGTTCATGTCGATCAAGAATGGCGAAGCCACCGTCGAAGAGATGTTTGCCAAGGAAAAACCGCCGCAGGCGGACCCCGACTATAACCCGCTGGTGAAGAAGGACGCCGGCGGCGCCGATCAACAGACCACGGGAGGCGCGAATGAAGTAGCCCAGACCGGGAATGCGGATCAGACGCGTCAGGCTGATGCGTCCGAGACCGAAAATCGATCTGCAGCTGCGCAGGAAGGCAGCCAGGCCGGTGAGAAGCCAGCCACGAAATCCGCCGCGGCGGAGGCAGCGCATCCATCTGGCCATGCGGCAGGACATCAACCTGCGGCCGGATCGGCCAGCGCGGCCACCACGGCGCAGACGTCGGCGACGCCAGCCCCCGCCGATGAAGGGACGAGCCAGGAGCGCACCGCCAGTGGCTCGTCCCAACCTGATTTGCTGTCCGGCCCAACCTCCGCCCAGGACGGCAAACCGCAGCCGAGTCTCCCCCAGGGCTCGGCGGCAGACGGAGCGGGCGCGACCCGTGGCAATGGCATCGCGTCCGCTCCCGATCAGCTTCGCTCCTACCACAAGGCTCTCGCCACCATCGAGAACGGCGGCCCGCCCAAACTCGGGAAGATGTCGCTCGCCTGGTACGAGAAGAACGGCAAGGACGCGGCGTTCGACGAGGCCAGCCACCCGAAGGCCAAGTCCATTCTTGCGGTTCATACCGAGCGCCTGACTGGCTCGATCGATGTCGCGGCCTGCAACAAGAAGGTCGAGGAGATCATCGCCCGATGACGATCCTCGATCGCCCGCCGCCGGACTGGAAGCGCCCGACGACGCCTTGCAGGGTCAAGCTGCAGGTGCTGATCAACCAGGGCGGCCGGAGCAAGATAAACAATGAGCGTCTCGGCACAGTCGACAACACTCATTTCGATCACCGGCCGGCGCTGGAGGCGCGGAAGTTCGACACGGAAAGGTGGGACACGATCCCGCCGGCGAACGATCCGGAGCACATCGACGCGATCACGCTCAAGCAGCACGACGTCCGGACCAACGGGCCCGGCGGCACGAAGCGCATCACGACGCGCGGCTCCGACACCGGCGAAAGAGCTCGGACGCGCAACATCGCGCGCAGCCACGCCGATCATCAGGACGTCATGACGGCAAAGATCACGGGGCAACCGCGGCCCGAGCCGAGCAAGCCAAAACGCAAACTCATGGGTCGGTCGTCGTTCCCGAAGCGCCAATCGAGGAAATTTGGATGAACTCTGCCACGCTAGAATTCCACACCGCAGCCGACATGACGGCGCACTACCGTGCGGTCCGCGCCCGGCTGCCAGTCGTCATTCCGCAGTGGCGTCGGGATCTGCTGGCCCTGCCCCAGCCTGGCGTCCTCATGCTGCCGGCGACGACCTCGTTCGCGACGGTCGAGGATATCGTCCCGTCGCAGTCCCATCGCGCTCCGGCTGAGGTAGCCAGGCTGAGTGCCGAGGCCGAGCGTGTCGCGGTCCGCCGATCCATTGCCCGGTATTTTGCCCTGCTCGGTCGGCTTTCGCGAACGGAACGTCGGATCGGCGTGGTGAAGCTGGCCGTCGGCCATGCTTTCAAGGTCAGCCAGGACGGCTTCACCCACCATTCTCGCCGGCACGGCGTTACCCGCATCCGACAGATCGCGATGTGTCTCGGGAAGATGCTGACGCCGACCAGCCACAACGAGATCGGCCGCTCGTTCGGCGGACGCGACCACACCACGGTGCTGCACGCCTACCGGAAGTTTCTGCCGCTGGTCACCGACGTCCTCGCGGAAATGTACGACGGCCAGTCCTGCCCGATCGAGGTCGAGCAATGATTGGCGACGACGGACACTTCACCGATCAGCCGATCGTGCCTGGCGCCGACGTCATCTATCGCCCAAAGGGTAATGCTGGCGAATACGCACCGCTGGCCACAAATCCCTACCGCGGATGCGGGCATGGATGCGCCTACTGCTACGTTCCGCCGGCAACGCACATCCCTCGGCCGACCTTCGATCAAGGCGCCGTGCCGCGGCCCGGGTTCATGCAGCGTCTTGAGCGCGACATCCGACGCTATCAGGCCGCGGGCATCTCCGACGGGCATCCCGCGGACCAGATCTTTATCACGTTCTCCAGCGACCCGTTCCACCGCGGTGACCTCTCACTGACGCGGCAGTCCATGCACGCCCTAAAGGAAGGTGGCATGGCATTCTGCACGCTGTCCAAAGGCGGCCGGCGCGCACTGCCTTTCCTGCCCGAATACCGGCGGGCCCGAGACGCCTACGCCTGCACGCTGACAACCCTCGACGACGCTTTCTCGCAGAAATGGGAGCGCAACGCGGCGCTGCCGGGAGAGCGGATCGCCGTCCTCGAGACATTTCACCAGGCCGGCATCTTCACTTGGGTCTCGCTTGAACCAACGCTCGATGCCGCGGCCTCGATCGCGATCGTGCGGGAGACCTATCGGTTTGTCGATCTCTACAAGATCGGCCGGGCCAATTACGTCCCCACCATCTCGAAGACGATCGATTGGGCTGCCTACACCCGCGATGTGACCCAGGCATGCCGCGAGCTCGGGGCGCGCCACTACGTCAAGCGCGACCTGCAAGCCTTCCTTCCACCCGACTACGACAACCCGCTGCGCGTGCCGCAGTATCACGGAGCCACGGCATGAAGCCCGAGTTCATTACCTTCACCGGGATCGACAATTGGACCGAGCTCCACGACATCCACGTGCTGGCGCTGAAATATCCCGTCGAATTCGGGATCTTGTGCAGCCCGACGCGTCAGGGGACCGATCCGCGCTATCCCGACGGTGACGCGCTGTCCCGGTTCATGTGGAGCAAGCTTCGCATGTCGGCGCACCTCTGCGGCGACTACAGCCGCCGCATCATGGCGGGCGAGTCAATCGTCGAAACCATCCAGGTCGATCTCGGGTATTTCGCTCGGATCCAGGTGAACCACGCCGACCCAGCCCCGGCGAAGATCATTCAGTTCCGCAGCGGCTGGGGCAATATGCGCGCGATCGCGCAGACTCGCGGGGACACCTTCCCAACCGACACCTCCGTGGACTGGCTGTTCGACCGCAGCGGTGGCACGGGCGCAGCTCCGACAGCCTGGCCGATGCATCCCGGCGGCGATCGGCTCGTCGGGTATGCCGGCGGCATCTCCCCGGACAACATCACCGGCGTCATGACGGTGCTCGAGCAGATGCCGGGTCGGTACTGGATCGACATGGAGAGCGGAGTTCGCACCGACGACCGGTTCGACATCGCGAAGTGCCGCGCGGTTTGCGAGGCGGTGTTCGGCAAATGAAGGACATTCCGGTCATTTTCAGCGGCGGCATGGTCAGGGCCATGCTCGACGACCTCAAGACGATGACGCGCCGGCTCGCGTACATGGAGCGCAAGACGCGGAAGCCGGCTCTCGGAGAGAGCCTGACCTATCTTGCCCGTTCGCCATGGCAGGACGTGAAGGTTGGTGACCGCCTCTGGGTGCGCGAGAGCTGGAAGCCGCATTCGCTTTATGCCGGCATGAGGCCCAAAGACATGCCGCAGGCGAAGGTGTTCTACCTCGCAGACCGAAAGTACGAGCCAAGCAACGTCCCCGGCATTCCGTCGATCCACATGCCGCGTTGGGCGTCACGCATCACGCTTATCGTAACCGCCACGAAGGTCGAGCCTCTGCAGAGCATCAGCGAAGATGATGCCCTCGCCGAGGGAGTCCAGAAGCGTGGCGAACGTGATTTTTGGGCCGGCGAGAACCGCGGCACCGACGCGATCACAGCCTTCTCCGCCCTTTGGTGGTCACTGCATGGCATCGGATCGTGGAACGCAAACCCCGAAGTCGTCGCCCTCACCTTCAAAGTCATCAAGGCCAACATCGACGCCCAGGAGGCACGCGCAGCATGACCGAAACCGCTCCAATCTGTTGCGGCGTCACCACCCGCCTGACGACCGGCAGTGAGATTTATCCTCACCGCCGCGACCTGCACTGGAAGCACTTCTACAAGTGCGATCGCTGTCAGAACTATTGCGGCTGCCATCCAGGCACCACGAAGAGCCTCGGCACGCCGGCAAACGCCGAAACGCGCGCGGCGCGGTCGAACCTGCACGACAACGTATTCGATCCGATCTGGAAGGGCGCAGTGACGTCCGGCCGATACGCGCCGGAGGATCACCAGGCCGAGAACCGGATCAAGAAGGCCGCCCGGTCGCGCCTCTACCGCTATCTCGCGCACCACCTCGGGGTTGATCGCAACGACTGCCACTTCGGCATGTTCACGCTGGAACAGTGCAAGCGCGCAACGGAGATCCTGACCGGGCTGACCTATCGAACAGTCCGCGATTGGCACTTCGCGCAGGTCAAGCAGAAGGGCGAAGCGGCATGAACGACAATTCCTTGCCACCGTGTCCGCTCTGCCATTGCACGAAGCTGAGCACGTTCCCGTACTTCTCGTCTCACGCCGGTCGGATCGACACGGTCCGCTGTAGTGAATGCCTCTGCGAGGCCAGCACCGCCGCTTGGAAGCAGCGGAAGCCGGCACCACCGGCGGCGTGGCTGCTCGTCGAGGCCCTGCGCGCGGAGGAAGGCCATAGCATCACGCTGTTCTGCGACAACCCGGATTTCAACATGGGGCCCGACAGCGCGGTCGAGGCCTGCGGCGACTACACCAACTGGAGCGATCGAAGATTCGAGGGCGACAACCTCACCGCGGCACTCATGGCCGCGTACCTCGCAAAAACCGGCGGGGCGGTTTCACCAGAGATCGCGGAAGCCCTGAAGAGGGAGTCTGCGCATGGCTGACGTCACCGGCCCCACCTCGTCCCTGCCGGGATCTCGCCACAACCTGCCCGAAGGCACGATGTGCGACCAGCATCCTGATCGGCTCGCGGTCGCGCGCGTGCAAGGCGAGACCGACTCCTTCGGCTGCGAGATGAACGATCTCTGCGAAGAGTGCCTGAAGGCAGAGCGCGACTATGCGCAATCGGCCGAGGCCCGGACCGGAACCTGCGACTGGTGCAAGGGGTCGGCGACCGACCTCGCGCCCATGCGCGACTACGAGGAAGGCATGGCTGGACCTGTCTACGAGGTCTGCGGCGCGTGCCGGAAGCGGCGCGAAGAACGCGACCGTGCAGAGCTCGATCGCCACGGCGATTACGACGACTACGACGATTAACCCGCAGATCCCCAGGAGGTGAACCAATGCGCAAGACCGTTAAAGCTGATCTCGTCATCATCGATCCCCAGAACGACTTCATGGACCAGAAAGGTGCCGCGCTGCCGGTCACTGGTGCTGTCGCCGATATGACCCGCGTCGCCGGCGTCGTGAAGCGGATCGGCCGGCGGCTGAATGACATCCACGTCACGCTGGACTCGCACCGCGTCATCGACGTCGCGCACCCCGCCTTTTGGCGCGGACAGGACGGCAAGCACCCTGCCCCGTTCACCATGATCACCCTTGCTGACATCAAGACCGGGATGTGGGAGCCGCGCAACCAGGCGTACAGGCAGCGCATGCTGGACTACACCGCAGCGCTCGATGCCGCCGGAAAGTTCATCCTGATGATCTGGCCGGAGCACTGCATCATTGGCAGTTGGGGCCACAACGTCGTCGACGTTCTCCGCGACGAGCTCGCGGCCTGGGAGCGCGACAACTTCGCAACGATCGATTTCGTCACCAAGGGCACCAACACCTTCACGGAACATTACGGGGCTCTGATGGCCGAGGTGCCGGATCCTGCGGACCCGTCGACGCAGTTGAACGGTGGCTTTCTCAGCGTGCTCCAGGATGCTGATGTCATCGGTATCGCGGGCGAGGCCTCCTCACACTGCGTCGCCACGACGATCCGCCAGATCGTCGACAACATCGGCGACGATCACCTCCGCAAGATCCACATCCTGACAGACTGCATGTCGCCGGTCCCGCAGACGCCGGGCGGTCCGGACTTCCCGGCGATCGCGCAGCAGTTCCTGAAGGACATGCAAGCGCGCGGGCTCGTCCTCACGACGTCCGACGCCTTCCTGGCCTGATCCCGAACATCACCCCGAATTCCTGAAAGGAGCCACAATGCCCCGTCTCGACGGATCTGACATCGAAACCCACAATCTCGGAGGCAACTTCTCGTTCACCGGCGCTCGCATCGAGGGCCTCGGCGCCACTGAGTACACCCTCGTCGACATCGAAGTAGACATGAGCGGCTCGGTCTCGTCGTTCCGGTCCGAACTGATCGACATGATCAAGGCCTCGGTCGAAGCCTGCCGGAAGTCACCCCGGTCGGAGAACCTACTGGTCCGCGTCGCTGCATTCAGCACCGCCTACACCGGCGGCATCAACGAGGTTCACGGCTTCATTCCGCTGTCCAGCATCGACCTCACCGCCTACGACCGGCTCTCCCCCGGCGGCGGCACGCCGCTTTTCGACGCCTGCTACGTCGGCGTCGGCGCTTCAAATGCCTATGCCAAGCTGCTGTTCGATCAGGAGTTCAACGCCAACGGCATCAGCTTCACGATCACTGATGGCGAGGACACTGGCGGGGCGGCATCGCCGGCAATGATCAAGGCTGAGATCGAGCGGGCCAAGAAGGACGAATTCCTCGAGAGCCACGTCAGCATCCTGATCGGCATCAACGCCGCCTCCTGCACCTCGGCGTTGAACCGGTTCCAAAAGGAGGCCGGCATAACCCGGTACATCGACGCCGGCGACGTCACCAAGGGCAAGCTGGCAAAGCTGGCGGCCTTCGTATCGCAGTCGGTTTCGAGCACGTCGCAGGCGCTTGGCACCGGCGGACCGAGCCAAGCGATCGCAGCCGCGATCTGAACCAGGCCGCCGCGGAGATCTCCCATGCGATTCACAGCAGACCATGCCTTCCATATCGGATCGCAGCATCTCCGCGGCGGCATGCCGTGCCAGGACTATGCCCTCTCTGCGGCTCCGGAGAGTGGTGCATACGCCATTGTTTGCGACGGCTGTTCCACCGGCGGTCACACTGATGTCGGCGCTCGGATTGTCGCGCATTCGACGGCCGTCTTCCTTGCCGACTATGCCGGATCGCGGGCACCGCTGCCGATCGACGCCGCCTGTTTCACGAACGACAAGAACGCTAGGCTCGACCTTGGGCTCTCCCAAGAAGACATGCTGGCGACGTGCCTGTATGCGAAGGCCTATCCCGAGTTGCCCGGAATCCACCTCCGCATGGTCGGAGACGGCGTCGTCGCCTACCGCTCGCAATCAGGCGCGATCTGGATGGCGCGGCTCGACTGGGCGAAGAACATGCCGCTCTATCGGGCCTATCTCGAAGACAGCAACATCTCGTTCTGCAAAGCCCATGCCGACTCTGATCCGGCGACAACGCTGACCTGTCATCGCCGCGATGGCCAAAGACAAATCGAGCATCGTGATTGGGACTTTGCCCACAGCCTGCGTCGATCCATCGGCGGCCAGGAATTTTACCTCAACTCCGAAGACACGGGCGGCCTGGTGGACGTCGCCGTCCTATCTGATGGCGTCACGCAGGTAGACGGCATGGATTGGCGCGACGTCGTCGCCGAACTGATGTCGTTCAAATCGACCGAGGGCGCCTTCGTGAAGCGGCGAATGCTGCGGTTCCTCAAGGACTGCCAGGCGCACGGCAAAGGCCCGCTTGACGATATCGCGATGGCCTGCATCCACATCGACCATGAGGCCGAGTGATGGGCGCGACCTATTTCCAAGATTTCACCCGCGACAACGGCTATCCCGTGACGGTCGAGTACGGCTATTCGCCGGGTAGCGACACCACCTACTCGCCGATGCACGGCGCCTGCGGCGGAGATGCCTGCGAGATCCAGATCGTCTCGTCGATGCCGAACACGCCGGCGTTCGAGCGATTCTGCGGGATCTACAACAACCTCCGTTGGAATAGACGGCCGACATGGCAGCGTCCTGCCATCTTGGTCGCTTCCGGCATCGTTCGGCTTTGGCGATGGGTCTGGGAGCTACGCGCCTGCCTATCCACCGCCGAGCGAGAACGCATGGAGGAGTGGCTCGCTGAGCATCACGTCTACGAGCCCTACGAGCCGGAGGACTGTTACTGATGGCGCGCAGAGGTACCATCAACGTCCACCTCGAGGGCCGCGGCGCCATGACGCTGCGCGAGACCGATTACATCGCCACGGGCGGCGAAGGCTCGATCTACCGGACCGGCCAAACCATCGTGAAGCTCTACACCGACGCCGACAAGATGGCGCGGGACGGCATGCCGGAGAAAGTGAAGGCGCTGGCCGGCCTGCAGCATGCGGGCATCGTCGCCCCGCAGGGGTTGGTGCTGGACGGCTCCCGGCAGCCGGTCGGCTTCTACATGCCGTTCGTCGACGGCGAGCCCATGTCCCGGGTGTTCGTCTCTGATTACCGGGTGAGGACCGGGTTCACGGATGGCGACGCCGTCGCGCTGACGCAATCCATGTTCGAGATCGTGGAATATGCCCATAGCAAGAAGGCGGTGCTAGTCGACGCCAACGAACTGAATTGGCTGGTAGGCTTCCGCAAGGGTGCGCCGGCGGCGGCCTCGGTGATCGACGTCGACTCCTGGGCGATCGGCCGCTGGGGCGCCTCGGTCATCATGCCCTCCATCCGGGACTGGCACGCCCTCGCCTTCGATGCGCAGACGGACTGGTTCGCCTGGGGAATTGTGGCGTTCCAGGTGTTCACCGGCATCCACCCCTACAAGGGCCGGATTGAGGGCTACAAGCCCGGCGATCTCGTGCGGCGGATGAAGGACAACGCCTCGGTCTTCGACAACCGGGCCAAGATGCCGCTGTCGGTCCGCGATTTTGCCTGCATTCCGGGCCCGCTGCTGGACTGGTTTCAGACCACGTTCCAACTGGGCAAGCGCGGCACGCCGCCGGCGCCGATGGCGAAGGGCAAGCCGGCGAAGGCGGCGCAGATCATGCGCGCCGTGACGACGGCAACCGCCGGCGCGCTGGTGTTCGAGAAGCTGTTCGGGCGCGCGGGCGATCCAGTCACCAGAGTTTGGTGGAACGGCGCCGCTCGGCTGAGCTCCGGCGATGTGATCGACCTCGCGACCGGCGGCGCGATCGCGCACCAGGTGCCGGCGGACGCCGAGGTGACCAAGGTCCCGGAGGGGTGGGTCATATCGATCCCGACCGCAAGCGAGATCCTGTTCGGGCACATCCCCTTTGAGATGGTCGGAGGCGTCGGCGGGCGCCGCTTCGCCGAGCAGCCGGTCCCGCTGCGACGCGTCTTCCGTGCCGGCGAGGTGCTGTTCGGCGTCACCGACCGCGAACTGATCGAACTCGAGCTCAACGATATCGGCGACCGGCCGCGAATGATCACGGATCGGCGCTGGAACATGCTGGTGGGCGCCACGACCTGGTTGGATGACGTTGCCGTCACCGACGCGCTCGGCAAGGCTTTCGTCGTAATGCCGCACTACAACGGCATCTCGCAGATCCGTGTGCCGGAGCTCGATGGCGGGACAATCGTTTCTGGCAAGGCTGGCGGCCGCTTCGCCGCCTTCGTGGTCATCAGCGGTCAAGGCAACTTCTACCGCATCGAACTGACCTTTGACCGGACCTTCACGACGTATCGCGCTTGGACCGGCCCGGCCGATAGCGCAGAGCTCAATATGGCCATCCTGACGCGCGGTGTCGCGGCCACCATCACCAACGACTTCGAGGTCACGATCTTCGTCCCGACGACCGGAGCGGTGAACAAGGTCCGCGACACTGGCGTCAGCACCGCCATGAAGCTGGCAGCATGGGGCGAGCGTATCGTCTACCTGATCGACGGCGCCGTTTGGCAGATGAGGATGGCGCCGTGAGTGAAACTGAATACGACCGTGAACGGTTCTGCAGTGACCCGTCATATCGCGACGGCGTCCGCGACAGCGTCGCTTTCATGACCGCTTCTGAGGAGCGAGAGAAGACGCGGCGAGCGAAGGAAAATTGGGCTCGGTGGGAAGAAATGCGCCGTACCCGTATGTTCGGCTGGGAGGGCGAAACTTGGGTTTGTTACTTTTGGCGCTCCGGTTGGGACCACCTTTCGTTTGGCCTCCATTTTTGCTTCGGGGGACCGAACATGGAGATCCATCTCCCGTTCGGCTTTCTGAGAATTGGCCGGCGGACTGATCGGCGCGAGCGCCAGGCGGTGAAGGAGGCGGCGGATGCATAGCGCGCCCCTCTTCGCGGGCATCGGCGGTCATCAGACGCCGCGGCGCGGCCGCACCGACAACTGGCTCACGCCGCCCTGGCTGCTGCGCATGCTCGGCGGCTGGGAAGCCTATGACTTGGATCCGAGCGCGATGGTTGACCAGCCGTGGCGGACCGCTCGCCGGCACTACACCGTCGCCGACAACGGGCTGCTCCTGCCTTGGGAAGGCGACGTCTGGCTCAACCCGCCATATCTGCGCGGGCTGCTCGGCCGCTTCATGGCGCGAATGGCGGCGCACGGCCGCGGCATCGCGTTGATCTTCGCCAGGACGGAGACATCGACATTCTTCCGTTACGTCTGGGAGCGCGCCACCGCGGTACTGTTCCCCCGCGGCCGGATCGACTTCTGCACGCCAGATGGCGGCACCGCCGGCGACTCCGGCGCGCCGTCGGTTCTGTGCGCCTACGGCGAGCGACATGCCGAGGTGCTGGCTTCCGTCGATCGCAACTTCGGCCAGTTCGTGCCGCTGCGCCTGCCTCGGAGCGTCGTTGTCCTCGCGCTGGCCAAAACCTGGCGCGACGCGATCACGGATTGGCTGCGCGCGCAGCGCGGTCCCGTCGCCCTCTCGGACATTTACCGCGCCTTCGCGTCTCACCCGAAGGCAGCGGCCAACCCGAATTACCAGGCCAAGATCCGGCAGGTGCTCCAGGAGGGCGCCGGCGTGCGGGTCGGCCGCGGACAATGGAGCGCAGCATGACCGAGCAAATCGTCATCCTCTATTCGGACGGTTCGTACAACGTCCTTGGGACGAAGCGCGACCGCGCGAGGATTCTGGCCGAAGCCCGGGATCAATGTGCCGACGCAAATCTCTACGAGAAAAACCCCACCCACCTTGCGCGTGTCGTGTTGGTCGAAGTCACGATCAAGCGCGACGTCCCCGATGACGAGAAATAGTGCCATGACCGAACTAAAGATCATGCCGGTCGAGCGCTGCGGGGCCGTTTCTCAGTGTATGGCGCAGCCTCAGTCGTACCGCAGCAGTATTCGGTTCGGGGAGCCGACGCCAAAGCGTGTTGCCGACCATGCGCTGCAGGCGCTCGAATCCGCGCGCAAGAAGGATGTTGAGATTCACGAGCGCAACGTCCCGGCGATCGAAAACAACAAGGCCGTCCGCGCCAGGATCGAGGAGTTCATGTCCGCGATCGGCATGCCCAACAAATTCTCGCAGCCGAATCCACGTAGTAGGCGCTACAGCCGCACGATCAGCATCGAAGCCGGATACCTTTCCGACATGACCCGCGAGGTTCCGATCGGTGACGGGTTTGAGCAAGCGATCGCCACGTATCAACGCCTGAAGACGGATTATGACCGGTTTGCGGCTGACGCGGCTTCCGCTGACAAGCGCTCCAAGGAAGAGGCGCAAGCTGCCGAGCAACGCAAGGCCGCTGAACGTCGGGCAACGATTGAACTTGCAAAAATCATCGTCCGCTATGGCCTCTCGGAGGATGTGGATTGGGATGGCGTCCTTGAGGCGCTGCGCGGTCGCGACAAGCGGCTCGACCTTGCGATCGCGATGGAAGACACGCGCGGCGACTGGTCTGCGGGATTCTACCGCGTCCAATATGCAATCGACCGTTACAAGCTCGAGACCGACCAGGACAAAGAAATCTTAGCGGACATCGTCCCGCTACTCGCCGATCAGGAAGATGGTCGGGTCTTCCGCGACACGGCATGGGGCTATGAAGCCCTCTACGGCACAATCGAAGATCAGCAACTCGTTAAGGACGCGCGTCTCGCGCGGCAACGGTGCATCCCATGACCATCATTCGCCCATGCGACCTCGAGACCACCGGTCTCGAGAACTCCGACGAAGTAGTCGAAATCGCCTACACCGATCTCGCGCAAGCCGGCGATATCTGGGGCCTTTCGGCGCGCAGCAAGCAGACGTTCATCCGCCCGGCCCGACCGATCCCGCCCGAGTCGTCGGGCATCCATCACATCACGGATGACGACGTTAAGGACGCGCCGTCATGGGCCGATGGCTGGCGCATGCTGATCGAGACGCCGAACGACAACGGCAAGATCATCTTTGCCGCGCATACCGCGCATTATGAGCGGCAGTACCTCGATCCCCTGATCCAGGCCGATTGGATATGCACCTGGAAGTGCAGCCTCCGGCAGTGGCCGGACTTCGCTAGCCACAAGCTTCAGGCCCTGCGCTACTTCCTGAACCTGCCTGTCGATCCCGACCGCGCATCGCCGCCGCACCGCGCCGCGCCGGACTCCTATGTCTGCGGCATGGTCGTGCTCGAACTGCTCGATCATCAAACAGTCGAGACCCTGCTCCAATGGTCCTCGGAGCCCGCGGTCTACACGAAATTCGACTTCGGCCAGTTCGACGGAAAGCCGCTGTCGGCCGCCGATGACGGCTACATGGATTGGCTCGCCAACAAAGACCACAAGATGGGCGAGGACTGGCGCTGGAACGCGCGCCGCGAGATCGAGCGGCGCTCGACCGCGAAGCGGAAGGAAGCGCTTGATCTGCTGCTGCCCGCGATCGCCGGCGCCGCCACGGTCGTCGATCTGGAGAACTGGTACCACGGCTCGGGCCCGTATTTGGCCAAGCACAGCATCCTGATCGGCTCGCCGGAATATGAGGCGCTGATCCAAGCCTGTGCGGAGCGGAAGAAGATGCTGGTCGAGGGCGGGCAGCCGCAGTTCGGGGCGGCTTCATGAATGCTGCCATCCACAATCCCGGCGGCAAGGTTCGGCTCAACCTGGCGGACGGCGTGCACGGTGACGTCATGTTCGCCGGCGTCAACGACTGCTATCGGCTGATCCTGACACGGAAATGGGTGAACCTGTTCACCGCTGGGACGCGGCTGCCGAACAATTTCATCCTCTGGATCGGGATGAACCCATCGGTCGCGGACGCCAACGTCGACGACCCCACCATGAATAAGGTGATCGACTTCTCCATGGAGTGGGGCTTCGACGGCCTGGCCATGATGAACGTCTGCGACTACCGGGCGACGAAGCCGGAGATGCTGCTCAAGCCCGGCATCGAGCCGCGCAGCAAGGGCAACCTGCCGCTGATCCGCGATACCGCAAAGCAAGCCGCCAAGATCGTCTGCGCGTGGGGAAACCTGCACCGGGATCTCGTGCATTTCGCGGTGGATGCCGAAGACGCTTTGCGTCGTGACGGACACGAAATGTGGTGTCTCGGTCTCAACAAAGGCGGCACGCCGAAACACCCGCTCTACGTCAGAGGCGACACGCCCCTCATTCGATTTAAGGAGATTCCGCTTTGACCGCAAATCGCATAACCGCGCCGGTCCACGCCACAATCGGTACCTATGCGGATGGCGCGGATGCCCAGTTAGATCTCGACAAGCTGGTCGGATCGCACCTCTGCATCCAGGGCAACAGCGGCGCCGGCAAGTCCGGGGCAATCCGCAAGCTGCTCGAGGCCACGCATGGGTTCGTGCAACACATCATCCTCGACGTCGAGGATGAATTCTACACCCTGCGCGAAAAGTTCGAGTACCTGATCGCCGGCGGCGACAACGGCGACTGCGAGGCGAGCGTGCACAACGCTGCGGCGCTGGCGCTGATGATCCTGAAGACCGGGTTCTCGGCGATCATCCAAATCAACAGTCTCCCGATCGACGGGCGGCGCGAGTTCATCGCGCAGTTCCTGGATGCTCTCATCGCGGCACCGAAGGATCTTTGGCACCCTGCCCTCGTCGTCTTGGACGAGGCCCAAATGTACGCGCCGCAGGTTGGCATCGTGGGAAGCTCGGCGGCCGTGACCTCGCTGATGACGCTGGGCCGCAAGCGCGGGTTCACCGGTGTGCTGGCGACCCCTCGGATCTCGAGCATCAACAAGGACGCCACCGGTCCCGTGAACAACTGGCTGATGGGCAGGATCGGGCAGCCGACGGACCGACGGTCGACCGCCGACGCACTCGGCTTCCGGGCCAATTCGGAAGAAGCGCGCGGACTCCTGAAGCTTCGGACGCGCCAGTTCTGGGCCTTCGGACCGGCGCTTTGCCTCGAGCCGACCCAGATGATGATCGGCGATGCCGCGACCACGGTCATCAAGGCTGGCCAGGCCGCCGTGCCGACACCGCCGGCGCCCGCGGCCATGCAGCGTATGCTGGCGCAGTTGAACGCCGCCGCGAAAGCCACAAAGACGGTCGATCCTGACACCGCCGATGCGCCAGTGCTGCGGGCCGAGATCACGCGATTGAAGTCCGAGTTGGCAGCAAAGGGAACGCAGCCGCCCGCAACCGGTGCCGCCCAAGAGGAGATCGACGCCGCGTATCAGGAAGGGCTGTGGGACGGTCTGAATCCCTTCCTCGACCTGTTCGAGGACTTCAAGGTGATCGGCGCAGGCGTGCAGAACTTGCTCACCAGGGTCGGAGAGGTTCAAGCAAAACACAAGAGCGCCGTGGAGCATGCTCCGCCGCACGCGCGGGAACTGCGCAATCACCGCTCTTTGCTGAAACCGGGCTCGCCACCGAAAGCCCCTCCTCGCGCGCCGGTGCGGCCGGCAGCGCCTCCACCATCGCCGGCGGCGAGCGGTGATGGCCCGATCGGCGGGGTCCAGCAGAAGATCCTCAACTCAGTCGCGGAAATGCAACGGTTGTGTCGGTTGGCGCCGCCTCGACAACTTGTCGCGTTGGTCGCCGGCTACAAAAACGTGAAGAGCACGGGCTTTGCAAAGGCATTGTCAGGGCTGTCAGCCGACGGGCTTGTTTCATATCCCGACACCGGAACGGTCGCTCTTACCGAAAAAGGTCTCAGCGCGGCCCGCCCACGGCCGGCCGCGATGACGACCGAAGAAGTCCAGGCACAGGTCATCGCCATTCTGGGCGAGACGGCTGGCAAGATCTTGGGCCATCTCATCACGGTCTATCCCGGCGTCATGGAGCGTGCGGCGCTGGCCGAGTGGTCCGGCTACCAGAATGTCAAGAGCACGGGCTTCGCCAAGGCGCTCTCTCGACTGTCGTCGCTCGGCTTCGTCTCGTATCCATCAACCGGCACGGCAAAGGCGGGGGAGATCCTTTTCCCATGAAGAGCGATCTCGTCGACATCGCCGCTGAATTGAAGGTCGAGACGCCGGCCGCGTTCAAGATCTTCGACGGCAAGACCACGGAATGGGTGCCGAAATCCCAGGTCGAGCGCAACGATGACGGGACATGGACGATGCCGGAGTGGCTTGCGAAGGAAAAGGGCTTCATCTGATGAACGTGCCGTACAGCCAGGAGCATCTGCTGGCCCGCGCCGAGACAATGGACCGCCATGCCGAGCGCTGGAAGGGAAACCCCGGCTATGCCGACACGCTTCGGATGGATGCGTGGGCGCTGCGCACCGCGGCGGCGCTTTTCTCTCCGGAGATCCAGGACTGGTTTGAGGGCACGCGGCTCGAGGCCGGCCACCAGGTCATCCGCTTTGCCGCCGAACATGATGCCGGCAAGACCGCGTTCGACTGGTTCTGGCTGGTCGGATACTTGGCCCAGAAGGCGGCCGCATCGGCGGTGGATGGCGACGTAGAAAAAGCCAAGCACCACACAATTTCGACTGGAGCGGCGCTATTGAATTGGCATCGCCACCTTTCTGGCGAACATCACAAGATGCGCCCCGGCATTGATGCGGCCGAGCGCGGACTGGAAGTGTCGACATGACGACGCGCGTGATCACGCCAAAGAACTATCTCACCGAGGACGAAGTCCTCGCGCAGTGGCCTATGCTGAAAGCCAGCGAGCTCCGAAAAGCCCGGAGGACAAAGGCCGTCGACTTCTATGCGTTCCGCGCGGGCCCCTGCTACACTGCCGAGCAGGTGCAGGCCTACATCGACAAAACATACCTCCGGAAAGGCGATCAATGCGAGACATCCAGCACCACGCCAGCGGTACCGGAGCAGGCAAGCCCACCGACGGCACCGAAGAGGCCTTCAGTCTCGATGGATGGTACCTCGACCGCCCGTACCCACAACGCGGCAATGGCGTCTATGCCTGCCGGTATGACGCCGGAACTGGCGTCGTCCGCCGCCGCTCTCTTAGAACAACAGATTGGGAGGTCGGAAAAGTCAGACTCGCGGCGCTCATACTCTCGGCGCCGGCCACCGCAGGGGCCACCGTCCCTAGCCCTGATCAGGTCATGACGACGGCTGCGCTCGCCAATTACATCAAGGGTCACGCCACCACGATCCGGTCAGAGTCGGATGCGATCCGGGCCGGCGAACTTGCCAAGCAATATTTGAACGACCAAGCCAAGTCGCCCATGGCGCCCGTTTCGTTCTGGACTCCGGCGCGCCAACTCGACTTCGCGAAATGGCTGCACACGAAGTTCGGTCATACGCCCGCGTCGATCGAGCGGCGGCTTGATGTGCTGTGCTCCGCCTTCAATGAAATGACCGAGGTTAAGCTGCGCAAAGATCCGTTCGACCAGGACGTCGAAACCGCGCTGATGACCCACGCGCCGAAGTTCGTTTACAAGCGCGACCGGATCGCGAAGGAATTGAAGATCCCGCCGTCGAAGCCGCGGCATTCAACCAGCACTATCGAAGATATCGCGCGCGTCCTCGACGCGATCGAGCACGAACATCTCTTCCGTTACGCGATCCTCGCCCTCAACACTTGGGCGCGGCCCGAGGCAATCTTCGACTTCTCGCCGCGCGTGCAGCGAGAGCATGGTCTGATCTATCTCAACCCGCCGGACCGCTTCCAGACCAACAAGCGCCGTGCGACGATCCTCGAGACGCGGTGTCTCGGCGGCTGGCTGGACCTTTGGGCTGCGATCGACGCAAGGGCGCGTCGCGAAGCGGTGCTGGCGGGCGAGCCGCCGCCCCCTGAGGCGTTGCTGGTCTTCCAGGGTGAGCGAGTGCGGGCAGTGAAGAAGTCGCTCAAGAGCGCCGTGAAGGCCGCTGGCGTGACCAAATTCAGCCCGGGCTCGTTCCGCCATTTCATGGCGAGCAAGATCCGACCGATGTGCCGCGGCGTCACGCGCGAACAGCGCTCGATCTGGCTGGGCCACTCCCTGAAGGAAGGGTCACGGACAACCGACAACTATGAGGCCTTCGATCCGGAATTCCTCTCCGACGTCGCTCTCGGCATCGACTTCATCATGCAGCAGATCCAGAACCACTGCCGACGGGACCTGTTTGCTGTTGAAGTTCGGTTGAATGCGCGCGAGCTCGCCCGCATCGGCGCCAAGCCAGAGAAGAAAATCAAGGCAAATCAGGAAGGTAGTGGTAGGCGGCGAGAGATTCGAACTCCCGACCCTCTCGGTGTAAACGAGATGCTCTAACCAGCTGAGCTAGCCGCCCTTACCTGCGCGCCTCTTTAGCCTCGCCCGCCCCTCGGGCGCAAGATCGCCAAGCTCGCAAAGCCTCAATCCATAGCTTTCAATCCCTGGGCTTCAAACCATCGGCCGCGCCGGCAATTCCTTGAGATCATTGATCCAGGGCGCGGCGGAGCGGCACCAGACCTGGCGTTGCGGGGTCAATTCGCCGCGCTGGCGAATGCTGCCCCAGCGGATACCCCAATCGTCGGGAACGCCGTCCTCTCCGCTCGTGAACAAGGGGGAACCACAGTCGCCGCAAAAGTGCTGGAAGCGGATTCGGCCGTTATCGCCCCGCTTGCCGTAAATCTTCGGCGCACCTGCGGTCAGCCGGACCTGCTCGGCGGCGCAGATCACCGTGACGCGATAGGGCGAGCCGGTCAGCGCCTGGCAGTCCGTGCAATGGCAGATCGACATCCGTTCGGGATCGATCTCCGCCTGATAGGTCACGGCCCCGCAGTGGCATTGCCCGTCGATCTGCAT